TAAAAAAAAAAACCCGCCTCTCGGCGGTTAACGACATACTCATACTACTTTGTTTTACTTAGAATATTTTCCATGGTGCCCGGGGCGGGACTTGAACCCGCACAGCCATAAGCCGAGGGATTTTAAAAACTCTCACGGCATTATGGAAATCAATCACTTACGTAAAATCAGTAAGATACCAAACACGATGGCGGGTTAGTTTGGGTTGTTGTGGGGGTGGTAGTCACTCAATAAACGTTAGTCTTTACTTTTAAAAGCTTTCATTTTTTCCACATATGCCAAGAAAGTTAGCCCTTTTTGTGTTGTTGCATATCTTCTGTATCTAACAGAAGGAACTTTTTCATTCAAAACTAAGCCATGAATTTGTAACTTTGGACATAAAGTAAAATACATAAAACCTGCTTCTGCACTTCCACCTATTTCATTAGTAACGCCATTAATTAGACTTTCTTTCAGTGTTAAAAACATATGTAGTAGATGTAATTCTTTTTCTTCTTCTAACTGCCATAAACCAGTGGGGATTACTATTTTTGTATTAAGCAAAATTTGATATAACTCTTTATTATCTGCATCTTTTTCGTTTTTATTATTATTAATTTTACTAATTTGGGTTGTAAGTTTTACGTGCTCTGCTTTGAGTTCTGAATTCTCTTGCACAAGTCGACTAATTTCATCAACAAGTACTTTTGTGTCTGGAACCTCACTTCCAGAAATCCAACCAGATAAATCACGAGTTCGAGCTATTTCTGGTAAACTCTCTAACACGCACAATTTTATATCCTTAACATCATCATAAAAGGATGACATATTAGAAAGTACTTTTTCCCGAAATGTTTTTAACTGTTTAGGGTTATCTCTTTCTAAAGCATCAACCCCAAAAATTTTAACTTTATTCTCCAAAGCATTATCTTTGATGACAACAGAAAATAACGGTTTATTAGTCTCTAAAGCATAATTATATTCTAATTCTGTATAGCTAATGCCAGATTCAGCTTCAACGGAGCCATACCGACCACCTAAGATAAGCATATATACATCAGACTCATCTATCCAATTCTTAATTGTTTCCCATTGGCTGCGATCTCCGGCCGTGAACAACTCCATACCTGCCGGTATATGGCCTGTTTTCAAAATTGCAGAAACTGCGGCTTGCCTTTCATCCTTTAAGTCATTGAAAGTGGAAGATACAAACACTTGTAATCTTTTTCTCATTACGAAACCTTTTGGAATGCTTTTAATCGATCATATGGATTCAAACTCACTGCCGCTTCTAAATGATCCGGTGCAAAGTGGCTGTAACGCATCGTCATTTGGATAGTGGAGTGCCCGAGGATTTGTTGCAGTACTAATATGTTGCCGCCGTTCATCATAAAATGACTGGCGAAAGTATGGCGTAGAACGTGGGTTAACTGGCCGGTAGGTAATACCAGCTTAGCCCGGTCAATGGCTTGGCCGAATGCGTCATAGGCATTGGCGAATAAGCGCCCTTTCATCTTTGGAATTAGTTTATGCAGTTCCGCAGAAATAGGGACTGTACGGTTCTTTTTACTCTTGGTGTTGATATAGGTAATTTTATTTGGCATCACCTGAGCTTGTCTTAGTTGCTCCGCTTCACTCCAGCGCGCGCCGGTAGCCAAACAGATACGAACGATGATACCGAGATCTTTGTTGCTGGAACTGTCACACTCATGCAGCAGACGCTTAATATCATCTTCATAAAGAAAAGTTAACTCGTTTTCGCTTTCACGAAATAACCTGACACCATCCAGCGGATTAGCATGATTCCAATGCCCTAGCCTTTTCAACTCATTAAAGACAGCTCGCAGATAAGCATGTTCGCGGTTGACCGTTGCCTCTTTTGGCGGTTTAACGATTCCGTGTTTTGGCTTACGACTAAACTCACCGGCTAAACGCTGCTTGCGGTATTTGGCGAACACTTCCCGGTCAAAATCGGCAACAGCAGGATCGCCCAAGTTATCACACAGGATATTGAGTTTATCTAATCTTGCTTTACCGTCACTCAAAGAGCGCCCGTGGAGTTCATACCACTGACCGACCAATGTTTTTAACCTCTGCGCGGCAGTCTCTGCCGGTGTGTAGTCAATATCCAGATCACCACGTTGCGCTAACTGCTCACGTTCAAAGCGCAACGCCTCGCCGCGAGTAACAAAGGTTTTCCTAACCCGCTTACTGTCACGGCCATCTGAGTAAAAATCACAGACCCACTTCCCGTTGGGTAACTTTCGTACTGCCATAAATAAGTCCTCAAGAATAATCCCTTGGGCCTATTTACTGTATATAAAAACAGTAGTCAATGTTTGATATGCAACCCGACAAACATCTGATTAAAAACTAACGTGTACAGGTTTTCTTTGATTTACTGATAGAGCCATCATTACAGACAAATTTCCCATTTTCACAATGGGATACCCCTCCCTTTTTACCGGAACAGGGATAGTTTTTTGCCATAGTGATCGTAGGTAAAGATAAAAGAAGAATACCGATTACAGCACTAGCTAATAATTTCATTAGATTATTATTCCATTAGTGCGTCGATTACTTTTTAGCGCCGATTATTAATAGCCCGTAATTTCACCGACAACTTTCGCCAGTATATTAACCTCACTAACCGGCCAATTGACATCATTGATTCGCCATACATCACCCGGTAAACGAGCAATATTGCTAATCGAGGTCACACCTGCTTTTTCAATCAACCAAAGACCGTCAGCAACATTTTTAAATTGGCGTTCGACCAGAAAATAGCGTTTCTCATTAGGGAACGAAATTAATTCAGGTTCAATAATCTGAACAGGCAATAATTCTGAATCAAGCAATACAGGGGATGCATCTATCAGCAAGCCATCTTCAAGGCTTTTATGAGCAATAGATTTTGCGGTTTCATGTGCGGCAGGTTTAACCGGTTCCTGAGGTTCCCCCTCACCAGTTGCAAGCCAATGTAATGAAACACCAGTTTCTAAAGCACAGAGCACAATCTCTTTGCCTGGAAAGTAATCACGTTTGATCCAAGTGCTGATTGTTCCCGTTCCTGCACCTAGATAAGCCGCTAATTCTCTTTGTACTTTAAAACCATAGGCTTGCATCATTCTTTCTACAGCTGCAATCCCGCCGCTTAGTTTTTTATCATCCACGCTCGCAAAAACCCCTTTACATACTCACATATGCATAGTTTAATTCGTGAATTGATGGCAAATACCCACCAATACCTATATTAACCACCATCAAATAGGATGCCCTATGAATCAGAACCTTGCAATAACAGTTACATCGCCCTATCTGTCCCTAACTGAGTTCTCAAAATTGAGTGGAATCCCTTATGAAACCTGCCGTGGCATGGTGAAAGATGGTCGTCTACCTATCCGCCAGAAAGTTCGCAAAATGGAAAAGGTTCTCGTAAATATGATCGCTCTCACTAAAGAAGCGGCGAACCAGTAATGTACGACATTCAAATTTGCCAACTAATTGTCGGCATATGTGAGGAAGTAAGCCATGTTTGATTTTTCAGTGTCCAAACATCCGCACTTTGACAACGCCTGCCGTCAGTTTGCTTTAAAGCATAATTTAGTTGAGTTGGCAGCAAACGCAGGGATCTCGGCGCAAGTGTTGCGTAACAAATTGAATCCTGAGCAGCCACACCGCCTAACCGTTGACGAACTACTGTGCATCACCGACCTGACCGAAGACCCAACGTTATTAGACGGCCTGCTGTCACAAATCAATTGCATGCCGTCAGTGCCAGTCAATGAAGCCTGCCCCGGCAATATCCCGACTTATGCGCTACATGCTACAGCCGCCGTGGGTTCTATTGCAGCCGCTGCGGTACAAGGCAACCATAAAACAGCATTCAGCAAATCAGCCCTTCTGGATAGTGTCAATACTGCGATTCGCCACCTGTCTCTGATTGGTCTGACAGTGCAATGTCGCATTCAGTCAACCCCTGCGCTTGCTTCAACCGTTGATGTTATTAGCGGATTGAGTGCTGTCGCTGGTTTGAGTTGAGGTGTCTTTATGATTATTTCTATTGCCCCACTGTTAAAACAGCAAAGCTCGGTAAATCTGCGCCATTTCGGCCACGGTATGCTGGAGTTGAAGAACGGCCAGCGCTGGAAGCCGGGAAGTAATCAAAAGGCGCTTTTACAAGAATTGTCCTCTGCAAAGAAGACGCCAATATTACGCCGTCTGTTCGGGCGTTGATTGGAGGTTATATGTTGCAATTAACGGAATCTGAAAAATTAAGAATGACGGGTATTGCTCGTATTGCTGAATTAAAAGAAACGCATTTCCGTAATAGAAAAAATGTTGCTCAAGAGGCTTTTGATAAGTCACCGGTACATTTACGTAAAACAATTTGTTTTCATGCCGGGTTAAAAAGTCGTCATGTGAATATGCAGTTTTCAGAATTAACTCCAGCAGAAAGAGAATCTGTTGTTGAAGCGTTGAATTACTTAATTGAGTTTACCCGTTCGTTGCCGTCATTTGTCAGTAATGATGACTGCACTCTGAATATTATTAATTAGCTAAAACCGCAATATATGGCGTTTCACTCGCCGGGTTTCGTATTGCCTAAAAACAGGAATTACCGATGAAGAATACAAAGCAACAAGCGGAATTAATCAGATATGAGCGCTCACCTGTGGCTATGAACTCACTGGAGTTATTACTAAATGAGGCTCGGATTGATGAACGAAAAAATCAGGCGGCACTTGTCTCATCCCGTTTGGAAGAGATCGCAAATCAAATTTTGAATAGTGAACTAAATGGCGCAGAAGCTGCTGAACTACTTAACCAAATCGCTGAGCACATAATCACTCAGTCTTATGACCAGCATTAATAATATGCGTGGCCGCATTACCCCAACTCCGCCGTTGCCTTATCCGGGCAGCGGCGCTGCTGTTCCTGCCTATACCTACCCCGGCAGCAAACCGCGCAAAACCTTGCCCGGCATTCAAAGACCGCTTACCCGTGAACAACTGATTCAGGGGCAAGCTGTTTTAGCCAATATCCATAATCTGCCTCACTTCCTGCGTAGCCAGTTCATTTCTCGCTATCAATACCTGTTAGCCAATAAAGGGTTAAACGATGCTAATAAATGGCTGGTGTTTGTTTTTGACCAGCGTATCTGGCCGCGTATTCAGGTGGTTAATAGCAAGAATGTTATGCGCCTCAGTGCATCAATGAGCTTTTCCACTGATGCCCCAACCTATGCCAGCTTAGCGGGTATGCATGATAAAGAGCTGCGCCGCTTTGCCCGTAAAGTCGGTGATGAGCTAATGGTGGCGTACAACCATCATTGTGATGAATGCATTAAGGCTAATCAGGGTGACAGGGCCGTTTTATTGCAGGCTGATACACAGGTACGGATATACGGCGATATTGCCAAAATGGCGCGCGCTTTTAATATCACCCCGATGCATTGGCGCAAATACCTGAAAGGCCGGTTAGATATCACGTCAGCTATCGCCAGCCTGTCACGGCTGGTTAATCCCGAATGGTGGGAACGGAAACTTAAAGCCCAACGTATGTGCTGGCGGGAAGCATTATTGATTGCTGTCGGTAATGTTAGCCGAGATATGTCGGCGTCGTCTTATGCCAGTAAGCAGGCCATCCGTGAGGTGTTCGCCCGTCGCCAGTCTAATCTGGAATATCTCAAAAGCTGCCAGTTAGAAAACATTGAAACCGGTGAGCGCATCGACCTGATTGATAAGGTGATGGCGAGTATTTCTAATCCAGAAATTCGCCGTATGGAGTTGATGAACACCATCGCTTTCACGGAAAAATATGCTGCCGAGCAGAAGCATGTCGGTATGTTCCTGACCATCACAACCCCATCCAAATATCACCCGACTCGCGTTATTGGGAAAGGCGACAATGAGAAAGTCCAGCTTAATCATAAGTGGAATGATGAAGCCTATTCCCCCAAAGACGGCCAGCGCTATCTCTGCAAGATTTGGAGCAAGATGCGTACCGCCTTTAAAGACAACGAATTAAGTGTCTACGGAATGCGCGTGGTTGAGCCACATCATGACGGTACGCCGCACTGGCACATGATGCTGTTTTGCCAACGCCGCCAGCGCCAGCAGGTAATCGACATCATGCGCCGCTATGCGTTGAAAGAAGATGGTGACGAGCGCGGAGCCGCTAAATATCGCTTTGAGTGCAAGCACATGAACAAAGGCGGAGCCGCTGGCTACATTGCTAAATACATTGCCAAGAATATCGACGGTTATGCGCTTGAGGGTGAACGTGATCATGAAACTGGTGAGCTGCTGACTGACTCTGCTGCGGCGGTGACTGCGTGGGCGGCAACATGGCGCATCCCTCAGTTTCGCCCGATTGGGCTTCCCTCTATGGGAGTCTATCGCGAGTGTCGCCGTATCCGTTCTATTAGTCTGGCTGAGACTTTCGACGAAACCGTGGAAGCTGTGCGCCATGCTGCTGATGAGGGTAATTTTGCTGCCTACATCGTGGCGCAAGGTGGCACCAATTGCGGCAACCAGACTGTCCGGTTAGCCAAGCGCGTCGCCGACGAACTCAACGCCTACGATGAAGAAGTACAGAAAGTCGTTGGTATCTACGCGCCGCATTTGGGCGCTGACCATATTCATGAAACCCGCACAACCCAATGGCGCATCGTTTCGGGTGCCGTTGACGTTGAGCTTTTGACTTTGAAAAGCGCCTCTGGCGCGCCTCGGAGTCCTGTCAATAACTGTGGGTTAGGTGGAAACACCCAAGCGACAAATGACCCCAACGGGGAGGCTAAAACGCCTGTGATGGCGATGGAATACCCACCGGATGCCGTTATTGACTGGTCGGACACTGCCGCCGTAAAGGCGATTGTGGCTCGCGTTAAAGAGAAACAGCCAACGATCAGCAAGATGCAACGCAGTTATGACCCCACCAAGGGCCGACTTATTGCGCCATCAGCCCGTTTAACCCGCGAAGAACGCCGGCGCATCCCACAAATCCGCAACGATTTACTGTTGAACGATATCAGCGCCCAGCGCTGGGTACTGGAATCGTTAGCCCGTGGGGCAAAAATGTCTGTTGGTGATGCTGTTATCCATTATCCGGCCTTGTCCGACTGGCCGGAATTCGATGATTAATCTACCTATGAGGAAAACCATGACTAAAACCGCCGCAACTACCCGCAAACAGGCACAGCGCCAGCGTGATAAATCTGCCGGTATCAATGAGGTTCGCGCCCGACTTGAGCCGGAAGAGTTCGCCATGCTGAACGAGGGCATGGTCGCCCGGCGTCTGTTTCGGCCAGCCTATGATTTACCAGAATATATCGCGCTGCTTATTCGGCAAGATAACCTGCGACTAAAAGAGCAACTGGCCGAGATGGGTAAACAACGTTGCGGCAAATGTGGCGATACCTTGCCGGGCGATCCGAATGGATGCTGTTTGCGGGGTGAAGCTGCGTGCTGGCAGACCAAAGGTATCAACAGCCTATTAATTAGCGTAGTTAAACCTTTGTGACGCGTCACATCGGATTATTTTTACAACATATAGCGCGTCACAAGCATCTGATTTAGCTAAATAGCCGTATACGGTATTGACCTTAATATTCTTTTACTCAATACTGTATATAAATACAGTATAATAAGGAACCTGCATGGAACACGTTGATAAAATAGAACTAACGCTAACAAGAATTAAATTTATTGCTGAAGTTTCGCAAGTTGCACAGTGCAGTAATAGTGAGTTTCTTGTCGCCATGTCGTTGATATCAGACCTGACCAGCCAGATAGTGACGAGCCAAAATTATGATGAGATTTTCTATAACGCCGACGGCCAAAAGCCGCACTGATAAATTTCCCATAAAACGATGCATGTGTGGCCCCCCATCGCGATTTGGGTCATGCATGCATATAGTGCATGATTCCGCATGTCGATCCCCTCCCCTATTTCCCCTGTTAGCGCCAGTTCCGGCGCGGATCTCAATGGATCATGCAAGTGCATGAAAAGCGACCTGCAAAGCGCGCAGGCGTGGCGGGGATAGCATTGCGCGCAAAGGGTTTTGATACCCTTATTTATAGATCTTGTGCGGGCCGTGGTGCTGCGTTCGGTTGGGTTGGGAATCAATGCGTGTTCATGGGGTGCGAGGGCGTGGCGGGCCTCTGGTGGCGTATGGCGCGAGGTGTTGGAATTGCTACTTTTCGGGCATGAAAAAGCCGCCCGGTTCGGCGGCTGTGGTGTGGTGCTTCAATCATCCGACAGTGCTGCAACTATATCGGCACTGCAACTATGAGGCTGATATCCACCTAGACCCATTCGCTGACGATAACAACCTGAACATACACATTTCTTTGGTGGCTGCGGCGGTGGCGCTGGCCTCTTCACTGTGTCACCGGGTTTGTATGGCGGTGGTGTTGGCGATTTACGTCCCATATTAATCCTCGCTTATCAGTTCATAAGGCTTGAACCGGATCACCTCTTCCCCTATCCAGTCATTCACCTCTTTCAATCGTTCTTGCAACGGCGTTAACTCGTTACGGACAAACACTTGTGAGGCTTTCGCCACGTCACCGAAACCGCCGGTATTGTTGGGAATAATCCCCATCATCTGCGGTGGCACCCTGTGCACACTGAGCAGGTCGTCGCGGGTGGCGTTCTTGATATTAAAAAAGTCATCTTTGGTGGCGACTTCGCTCAACGGTAAAATCTGGATGCCGTCTTTTTTGCCATTAGGTGCGTACATAAACAGGTTGCGGAAATTGCCTAACCCTTTGGTGTCGCGCATCGCTTTACGCATTGCCTCAATATCGCTGCTACTTTGCGCCGCATCAGTCATATACAGGATGTATCCCGCGTGAGCGCCGTTCTGGTAATACTTGCGGCGAAATAGCGTGGCGGCCTCATTGAGCCAAGCCGAATTTAAGCCACTGAGATATTCCGGCAGGCCGTAAAGCTCCTGATTAATATCCGGTTCTATCAGGTGAAAAACGCTACCGGCGGCGAACTGGTGTTCATCTTTCCAGTTCTGCACAAACCAATAGCACTCTTTTTCTAATCCACGGCGGGTGTATTTAGCCGGGCTGGGGTCGAGGCGCAGTGGTGCGCCCAGTTGGTTGCGGCGCATCTCTAAAAACGCATTACCGAACACCAGATAATCCAGTGTATAGCGGCTAAAAGCCTGCTGACTGAGCATTGGATGTGGGATAAAAGTGCTTGCCAGTATGTTGCGTTTTACATACAGCGGTGAGCTGTGATGTACCGCCGCCCGAAAGCTGCGCGCCAGCCCGTCAAAGCTGATAGGCGGGTCATACCATTTTCCGTTTCCGGTGCATTCGATGTAATCCAGTATTTCCCGCTTATCGAGCACGGCGGAGGGTTCGCCAAAGGTGAACGCCTCCACCGGCTGCTGTTGGCTGGCGGTGTGATGGGTTGCCGGTCGGTTTAATGCCTTGCGGCCTTTGCGCTTACTCATCCGTAAAACTCCAAGAAGTTAGGGCTGTGACCGCCATATGTCGCGGTAAGGGGTTCATTTAACAGGGCGTGCATAATCGCCCACGCCACATCGGCGTGGCTGGCTTCTTCGCTGCGGCTGGCAACATAAGTCGAACTCTTGCCGCTGGCGGTCATGGTCTTGCGAATGGCCATAAAGGACTGGGTGATATCGGTGTGGCCGGTGTCATATTCCAGACGGCCGTTATTAATGGTGTGCTTGGCTTTCAGCACCATGGCGGTTTTGATTTCAGGGGTGTATTTGATTTCCCTTGCGGCCGGGAAGAACTGGCGCACCAACTGGAAAACGCCTTGCCCGACGGTAGTCGCATCAATACCGATGTATTCCACGCAATACTTATGCGTCAACTCTTCGATATGCTTGGCCTGTGCTTCAAAATCCATCCCTTTCCACTGGTGGCGCTCCAACACGCGGAACTTGCCGCCCGGCACCATTGGCGGCGCAATCACCGCACACCCGGCACTGTCACCGCCGTTGGCCTCGGACGGGTCATAACCAATCCACACCGGGCGATAACCAAACGGCCGCAACGAATAGGGGTTGTAGTCTTCCCACTCTTCCAGACTGTCGACCATGCAAGCCTGCAACTCGGCGAACGGGAACACCGACGCTTGATCGTCTACAAATTCGCACATCAACAGGTTTTGATATTCTGACGGGCCGTATTCCAGTGAGAGCTGGTTAAGGTCAAACAGGTTACAGCCGCCCGCCAGTGCATCTTCAACCGTGACAATCTGTCGCCACTGACCATCAGCACACAGCGCGCCACGGGCTAAATGGCTGTGGCTTAAATCCAGTTGGATATGGTCGGATTTATTGCGGCGGCCTTTATTGAACAACTCACCAGACCAAAACGGATAGGCGCTGTGGGCCAGACTCGACGGCGTGGAGAAATAGGTGGTACGCCATTTTTTGTGTAATGACATGCCGCTGGCGACTTTGCGCAGCTCCTGAAACTTGGGGATCCAGAAATATTCATCAAGATAGAGATTGCCGGTGTAGCTCTGCGCGGTGCGCACGTTAGTGCCGAGGAAGAACAGGCGCGCCCCGTTCGGTAACACCATCGGGTCGCCTTTCAGGTCAACGTCAACCATCCGGGCAAAGTCGATAATGTAGCTTTTGAACACGTGCGCCTGTGCCTTACTGGCGGACAGGAATATTTGATTACGTCCGGTGGTGATGGCATCCAACAGCGCTTCGCGGGCAAAGAAGAAGGTTGCCCCAATCTGGCGCGATTTCAGAATATTGCGGATACGGTGAGTGAGTCCGGCCTCAAACCAGTTGCGCTGATAATCAAAGATATTTTCGTGAAAAATAGACTCCAGCTTTTCAATAGCAGATTCACCGAACAGGTTTTTATCCGGGGTCTTGCGCTCCCCTTTGTTGCGGTTCGCTACGTTCGGATTTAAGTCTGCCTCACTGCCGGTCTGGCTGTAGCGGTTAACCCGCGCCAGCCGTTCAATCTGGCGGCCTAACAGGTCAATCTCTTTAAAGTCCCGCCCCTCCTTTGCGTCTTTCATTATGAGTTGAATCAACCGCGCTTCCATGCTGGTTTCCACGCGGGAAATGGGCGCAATGGCATCCCACCCGTCGCGCTTCTTCCAGCTCTGCACAGTCGGCGATTTCAGGGCCAGCGTGTCCGCAATCTGGCGCACAGAAAAGCCCTGCCAGTAAAGCAAGGCCGCCTGTCGCCGTGGGTCGCTGATGATGGTGCTCGGTGTCGTATTCATGCCATTAGGCTACGCGACCAGCCCGACCCTCTGCGCGTCCTCGCTGTTGTGCCAGCCCCGTCACAACTGGCTTTCGTTGTTGCTGCCGCCATACATCAGGAAACTAAGCCCCGAACCGAACAACCATAATCACACTGAATGGAGCCGCTCATGGCTAAGAAAGTTTCTAAGTATTTTCGTATCGGCGTTGAAGGTGATACCTGTGACGGGCGAGTGATTGACGCTGACGATATCAACCAGATGGCCGAGTCATTTGACCCGCGTGTCTACGGTTGCCGCATCAATCTGGAACATCTGAAAAGTTATTTCCCTGACAGCCCTTTCCGCCGTTATGGCGACGTTTCAGCACTTAAAGCGGAAACCATTGAAGACGATTCCATCCTGAACGGTAAGCGTGCGTTGTTCGCCCAAATCAGCCCCACCGATGATTTGGTGCAGATGAACAAAGCCCTACAGAAAATCTATACCTCCATGGAAATTCGCCCGAACTTTGCCAATACCGGTAAAGCCTATCTGGTTGGGCTAGCCGTGACCGATGACCCGGCCAGTCTCGGTACTGAAATGCTGGAATTTAGCGCCAAAGCCAAGCACAACCCACTGGCCGCCCGTAAGTCTCACCCGGATAACTTTTTCTCTGCGGCGGTTGAAGTGCAACTGGAGTTTGAAGACGTGGCCGAGCCGGGTGTCACCTTACTCAACATGGTGAAGTCAGTATTCAGTCGTAAACAGGCAACCGATGATGCCCGTTTTAATGATGTGCATGAGGCGGTGAATGCCGTGGCAGTGCATGTGCAGGAACAGGGGGATACCATTGAAGCCCGCTTTGCCGCCATTGAGAAACAACTCACTGACAACGTGGTGGAGCTGAAGCAGAGCATCGAAAAGGGAAAGCAAGGGGTTACGTCCCTCGAAAACAAACTGTCTATCACTGAAAACTTTAGCCAGACCAAGCGCCCGGAATCCACTGGTGTCAATGGTCAAGCCGACGTGCTGACTGACTGCTAATCAGGGTCACAGGCCGCCCATTGTGCGGTCACGTTGTTATTTCACCATTACATTATTTAACTGAATCAGGATTATTATGCGCCCAGCAACCCGTTTTAAATTTAATGCCTATCTGACCCGTCAAGCCGAGCTGAACGGGGTCGCAACCGGCGATTTGAATAAAAAATTCAACGTTGAACCCTCCGTCACGCAAACCATCATGACCCGCGTCCAAGAGTCCTCTGATTTCCTAAGCAGCATCAATATTGTGCCCGTCGCCGAGCTGACCGCTGAAAAAGTCGGCCTCGGTGTGAATGGCACAGTCGCCAGTACCACCGATACTGACGGCGGAGACGAGCGCGAAACTGCCGAGTTTGCCTCACTGGACAGTGAGAAATATTTCTGTGAACAGGTGAACTACGACTTCCACATCCGCTATAGCACCCTCGATATGTGGGCGCGTTATCTGGACTTCCAGACCCGCTTGCGCGACGCCATTATCAAGCGGCAGGCGCTAGACCGCATTATGGCGGGTTTCAATGGCACCCACCGCGCCAAAACATCCAATCGCACGCAGTTTCCTATGTTGGAAGATCTTGCTGTGGGTTGGTTGCAAAAATACCGTAATAACGCACCGGCCCGCGTGATGAGTAAAGTCGTCGGGGAAAATGGTGAGTTGGTATCAGATAAGATTCGTGTTGGCGAGGGCGGTGACTACGTCAATCTTGATGCACTGGTGATGGATGCTGCCAGCTCGATGATTGCCGAATGGTATCAGGAAGACCCCGGCCTTGTTGTCCTGACAGGTCGCAATCTGATGCAGGATAAGTATTTCCCGCTGGTCAACAAAGCGCAGGAAAACAGCGAATCCCTTGCTGCTGACATGATTATCAGCCAGAAGCGAATCGGTAACTTACCTGCCGTCAGTGCGCCCTATTTCCCGGCCAATGCATTCATGATCACCCGCCTTGATAACCTGTCTATCTACTGGCTGGAAGACTCACACCGCCGCCATATTGATGAAGTTGCTAAACGTGACCGTATCGAAAACTACGAATCCATTAAACAGGATTATGTGGTGGAAGATTACGCCGGGGGTTGTCTGGTGGAAAATATCGAGATTTTACCGGCAAAAAGTGGCAGTAAAACCGGAATGGGTGCAAGCGCGCTAATGGTATCTGATGCCCCGAACTATGACGGTATTGCCGCCGCGATCATGGCTGCGGTGAACGTTGCGGCTAACCCGAATGAAGCCAAACCGGAAGCCACCACCGATGCGCAGGCCGCGACGGAAAGCGCTCCCGAAACACCGGCAACCAAAGGGAGCAAATAAACCATGACCAGTCCTGCGCGCCGCCACTTTATCCAACAGTCGGCTATTGCCGCCTCACAGCTACGGGATAACCCGTTACGCCATGCCACCGGCTACGAGCTGATGTTGCTCAAGCTCAATGAAGATAAACGCAAGCTGAAACAGGTGCGTTCAAATGAACGTAAAGCCGAGCTGAAGCGGCAGTTATTGCCGGAGTACATGCCGTGGGTGTCGGGTGTGTTAAGTGAGGGGAAAGGCGCGCAGGACGCCATTTTAATGACCATCATGATTTGGCGTCTGGATGCCGGGGATATCCCCGGTGCACTGGATATCGCCCGTTATGCTCTGCGTTATCAGTTAGTGCCGACAGACCGCTTTACCCGTTCTACCGCTTACCTGATTGCCGAGGAAGTGGCCGAGTCTGCCGGGCGCGCCTATGCCACCGGTAAGCCGGTTGACGTTGACCATCTGCTGCAAACCATTGAGCTGATGGAAGAGGAAGACATGCCCGACCAGGTGCGGGCCAAACTGCACAAAATGACCGGTTATGTGCTGCGTGACAGTGACCGGGGCGAACTGGCCCTGAGCCACCTTCACCGCGCACTCCAACTGCATACCGGTTGTGGCGTCAAAAAAGACATTGAGCGACTGGCCGTGAAGTTAAAGAACGCCGCCAGCCGCTAACCCGAACGCTCCCCGAGCCGGGCGGCACGATGGCCGCAACAGGGTTTACCTTGTTAACGCCGTCGTCCACCGCCCACCCATTCTGATATTGAGGTTGCCATGACCACTGTTGTTATCCCCGCGCCACGGCCAGACAAAACGGCCGAACCGGTGATTGAAAATACCTTTTTCTGGCCTGCGGTTGACCCGATAAAACTGCGCGAGCTGTTGCGCCTTGAGGGAACCGTCACCGCCGAGCGACTGCGCTTCACCATCAAAGGCGCTATTGCCGAGGTTAACGCTGAACTGTACGAGTACCGCCGTGACCAGATGGCGGATGGTTTTAAAACACTGGCCGAGGTGCAGGCCGAGCAACTGGATGGCGAAAGCATCCAGTTGGCCGAGTACCAGCGGGCGGTCTGTGCCATTACGGCTGCACTGTTGGCCGAGCGTTATCGCGGCTATGACGCCAGCGCGCGCGGTGATAAACGTGCGGAGGCCATTGAAAGTACGGTTGATGAGTTGTGGCGTGATGCGCGGATTAGCATTCGCAACATTGCCGGTAAGCCTCACAACATTATTGGCCTTATCTGATGCAGGTCAACGCGTTGCAAGGCGACACGCTCGACGCATTGTGCTGGCGCTATTACGGGCGCACACAAGATGTGCTGGAGCAAGTCTATGACGCGAATCCGGGGCTGTCGGAGTTGGGGGCCATTCTGCCCCACGGTTATCCGGTGGCGTTGCCCGACATGGCCCCGGCGGCCCAACGTGAAACCGTTCAATTATGGGATTGAAAATGGAGAAATTTAGCTCTGCGGTAGCTTATGTATTGGCGCTGGTACTGGCGTTTATTGGCGCACTGAGTCCGCAAGATATCGCGTTTTATGTGGCGGCGGTGGCCGCTGCAGCGACCTGTTTTATCAACTGGTACTACCGGCGCAAGAGCTATTTCTTGCTGAAAGAGTTGGCTATCAGGCGGGAGGTGTTCGATGAACTCAATCGTTAAGCGCTGTTTGATCGGGGCGATTCTGGCGCTGGCCGCCACCTTGCCAAATTACCAGACGCTCAACACATCGCCCGCAGGGCTAAAGCTGATTGCCGATTATGAGGGCTGCCAGCTCAACGCCTACCAGTGTAGCGCCAACGTCTGGACAAATGGCATCGGTCACACGGCTGGCGTTAAGCCGGGCAGCGTTATCAGTGAGCGTCAGGTGGCGGTCAATCTGGTCGCTGACGTGCAGCGGGTCGAACGGTCGATGGCGGTGTGTATGCCGGTTGCCATGCCGCAATCGGTGTATGACGCGGTGGTGTCGTTTGCCTTTAACGCCGGTACGGGGGCGGCCTGTCGCTCGACGCTGGCCTTTTTTGTCAACAAGGGCGACTGGCGCAGCGCCTGCAATCAGTTGCCACGCTGGGTGTACGTCAACGGCGTGAAAACCAAAGGGTTAGAGCGTCGCCGCACCACCGAACAAACACACTGCCTGAGCGGGGTCTGATATGCGCACATTACTTCTGTTATGGGTTTTGATCATGGGGGTGCTGGCGTGGCACGCCCATAACCTTAAAAAAGAGTTAGACAGCGCCAAACTGGTGATTGGCACCTTATCCGCCGGAATTGAGAGCCGGGACAATGCGATCACCCGCCTGCAAGATGAGGCCCGGCAACAGGCAGACAATGAGCGGGCATTACGGCAATCACTGAGTCATGCCAGCACCTTATCATTATCTCGTGAACAGAGAATTCAAAGGTTACTCAATGAAAATAAAGTCTTGCGTGATTGGTTCGCTACTGCTTTGCCTGCTGGCGTTATCCGGCTGCACCAGCGCCCCGCGTTCGCCAACCCCAACGATTATTTACGTTGGCTGTCCGACGGTGAGCAGTTGCCCGCTGCCGGGCAGCACACCGGCGGTTAACGGGGATTTAAGTGCCGATATCCGCCAGTTAGAAGCCGCACTGGTGGCCTGCGGGCTGAAAGTGGAAGCCTTTAAACAGTGTCAGGAACAACACCATGTTAAAACCCAAACTGTTACGCCAAGCCTTAACCGACAGTCTGCAACTGTTCCAGACTAACCCGGAGCGGCTGAAAATGTTTGTTGATGGCGGGCGCATTGTCTCAACACTGGCCCCGTCGCTGTCTTTTGAAAATCAATATACGCTGACGCTATTTATTGAGGATTTCCCCGATGATGTTGATTATCTCTTTGTGCCGATACTGGCATGGCTGCGGGAACATCAACCGGACATCATGGCGACGGAGGAAAAGCGCCGCACCGGCTTTATTCATAAGGTTGATGTGATGAGCGACGTGTTGAGTGATATCCGTATCGACCTGCAACTGACTGAGCGGGCTATTGTGAAAGAGGTAGACGGTGCATTGCATGTTGACCATGCGCTGGAACCGGCGTGGCCGGGTACGCCAACACGACCAACAGCAATCTACTTTAACGGTGAAACGGTCAAATGAATGAACTGAAACCCTTTGATGACGCATTGGCCGGGCTGATTGCCAGTCTGACACCCAAAGCCCGCAAAGCGCTGGCGGTGACGGTTGCAAAACGCCTGCGGGCCAGTCAGCAACAACGCATCAAACGCCAGCAAGCGCCCGACGGCACCCCGTATGCGGCGCGTAAATCTCAACCATTGCGTAAGCCAAAAGGCCGCATTAAACGGGAAATGTTCGCCAAGCTGCGCACCGCCCGCTATATCAAAGCCAACAGTAGCCATGATGCGGCGGTGGTTGAGTTTGCCGGGCGCGTGGAACGAATGGCGGCAGTGCACCATTTTGGCCTGCGTGACCGTCCGAACGTGCACAGCAAAGATGTGCAGTATGACGAGCGGCCATTGCTCGGTTTCAGTCAGCAAGATATTGCCATTGTCGAAAACGCCGTGATGGAAAGCCTCTCAAAATAACGTTCCTGTTGTCCTGTCGATGAACAAACCCGCACAAATTGCCGCCTGACCTGTTGGGCGGCATCCTTTCTGCATGAACACACAAACCCAACTTACTGAAATTCTGCGCCTGCTGCGCAACCTTATCCGTATTGGTACGGTAGCCGAGGTCGATCTCGACCAAGCCCTGTGCCGTGTGGCGACAGGGGACAATACCACTGGCTGGTTAAACTGGCTGACGCTGCGCGCCGGTCAATCGCGATCATGGTGGGCACCGTCTGAGGGTGAGCAAGTATTGATATTGTCCCTCGGCGGCGAACTGGACACCGCCTTTGTGCTGCCGGGCATTTTTTCTGATGACTTCCCGCCGCCATCGGCCTCGGCGGATGGCCTGTATATCGCCTTTCCTGACGGTGCCACGTTGCACTATGAACCTGAGAGCGGCGAGTTGCAGGCTGATGGCATCAAAACGGCGGTTATCAATGCCAGTGAATCGATAAATGCCACTGCCCCCACTATCACCTGTGCTGCCTTGGTCAAAATCCTGCTGGATACGCCCGAAGTGGAATGCACCAACAACCTGACTACCGGCACGTTGAACGTGAAGAACGGCGGCAAGATGAGCGGCAATATTCAGCATTCCGGCGGCCAGTTTTCATCTAATGGCGTGGTGGTTGATGACCATGACCACGGCGGCGTCTTGCGCGGCGGGGATTATACGGAGGGGATTAAATGACCACTGCCACCTATCTCGGCATGAGCCGCAACGCCGGGCAAACCATTACCGACGCTGACCACATCAGCCAGTCAATTGCTGACATTCTTATCACCCCTGTGGGTTCGCGGGTGATGCGCCGCGCTTATGGTTCACTGCTATCGGAGCTGATTGACCAGCCACAAAATCCGGCCCTGCGCCTGCAAATTATGGCCGCCAGTTACAGTGCCATTTTGCGCTGGGAGCCGAGGGTCAAACTGACTGGCATCACCTTTGAAACCACTTTTGACGGGAAAATGGTGGTTGATATCACCGGTACTCGCACCGATAGCGCGGCCCCCCTCTCTTTAACCATCCCTGTGAGCTAACCCTATGGCAACCATTGACCTGAGCCTGTTACCGCCGCCGTTTGTGGTGGAAGAACTGGACTATGAAACCCTGCTGGCCGAGCGTAAAGCCACGCTGATATCTCTTTACCCGGAAGAACAGCGCGCAGCCGTGGCCCGCACGTTGTCGCTGGAATCCGAGCCGCTGGTCAAGTTGCTACAGGAAAACGCTTACCGCGAGGTGATATTACGCCAGCGTGTCAACGATGCGGCGCGCGCGGTGATGGTGGCCTATGCCGTCGGCAGTGATTTAGACCAGCTCGGCGCAAATAACAACGTTGAGCGGCTGGTTATCACCCCGGCAGACCCAACGGCCATTCCGCCGATTGAGGCGGTGATGGAATCTGACAGTGATTTCCGGGTGCGTATCCCGCAAGCCTTTGAGGGCTTGAGCGTCGCCGGGCCAACGGGTGCGTATGAATATCACGCCAAAAGTGCTGACGGGCGGGTCGCTGATGCCTCGGCAATCAGTCCGACACCAGCCTGTGTCACGGTCACGGTGTTATCGCGTGAGGGCAACGGCGAAGCCTCAGCCGAACTGCTGGCCGTGGTTGAGGCCGCGCTGAATGATGAGAATACGCGGCCAGTGGCTGACCGGGTGACGGTGCAATCCGCCCGCATCGAAGATTATGAGATTGACGCGGTGCTCTATCTGCATCCGGGGCCGGAGGCTGAACCGGTACGCATTGCGGCAGAGAAGAAACTGACCGCCTTTGTGACCGCACAGCGCCGCCTTGGTCGCGACATTCGCCTGTCGGCACTCTATGCCGCGCTGCATGTTGAGGGCGTCCAGCGGGTGGTAATTAATGCCCCCCTGGCTGACGTGGTGCTGGATAAAACCCAAGCGGCTTGGTGCACCGGCAGCAGCATCACTGTCGGGGGTACGGATGACTGACCGTTTATTGCCTGTTGGTTCGTCGGTGCTGGAAGTGGCCGCCGCGCGCGCCTGTGCCGAACTGGAGAATACCCCGGTTCCGATTCGCCAGCTCTGGAACGCCGACACTTGCCCGCTGCCACTGCTGCCTTATCTGGCGTGGGCGTGGTCTGTTGACCGCTGGGATGAGAAATGGCCGGAAACCACCAAGCGCGCTGTGGTGAAGTCCTCGCAGTACGTGCACAAACACAAAGGCACTATTGGCGCAATTCGTCGGGTGGTTGAGCCGCTCGGCTATCTCATCAAGGTGATTGAGTGGTGGAAGACCAACGAGACACCCGGCACCTTTCGCCTCGATGTAGGTGTATTGGAAACCGGCATTACCGAAGAAATGTATCAAGAGCTTGAGCGGCTGATAGACGACGCCAAGCCATGTAGCCGCCACTTAGTCGGCCTGTCTATCAATCTCGACAGTAGCGGCCCGCTGACTATCGCCGCAGGTAGTTACAGCGGTGATGAGCTGACCGTATACCCGTATTTACCTGAAACCATAACCGTGACCGGCGAGGGTTACGCCAGTGCCGCAATCCACATTATCGATGACCTGAGAGTGAACCCATGACAGCGAGATTCTTTGCTTTACTGACCAACATCGGCGCGGCCAAGCTGGCGAATGCCACCGCGCTCGGCACCCGCTTAGAGATTACCCAAATGGCCGTCGGGGATGGTGGCGGAATCCTGCCGACCCCTAGCCCGGCACAAACCAAACTGGTGAATGAGCAGCGCCGCGCCGCCCTTAACATGCTGACCATTGACCCGATTAACACCAGTCAGATTATTGCTGAACAGGTTATCCCTGAGACAGAGGGCGGGTGGTGGATCCGGGAGATTGGCTTGCTGGATAAAGACGGTGATTTGGTTGCCATTGCCAACTGCGCCGAAACTTATAAACCACAACTGCAAGAGGGCAGCGGGCGCACCCAAACCATTCGGATGATTTTAATTGTCAGTAGCACGGCTGCTGTCACTCTGAAAATCGACCCGTCAGTGGTGCTGGCAACGCGCCAATACGTTGATAAAAAAACTGATGATAAAGCGATTGAGGTTAAGCAGTACGCTGACAACCTGCTCACCGAGCATGAGAAATCACGCAATCACCCGGATGCCAGTAAGACCGAAAAAGGCTTTGTTAAATTAAGCAGCGCCACAACCAGCGATAGCGAAGTGTTAGCCGCCACACCAAAAGCGGTTAAAACCGTAGCAGATAATGCAGCGAAAGCATTGGGCGACCACGGCAGCGCCGCTAATCCGCACGACCAGTATTTTCAGATTGCTAATCTGTTATCTGAGATTAAAGCACTGGGGCCAGCAGCACTGGCTGAGACTCTCGCAAACCTTGATTTAGGCGACGCAGCGAAACGAACAGTTGGGGCTGGTACTAATCAAATTCCAGATATGAACTCGTTTACTAGCGGAACCGTTGGCACTCCAGGAAGCACTGGTTACGGTGTGTGGTTTAAATTACCTAGCGGAGTGTATATTCAGTATGGATTAATATCTGGGAATACAAGTGGCCCGGTTACCGCTAGTTTTCCTATCCCATTCCCTACCAGTAATTCCGCTGTTTTTGTTGGATGCAAAAATACAGTGAATTCTGCTTTTGCATCAGGAGACATCGTTACTAACTCAACATTTAGATATGCATTCCGAACATCAACTTCTTATACGAATGACTCTGGCTTTTACTTTGCAATCGGTGGATTATAATGAAAAAATACAAATGGTCGGCAGAAAATAATGCATTCTTCCCCGTGGGGATGTTAGATGATTATATAGTTGCTGGTTGGGATTTATCAGACTTGAGAGATATTTCAGATGATATATATCGTGAGTTCGGCACTCAATATCCAGAAGGAAAGCAACGCGGCGCTATTGGTGGTATGCCTGCTTGGGTTGATGCCCCCTCCCCAAGTAAAGAAGAGTTAAAATCTCAATTAATATCGAAAGTAGATGCATTAATGGCAGTGGCAACTAGTAGAATCGGTCCTTTGCAAGACGCAGTTGACCTTGATGATGCCACTAATGACGAAATAGTACTCCTAAAAAAATGGAGGCAATACAGAGTGGCATTGAACCGGATAGACGCATCTAATATGATTGATATCGTTCTCCCCCTCCCTCCATCTACATAGTTTTTCTATACGTTGAGTCATTAATATGCTAATGTTTTTATAAAAAATAACCATTGAATATTATGAGAAATAATACGCTTGATTTGGTAAAACTAATTGCTTGTGGTTTTGTAATATGCCTCCATGTGGCTGGGTTCCCCGAACTTCCTTCGTGGGGGCAAAATTCTATTTTTTTACTATCAAGATGGGCGGTTCCATTCTTTTTTATTGTATCTGGCTATTATCTAGGTGCTAAAGGATCTTTAGATGTATTAAAGAAAATAAAAAAAATAATCTGCATTTATTTATTTGCATCACTTTTATATCTTTCATTCATTTTTGTCAAAAGTAGATTTAATATAATGACTGTTATAAGTGATGGATTGTCTCCATCTGTTTTTATATTTGGGCCATATTTCCATCTTTGGTTTCTAATCGCATTAATTTATGGGAGTCTTGGGTTATTATTTTTTATTGATAACTCAAGAGGTTTTGTCCCTATTGTTTTATCAGTGATAATAATATTAACGTGTTGGTGCTTTGATTTATTAAAGTCCGCAGGTGTTGATGTGGGCGCATTTTATGTAATGAGGTCTCTAAACTCATTTGCATTTATGTGGTTTGGAATTTTAATTTATAGGAAGAAACATAGAATAAAAATAAGCTCATCACTATTTATTATAGTGCTATCATCTTTCATGATGGTAGCAGAACCGTTGCCTCTGAATTATTTATTTGGATTTGATTCATCAGCCAGACAGTTTCCACTATTTAGTGCCCCATTAGTTTACGGGGTTTTAATGTTATCATTATCAGTTAGGTGTGACGAAAGTACTGCAACTAGAATTGGAAGGGATTATTCCTTGGGAGTATACATAATTCACCCCATGTGGATTTATGTACTATATAAATTCCTTCCTAGTGGTTACTCAACACCATCAATTTTGATAGTTACGTTAACATTTATACTGTGCGTCTCCAGTCTATTTATTACGCGAAAGGTTACACCTAAGATATTTCGATTGATAAATGGAGCTTGACTCAAGAGTCGATTATAAACAGGCATGCCATAGAAACCGACGCAGTCGGAAGAGTAATATGAGAGAAGGAATAAAGTATCGCAATTCAACCGAAATAAATCTTCGTAGCAGGTCCAGACTCTTAGCAAAAATCATGCAATGAGAAACCCATTGGTTTCTCATGTTCCAGTGCTCTATGTATCACGACCTATTTTTCTCGGTTTTTCTCGTTGTGCCAGCCACCACAAAACACCCATTGAATGCCCCCTGCGCGGTAAGCCGTCACCATACTCTCACCCTTAACAAACGGAGAGTTACCCCATGGGTGATTACCATCACGGCGTCCGCGTTCTCGAAATCAACGAGGGGACGCGTGTCATTTCCACTATTTCCACCGCCATTGTCGGCATGGTCTGCACCAGCGACGATGCTGACGCAACCGCATTCCCTCTCAACACCCCGGTACTGATTACTGATGTGCGCGCCGCTGCCGGTAAAGCCGGTAAAAAAGGCACACTGGCCGCGTCATTGCTGGCGATTGCTGAACAGTCGCGCCCGGTCACCATTGTGGTGCGAGTGGCTACCGGTAAAGATGAAGCCGAAACCACGTCCAATATAATCGGCGGCGCAGACGAGAACGGCCGCTACACTGGCATGAAAGCGCTGTTAGATGCGCAGTCTGTCACCGGTGTTCGCCCGCGTATTCTTGGTGTGCCGGGGCTGGATAACCAACAAGTGTCTACTGCGCTGGCGAGTATCTGCCAGCAGTTGCGCGCCTTTGGCTATATCAGCGCTTATGGCTGCAAAACCCTTTCCGAAGCTATCCTGTACCGTGACAATTTCAGCCAACGCGAGTTGATGTTGATTTGGCCGGACTTCCTGAGCTGGAATACCACCGCCAACAGCACAGATATTGCTTATGCCACCGCCCGCGCCCTCGGTCTGCGCGCCAAGATTGATACTGATACCGGCTGGCATAAAACCCTGTCTAACGTCGGCGTAAATGGCGTAACCGGTATCTCTGCCAGCGTCTACTGGGATTTGCAGACCGTTGGTACTGACGCTGACTTACTTAACAAAGCCTGCGTAACAACGCTAATCCGTAAAGACGGCTTCAAGTTTTGGGGTTCGCGTACCTGCTCTGATGATCCACTGTTTGCCTTTGAGAACTACACCCGCACCGCGCAGATTCTGGCCGACACCATGGCCGAGGCGCAGTTGTGGGCGATAGACCGCCCGATGCACCCGACGCTGGTCAAAGACATGATTGGCAGCATCAACGCCAAATTCCGCGAAATGAAATCCGCCGGGCTGATTATTGACGGCGCTTGCTGGTATGACGACAGCGCCAACGATAAAGACACCCTGAAAGCGGGCAAGCTGTTTATCGATTACGACTACACCCCAGTACCACCACTGGAAGATTTAACCCTGCGCCAGCGCATCACCGATAAATATTTGGTGAACTTTGCCGTCGCCGTCAACAGCTAAGGAAAACTGACTTATGGCACTGCCACGTAAGCTGAAATTGATGAACCTGTTTAACGATGGCCGGGATTACATGGGGATCGTGTCCGCCATCACCCTGCCGAAACTCACTCGCAAGCTGGAGAACTACCGGGGCGGCGGGATGAATGGCGTTGCGCCGATTGATTTGGGTCTGGATGACGATGCGCTATCCATGGAATGGTCGATGGGTGGCCTCGACGAGCTGGTGTTGCAGCAATGGGGAACGCCTAAAGTTGACGGGGTTCCGCTGCGCTTTGCGGGCGCTTATCAGCGTGACGATACCGGCGAAGTGACAGCGGTAGAAGTTGAGATCCGTGGCCGTCATAAAGAGATTGATGGCGGTGAATCCAAGCAAGGGGAAGACACCGAAACCAAGGTGTCCACCCAGTGCACCTACTACAAGCTGACCATTGACGGCAAGGTGGTAATGGAAATTGACGTGGTTAACCTGATTGAAATTGTTAATGGCGTAGACCTGCTGGAAGCGCAACGCAAGGCCATTGGCCGCTAACCCCTGACGGCCAGTGTTACCCGCTGGCCCTCCCTGACTGAATTGGAAAAACACATGAAAAAGCCTGCTGCTAAAACCGTACTGGAAAAAACTGTTAACGAGAATGTGGTGGTACTGGAAACACCGCTAAAGCGTGGCGATACCCTGATTACTGAAATCGAAGTTTACCGCCCGAATGCCGGATCACTGCGCGGGGTTCGACTTTTCGATGTTGCTCATTCTGATGTGGATGCGCTGATTGTGGTGTTACCCCGTGTCACGACGCCGACACTGACTGCCGCAGAATGCAGCCGCTTGGAATTGCCGGATTTAGTGGCACTGGCGGGCAAGGTGATTGGTTTTTTGTCGCCGAAACAGGGGGCGTAACGCTCGACCCGAAACTGGAAGTTGACGACCTGATGGCGGATGTTGCCGCCATTTTTCACTGGCCGCCGTCAGAACTTTGGGCCTTGAGCCTCACAGAACTGGTGCGCTGGCGTCATAAAGCCATGCTACGAAGTGGAGCCGTAAACAATGAGTAAGAGCTTACAGCTACAGGTATTGCTCAAAGCAGTAGACCAAGCCACCCGCCCGTTTAAAGCCATCCAAACCGCCAGTAAATCCCTCACTGGCGACATTCGCAACACGCAAAGCAGCATCAAATCCCTTGATGCGCAGGTGGCGAAAATTGACGGTTTCCGCAAGGCCAGCGCCCAACTGGCCGTCACCGGGCAGGCGTTGAAAAAAGCTAAAGAAGATGCGGCGGCGCTGGCTATTGCCTTTAAAAACACCGAGAAACCCACCGCTCAACAAGCCCGACTGATGGAGGGAGCCAAGCGCGCGGCGTCGGAGCTGCAAACCAAATACAACGGGCTGCGCCAGTCAGTGCAGCGCCAGCGCGATGCACTTAACGCGGACGGCATCGCCACCAAAAACCTGAGCAGTGAACAACGCCGGTTACGCAGTAGCGCCGCCGAGGCGACTGTCGCACTGAGCCGCCAGCGCCAAGAGCTGCAACGCCTGAGCCTGAAACAGGAACAACTCAACCGTATCAGCAATCGTTACCAGCAAGGCAAAGCCGCCACCAGTGCCGTGCGTAATACCAGTGCGGCGAGTCTTGGCGTAGCAACTGCCGGGCTGTACGGTGCAGCGAAACTGGTTGCGCCAGGTATGGAGTTTGACAGCCAGATGTCGGGCACTCAGGCGATTTTAGGGCTGGATAAAAATGATGCCAAGCTGGCTGCCATTCGTAAACAGGCGCGAGATATCGGTGGTTCAACGGCTTTTTCCCCGACTGACGTAGCGCGAACCCAAGACACGCTGGCGCGTGCTGGCTATGACGCTAACTCTATTCTGGCCGCCACTGAACCGACGGTTAACCTGTCGCTGGCGTCCGGTGTGGATATTGCCGAGGCGGCAGATATTGTCACCAACATGCAATCGGCGTTTGACCTGCCGCTAGACCAGATTAAACGCGTGTCGGACGTGATGGCGAAAGGCTTTACCAGCTCAAACACCAACCTGTTAGAGCTGGGCGAGGCCATGAAATATGTGGCCCCGATTGCTGAGGCTGCCGGGGCCAGCATTGAAGACACTACCGCGTTACTCGGTGTACTGGCTGATAACGGTATCAAGGGCAGCATGGCGGGCACCAGTACCAGTGCGGTGTTTAGCCGGTTGCAAGCGCCTGTCGGGCAAGCACCGGCCGCACTGAAAGAGCTGGGAATAACGACCCGCGACGACAAAGGCAATATGTTGCCGGTGGCGAAAATCCTCAAAGATATTGACCGCTCGTTTAAAAAGAACACGTTAGGCACCGCACAGCAAGCCGAGTATCTGAAAGTGATATTCGGTGAAGAGGCGATGAAAGGCGCGGTGAAACTGGTGGCTGCTGCCGGTAACGGCAAGCTGGCGGAGAAACAAAGTAAGCTAATGCAGGCCGGTGGCACCGCACAATCTATCGCCACGGTTAGAATGGATAACCTTGACGGCGACTTGAAAAACCTAAGTTCGGCATGGGAAGACTTAGAGATTGAGGTGTTTGAGAAGCAAGACTCCGCGCTGCGCAAACTGACCCTAACCGCAACCGACTGGCTGATTAATGCGGCTGCATGGGCCAAGAAAAACCCGGAGCTGGTCAGCACCATTACCACCGTTACTGGCGCGGCGTTGGTACTGGTTGCCGGGCTGGGTGCGCTGGGGCTGATTGCATGGCCGGTCATGGCCGGGTTTAACCTGCTGTTGGCCGGGGCTGGTCTGTTGAGTACCGGTTTTTCCATCATGGGTGGAACAATTGCCGCAACACTTGCCACGTTGGCATGGCCGGTCACTGCGGTGATTGCGCTTATTATCGCTGGTGCGCTGCTTATTCGTAAGTTTTGGGAGCCTATTAGCGCATTTATGGCGGGTGTAGTGACAGGCTTTACCGCTGTTGCCGGGCCAATCAGTGCGGCATTTACCCCGCTAGTTAATGGCTTTAACCAGCTCAAGACACTGTTTGCTGAATTGGTCGCCCCCATCAAATTTAGTGGGGAGTCGTTGCTTATTGCTACCACTGCCGGGGAAACATTCGGCAGTGGTTTAGCTTATGCGCTCAAACTTCCCATTGATGCACTGGGGCAGCTACGCAGTGGCATTGACTGGGTACTGGAAAAACTCGGCATTATTGATAGTAAATCTGCCGGGCTGGCCGATAACGTCCCGAAAGATAACCCTTACGCGGGGGGATACTCACCCAGTGGCGGCGTGTTATACGGCGGTTATCAGCCGGTCACCGCCAATACCGGCACCACTATCGTTGATAGCAGTGTCACCAACAATGATATCAAGATGACTATTCCGCCGGGTATGAGCAGACAGGATGCGGAACGAATGATGGTTGATGCGCTTGCCAAGAACGAACGCGATAAGCGCGCCCGTCAGCGCGGCCAGATGGAGAATGATTAATCATGATGTTATCACTGGGGTTATTTGTCTTTATGCGCCAGACCACGCCTTACCAAAGCATGGGGCGCGATATTGATTACCGTTGGCCGACTAACAGCCGGGTGGGCTTGCGCCCGTCCGCGCAATTTCTTGGCGTAGACAGTGAAAAAATTAAGCTGTCCGGTGTATTACTGCCGGAGCTGACCGGTGGCCGCCTGTCATTGCTGGCCCTTGAGGCGATGGCCGACCAAGGCAAGGCATGGCCGCTGGTTGAAGGCAGCGGCATGATTTACGGCATGTTTGTCATCGAGAGTCTGAGCCAGACCGGCACGCTATTATTTGAAGACGGTAGCGCCCGACGCATTGAGTTCACCCTCAATCTGTTGCGGGTTGACGAGTCATTAACGGCCATGTTCGGTGACATGAAACAACAGGCTGACGAGTTGCTGGGGAAAGCGACAGCAATGACCGGTAAAGCACAGGCAGCTATCGGAGGATTATTCTCATGATGACCGGCATGTCTCTACCGGCTGGGGCGGATATGGCCCCGGACTATATGCTGACAATTAACGCGAAAGATATCACGCAGAATATTCGTGCTCGGCTGTTGTCTCTGAGCCTGACCGATAACCGGGGCTTTGAAGCTGACCAGCTTGATGTCGAACTGGATGACGCTGACGGCCAACTCGCCCTGCCGGAACGCGGCGCGGTGTTGTCGGTGTTCTTGGGCTGGAAAGGGTCGGCGCTGATTGGTAAGGGTGATTTTACTGTGGATGAGGTCGAGCACCATGGCGCACCAGATACGCTGACTATTCGCGCCCGCAGTGCCGATTTTCGGGGTTCGCTCAATGCGCGGCGGGAAGTCTCTTATCATGAGACAACGCTGGGTAAAGTCGTGGCGCAAGTGGCGGAGCGCAACAACCTGAAAGCGATGCTGGCCGAGGGGCTGGCGGATATCGCTATTGCTCATATCGACCAGACCCAAGAAACTGACGTCAAGTTTATCACCCGGTTAGCCTCGCTTAACGGTGCAGTGGCCGCCGTCAAAGCCGGGCGATTGTTGTTTATCAAGCCGGGCAGCGGTGTCACTGCCAGTGGTAAACCCATTCCTCAAATGACGATCACCCGACAAGATGGCGACCAGCACAGCTTTAGTATTGCTGACCGGGGCGCGTATACCGGTGTAAGTGCCAGTTGGTTGCACACCAAAGACCCCAAACCGGCCAAGCCTAAAAAGGTTAAGTTAAAGCGCAAACCGAAGTTTAAACAGCTCCGCGCTCTGGAACACCCCAAAGCCAAGCCGACCCGCACCAAAGCGGCTAAAGAGAAAAAAACGGTAGAGGAAAAACAAGGGGATTATCTGGCGGGGGCTGAGGATAATGTCTTTGTTATCACGACGGTTTACGCCACGCAAAAAGCCGCCATGCGCGCTGCCCAGTCTAAATGGGAGAAGTTACAGCGCGGTGTTGCTGAGTTCTCTATCACCCTTGCCATGGGGCGCGCTGATTTATTTCCTGAAACACCTGTTGCGGTCAACGGTTTTAAATCCGTGATAGACCAACAGAGTTGGATAATTAGGAAGGTATCGCACAGCCTGAGCAACAGCGGGTACACCACCCAATTGTCTCTCGAAGTGTTGTTGTCGGATGTGACATACGAGGCTATCGAGCAGTAAAATTCAACTAATTGATATTTATTTCACAAATGCGAATACTGGTGATAAGATCAGCATAATTACTGAATATGCAGTTTCGGAGGTAAATATGATGCATTGCCCACGCTGTAAATTTGCAGCACACGCGAGATCCAGTCGTTACCTTAGTGATGAAACTAAAGAACGCTATCACCAGTGCACGAATATTAATTGCGGCAAAACCTTTAAGACCCATGAAACAATCGTTGATACGATAATGGAGCCGGGAATAATTAATGCTGTACCGCCCCACCCTAAAGGGAATCAAGGCGTGTTGTGGATGTAATTGAAGAAGCCTGCAAATTGCAGGTTTTTTTATTATTAAAATTTGGCGTAATTAATATCTTATTGGGGATAATTGGCAGTTTATCGTGCTTGCTACTGGATGCAGCCTTGAGGGTGTGAAAAGTGCCGTAGACACAATGTAGTCATTTTGTAGTCACTCTGCTGCCACTTTCAAATCTCAGGCACAAAAAAANNNCCCGCCTCTCGGCGGTTAACGACATACTCATACTACTTTGTTTTAGTTAGAATATTTTCCATGGTGCCCGGGGCGGGACTTGAACCCGCACAGCCATAAGCCGAGGGATTTTAAAACGCCGGTAATATCTCTTTCTTTCATAAAGTTAACTGATTTTTTCGCCAAACTACGTATTTAATTATATGTAACAGATCAACAATTTAGAAAATCAGATCGAAGAATATGGCGAAGAAAACACAAGGGATTAAAAGTAACTTGTAAATAATATTTTTACTGTGAACCACCGTCATGGGGTGTCGGAGTCGGAGGTTCAAATCCTCTCATGCTGATCAAATATCCCAAAGAAAACCAATCCGTAGGGTTGGTTTTTTATGTCTTAAATTTGTGGCAGGGAAAGCGAAGGGAAAAACTCCGTCATTTATTTTGCATAATCGCCGATCCATTTAACGACTATAATTACCCCACATCCTACTTCTGAGGTTGTGCCATGTGTGGTCGTTTCACTCAAATTAAAACCCGTTCTGATTACCTTGAATTTCTTGCATCTGAATTAGAATTCAACGGTGTCCTCGATCCCATTCCTATTGGCAGGTACAACGTTGCACCAGGTACCCGCGTTCTGATTCTCAACCAGCGAGAGGATGAACTATATCTCGATCCGCTAATGTGGGGATATGGCCCTGAATGGTGGCGGCAAATGGGTCGTGCGCCTGTCATTAATGCTCGAGTAGAAACAGCTGCGGAAAGTCGGATGTTTAAACCATTATGGCGCCACGGTCGTAGCCTGGTGATGGCTGATGGCTGGTACGAATGGAAGAAGTCGCCGGAAGATCCGAAAATAAAGCAGCCGTGGTTTATCTACCATGAGAACCAAACACCTATCTTCTTTGCCGCGATAAGACGGTTCCATTCTGATGAAACCGAATCGCCAGAGGATCATGGTTTTGTGATAGTAACTGCGGCCAGTGATTCGGGATTGGTGGACATTCATGATCGGCGCCCTGTCGTCTTACCACCAGATGCCGCTCGTGAATGGATGAATTCGGATACTTCACCAGAAAGAGCAAAGGAGATTGCTTTGGAAGCACTGACGCCAGCAGAGGAGTTCGACTGGCATCCAGTGATAAAGAAAGTAGGCAACATTCGTAATAATAGCCCTGAACTTATCGAGCCGTTGGACGCTCTCTTTCATCATTCACCTGACAACGGGTAACTCAGACCAGCGAGTCGTGTAAGCTGGCGATAACATCTCTCGTTTCATTTGCCATGCTTTCTGTATGCCTTGTCCGGCAAACCATACCTTACCCTTCCCTGACTTGTTAATATCGTCAAGTACAGCCATAAGCGCTGCACTATTAACTTTTGGCTGGTTATCATCGAACAACCCTAATTGAGCTATACCCTGGCTGTAAAAATCACCCAGCATCACTCCGCCCTTTTGATAGCGATAGCCATCTTTCCATATCGCATCGAGACAGCCTACTGCGGCGGCAATGATGTCACGCGAGTCCTGAGTGGGGATATGAAGCTTAGTGCTGACAATGTTGCCGTAGTAAGGTTCATTCAACGCAAAAGGGCTGGTTTTGATAAAAGCTGATATATGTCGGCAGTATTGATGCTCGCCGCGCAACTTCTCAGCCGCACGGACAGCATATCCGCAGATAGCTTCACGCATATCCTGATAGCTGGTAATCCGCTCCCCAAAGGACCGACTACAAACTATCTGCTGTTTGGTCGGGGCGAACTCTTCAAGCTCCAGGCATTGCTCACCGTTGAGTTCTCTGACCGTTCTTTCTAGCACCACATTGAAATTTTTACGCACAAATTGAGAGTTGGTATCTGCAAGCTGTAATGCCGTGTTAATGCCCAATAAATTTAGTTTTTTTCCAATCCTTCGGCCAATTCCCCACACATCCTGGACTGGTGTTATCGCGAGTAATTTTCGCTGCCGGCAAGGATCGGATAAATCTAACACGCCTCCCGTTTTGCTCCACTGTTTGGCCGCATGATTAGCTAGCTTAGCTAGGGTTTTAGTTTGAGCTATCCCTACGCCAACAGTGAGGCCAGTCCACTGCAATACCCGCTGGCGTACATCACGACCAAACTGATCCAAACTCATGCAATTATTGATGCCAGACACATTAAGAAACGCTTCATCGATTGAGTATATTTCCGTGGCCGGCGACATTGATTCAAGCACAGTCATGACCCGGTTAGACATATCAGCGTAAAGCTCATAGTTGCTACTGAACGTGACTACGCCATATTTCTGGATCAGATTGCGCATCTTGAAATATGGCTCACCCATTTTGATACCAAACAACTTGGCTTCACGACTACGAGCTATTACACAGCCATCGTTGTTTGAAAGGACGACTATCGGCTTCCCCTGCAAGTCTGGTCGGAATACAGATTCGCAGGAAGCATAAAACGAGTTTACGTCAGCGAGGGCAAACATTTGCTGCATCGTTAATAACGTATTTCACTACACCGAAAGTCTCTAAATCGTCTCCGCCGTCATTTAAAATAATCGGAGCATAGTCTGGGTTCATGGCTTCAAGCTGTACAACAGGATGTAAGCACAGCTTTTTTACTGTGAACTCCCCGCCAACAGCCGCAATGATAATATCTCCATGCTGAGGCGTGATACTGCGATCGACAACAAGTAGTGAGCCGTCATAAATTCCAGCGCCGGTCATCGAGTTGCCAGACACTCGCACAAAGTAAGTCGCCGCCGGATGAGCAATACAAAGCTCATTCAGATCCAGTGGCCGTTCAACATAATCCGCCGCGGGGCTTGGAAATCCAGCAGGGATTTTCTCGCTAAATAACGGGATAGGAACGATTTCACGAAGCGGAGAGAGTTTGTAAAAAATCATCATTCACACCCACAATTAACTGTATATACATACAGCATAAATTGTAGAAACATTCTTGTGAAGCAATAAAACGAAAGTTTTTTGCAAGCCCCTGGATCTTCTAAGAAGATAAGAAAACTGTCGAAGATGCGAATGAATAGACCGAGCCATTACGACGACATCACTGAAATGGGAAGGTGACAGAGTATATTTCTAAAATACTCAATAGGAAATCGACGCAAAGAAACAACGCGTCTATAATCACCCATCATTTATGATTTTCAAGCTTCTGAGGTTTTTTTGATGAACGATGTGTTTGAAAAACAGTTAGCAGATTTTGTAGCCGCAGGAAATGAAGTGGTAGGAAGTCCAGCGAGAATTTCTGGTGTGTTTACCTTAACTTATGGTAAGGGTAAAAATTCAAAGTTAATTTTTGAAGAAGGTTGTGTCTTTAATAACTTTTCAATAAACCTAGAGCAAGGTAATGCAACCTTCTCCGCAGGTAAGTTTTCATATATTAGAGGAAGGTACTTTGTTGGTTCTGGATCAACTATTTCCATAGGTGATAAAACTGCCATCAATAGACATCTGTTGATGACTGCTATGGAGGGTGCGTCAATTACAATCGGTAAACACTGCTTAATTTCGGATGTATCACTTTCTACTACAGACTGGCATTCAATAATCAGCTTGGAAACTGGCGATAGAATTAATCCTGCAAAAGACATTGTTGTTGAAGATTCAGTTTGGTTAGGTGAGGGAGTAACAATAAACAAAGGTGTGACAGTTGGGCACAATAGTATTGTTGGTGCAAAATCAGTTGTTACCAAGCCAATAAAGCCTAACTGCATTGCAGCGGGAATTCCTGCAAAAATACTAAAAGAAGGCGTTACATGGCAGAGAGAACTTATTCCTATGCCAAGTCTACCCGCCGACAAATATTAAATATTTAGGCGGTTATCTTCACATTTCCCGCCTAAATTAGATATCCCACACTAGGAAAATATAATTCCAAAAGTAGTTAAAGTATTAGTTGTTGTGTTAGCTGTTCCATACGTAGCCCCATTGGCTACAATGATACCGCCCGTATTAATTCTAATATCAACAGATGAGTTTCCAGTTACTGTGGCTCCGGTTGCCGTTATCTTACCGCCCGTATCGGCATAACACCCTGTAACACCACCTTTAACTTGTCCGAGAGACACGACAACCTCGCCCCCAGTGCTGGCTCCTGCTACCGTTATTCCTCCCTGCATATTTCCACTATTAGCAGAGATGGTTGCGCCGTCTGCTGCCAGTATTCCTTTACCAATGGTCCCTGTCATTGTGCAGTTATCTACTGACACTCTTGATGAGTATCTTGCTGTAACACCAATGATTTTTGTCTGATTAGCAACTAATCCAAATGCCGCAACATCAGAATCAATAATTGCAGATACCCCATATAAGCTGCCTGTCGCTTTACCTGTTGTAGCATTAATCTTTGATCCACGGTAAGCGTGATATGACGCCCCCGGATTTACAAAATTTCCCACGTCAGATGGCATCCCTGTTCCTGCATTTAATGCAGATGAGTTGTGCGCGTTTATAGTGGCAGCCATATCAGCATAGAAACCATAAATTGAGCAGTTATCTGCCTTTGTATCCGAAGCTGAAATCACTGCACCTCTAGATGCCCACACCCCTATTTTACAGTTACTAACATTCATCGTATCTGCGTTAACTCTTGATCCTCTAGTTGCTATAACCCCAGCCTGCCCACTGCCAGATGCATCTGAGAACTCGGCGTGAATGGTGCTGTTTCGCTCGCAATATATGCTGTTCAGAAGACATCCTGTGGCAACTACATTTTCGCAAACAATAACGCTACCCTCTTGAGCTTCAAATGTCGCATGCCTAAAGTTTGTCCCTCCTGATATTTTTATTGGATTTGGCAGTTCCTCTGTGGAACTCCTCGATCTATCAGACCATCCATATGAACCACCAAGAGCAAAGTATAAAGTCCGGGCGATTTGTCGTCCGTCGAAAATACAACCCAACACAGGACCGCGAGCATGATATGCCATGATGACGGTACCTGACGTAATGGTTGTCCCGCCATCAAGGCCCGCTACGCCTATAAAATCATCTGCAACCTGTACTATCCCTGTAGCGGATTTAATATAGAATCTTGAAAAATCACCATGTTGAACTTTAAGTCCATATTTTTCTTTATAGTTTGCTTCAAGGTTTAATATTATGTATTCACCTTGTGTAGTTGTTTGTATATGTAAATCGTCAACAGCAGCTTGCATGTTAGGATAATCGCTGGGGATATTAAAAGTTTTTGCACCAGTAAAAGTTGAAAGATAAAAGCCATCATCTCTCTTTATTGTTGCGTATTTTTCATTTAATTTTCTCAAAGACTGCTGAACAGTATCTCCGTTCTCCGTCCCAACCAGCGCCGCCCCCATACCAACTACATTACTTCGTAAATTTGAGCGAAGAGCGGCATCTCCTACGCTAATCCACGCATTAATTCCCACGCCCCCTGTACTTTCAGGTGTTGACCCTGGAGGTACCGCCTTGGGGAGTACGCCATCCCAGCGGTAATATTCCCCGTCTGTTTCATTCTGAAGCGCCTGATTTGCCAAAGTGAGAATATTGCCTGGCAGCGGTGCTCCTGCCTGAAATGACTTTAGCGTAATAAGTCCGAATGAAACGATTGCATCATGCGCATCACTTTTAAACTGACTGATTGCAGCCGTCGATTCCAGCTCGAAGGCATGCCATGTCTTTCTTTTCTTCCCGCGTCGGTCAGTCCAGATGGCCTGAGTAATATCGTTTAAAGCAAAGTCCATATTCTGCGCATTATCGAACAAATCTTTTGCAGCAGCAGACCCCAGCGGGTTACCGGTATTGTATGTGGTCATTTGGGCCTCATAAATGAAAAAACCCGCCGAAGCGGGTTAAATTTAGGCGACGTCGCCGGGGTAATGGGCATCATCGTAATCGTAGAAAGTTGAACGGTATTCTTTCGCTGCTACCTCGCACGTTCCATCGCTGCCTGGTGATATATCTGCAACGATGGCATCGTATCCCACGCGTTCTGATGAGCAAAAAATCAGTCTTGGCGGTTCGATGCTCGGGTCGTTCATAATCCATTCGTCGGGCGAAATCTCACTGCTCGCGGGTAACGAAAGCGTATAGTCGTCAATCCGCGAGGGGATGAGTAACGCTGTTGCCGATCCATTTTGAAGCCGAATTAAGCAACGTGGATGAGTGAAGCTCCAGTCGAGAGGCTCATTGACACTCAGCGTTATCTGCTCGCCATCAGTCGAGGCGTGAGTGATGAGACAACTTATTGTTTTGCTGCCAGGCGTATCATCGGTCAACACCAGGCGGTCACCGTAGTTGTAGCAAAGCGCATCCATTTCAGTGCTTGTCGAGAATGTCTGCCGTTGCTGTCGATACTTCATCAGTCGGCGCATGCCAATTCGATAAGCTCTGTCTTCGCTGATAACCCCATCCAGCGTAAAATTCTCAACCTTGGTTGGCGTGGGGTTATCAGGGGTTCGGCATTGTACCGTTTCTTCGGTCCAGCTTGTGCCGTTGACGTAGGTCACGTCCACGCCGTCAAAATCATCCCGTGACGGGGCAGAAAAGGCCACCCGCAGTGGTTCTGTGGTTTCCTGCGGGCTGATAATGCCGGTCCAGTTCTTCACCCCTTCCCTGCCAACGGAAGCCAACCCTTCAGATAACAGAAAATAACTCATGCCCGCATTGGTGATTTTTTGCAGAATATCCAGCGCAGATGTACTGTCATCGCTGGTAGCGAAATCGAATGTCTCCCCTCGCGGCGTCCAGTAGTTGTTTTCCAGGGCGTGGATGGCATCCACATCTATCTGCTCCATTGTCATGCCCAAACTGGTCAGGACGTGCATCACTGCACCACTCATCGAGCGCGAGGCATACCCGTCATACATCCGGGTCGCTACCATATTAACCCGCCGATCTGACTGTGATGCCAGCCGGTTACCGGTACGAATAGTCAACGCAAGTGTCGTCACATTGGCATATCTTGCGGGCGACTTGCTTAACCTCGATCGCAGCGCCTGCCAGTACACATTATTGACTGTTCGTGATCCGCCTATTTTAGTGGTTCGCCGGACCATCACCTCGTACTGTGCTGATGCCAGCCCGCTGATGCGCCGGGTGTAACCATGTCCGTTCACGGTTTGATTAGTGAAGCCATACCTGACTTGTGACCACGCCCCACCGCTGGCAATATTACGATATTGGACAATCATATTGACGGTATGAGACTGCGAGTCGCCATTTTTCTTGTACTGAATATGGCCGTTAGGAAACAGGAAGTTATTCTCAATAACCGTCGTTTTCTCCCCATCAGGGCAGGCCAGAAATGGCCCCAGCCAATTTTCAGCGTCATTCTCGCCGGATACCGACGCATCAAGGACCGTTCGGCTGTTAAATCCAGCCCAATTGCTGTCAACGACCGTAGTTGTTCCACTGTCGGTTATCTTCAGACGGCTAACGGTGATCGTTGTATCGTCAACGGCGGTGATAATGAACTCACCCACCCCGTACATCAGTGATAATCTTGCAGTACCTGCTGGGATACCACTGAATGCCGCGCCTGTTGCAGAACTATAGGCCAGCGTAATATGCGCATCTACGCCCGCAGAGCCGCCACTCGACGCAATACCGGGCACATTGACCGGACTCTCGCCAAACACCGGCACTGGCAGCAATGAATGCGTAATACTTCCACCCGAAAAGGGACTGGCTGATTCCTGAATAACAACCCTGCCCTCACGCTCTACGGCGACACAGCCTGAACCCGTTAAAGCATTGGTAATGGCACCCAGCAGGCCAACCATGTTGATGTAGTTAGCAATAAGGCTGACCGGATACGCTTTCCCTTTCCAAGTGATGTTGAACGTATAGCTGGACCCACTGAAATCGTAAGTTGTAGGGGCTGCGCTGGCGGCAATGCTGGCTGCATTACCCCCGATACCAGGCACCGGATCAACTGCGGGTGTGTAAGACGCAATAAACAAATTGTAGCGGGTATCGTTGAAGGTCAGCGTAACCGGATTACCCACCACAGGCCCCAGTTCAGTGAAGTTGCCATAAATAACACTGTACCCACCCACTTTGCCGACAGCATAGCTGTCAGGGGCGATCACCGTGATAACGGTTCCCTCAATCCATGAGACTGGCACACTAGGATCATCCGCGTCCTCGCTACCGTTTTCATTACTCACGCCAATCAGGGTGATAGTATTACCCGCAAAAAGAATGGCATCCGCATTAACATAAATGCTGCCCGGTGCAGTTGAATTAGTGTCCAGACCACTGCCGCTGGATGTACCGCCCACCTCAGTCGATGCCCACCAGTTTTGTGACCGGGGATCACTCGATACGGTGGCACCCGGACTGTAAAGGGTATAGCTCACATCGTCGCCAAAACTGACTACCGGCGTAGAGCCAATCCGCATTGTAGATTGCGGAATGGAATAATGGCCCACGCCCACACATAGCATCATTTCTGTACGGTAGATCTCGGGGTTATTGGAATCGAACCGCGAAGTAGGTTGCACAATATAGTCGGGATACACACGGTATTTACCAAACACCTCCCGTATCGGGTCGCCCAGTTTTACGTTATTGGCTTTTGCGGGGGACAAGTTGAGCTGATCGCCCGCGGAACTGGTGGCATTACCTGGCGTATCCAGTGTGCTCATCATGTAGATGGAATAAGCTGCCGATGCAACCGCTATCGCCACTGCTGCCCATAACGCAAATTCTGCACCCGTACCGTAAGGGACCGGATACACACGAACATCACTTTCCGGGCTGATAAAGCAAAGTGGCCACGCTGATACCGGTATCGGTTTTCCGTTGACTTCAACCGCAACCGGCTGACACATATCATGTTGATAGTCCGTTACGTTGACACTGAACCATTGATGTAATGACATGGGTTTGTGTTCGTGAGTCTCCAGCGGCTCACCTGGTAGACGTGAGGGATAAATTCTGATGGTCATTGCCAGAACTCCACTTTGACAAAGCGACGGCAGAACCGCGCCAACGGCAGGAACGTCACATTACTTTTAGGGTTGCACTCGGCAACGTACAATTCACCGGACAGGCTCACCACAATGCCAACATGTGTCACCGTACTCCCTGAGTAGCAGGCAACTCCTGCACCCACACAAGGCTCACACCGTTGCAGATCAATCATCAGATTCCGCGCTTCTCTGTTCAGTCCGTCATCGTCTTTGGTGACACCTGAAAACTCGGGCCACTCATGCAGCCCGAGATCGCGTCGGATTTCATTCACAATGCCGAAACAGTCAAGTTGCGGGTACACTCTTCCGCCCTTCAGCCAGGTGACTGAACGGTATTTATCTGTGTTGAACATAGGGTTTTCCTCAGGACAGGTAGCGCAATCCGGGGTAGTTCGGCAATGTATAACGGTAGCGGGGCCACGCAGTATCGAGCACGTTCATGTAACCCGCCGTGATCTGAACCTCGGTAGCTGTCCAGTACCCTGATTTCACTATCAGCGTATAGGGCTTTGCTGCAGGTGCGGATAAGTCGGTAGAAACATAGTATCGGTACGTCAGTAAGGCGGTACTGAGGTAATCGAGCGCCCCTCTAATGGCCGTGGAGACAATGCCATCAATATTACTGATAGCAAATTGCAGATCCTGCGTACCATCACTGTTTCTTGCGGGAAGGGCGATATCAATGCCACACGCGGTGAAGGTCGCTGATTCGCCACTTTCCAGCACGGCGGTAATGTCTTCCCAGCCCTTGGTGAGCCAATAGGTCTTGTCACCCACCGCAATCTCAAGTGTCTGAATAATCACTTCTGACCCACCGGAGGCATACAGTCGATTTAATACGGTCATGCTTCTGGCCACTCCTGATTTAAGGCAAGATCGATAATACTGCTGTTGATAATGTAGTCGGGGAACTCACCTAACCCTGAAGGTAATAACGGGCGCTCCCAGAGTTCCAGCGTGGCAGAAAACCGCCAGTATTTAGGGGCTACCAAAATCGGACCTTCATAGATATCAATAAATCGGCATTTGTAGGCTTCAACCCCCAGAGGGGTTTGCAACTTCATAAAAAACCACGCCACGCCATCATTGATAGCATCCCTAAACCACGCTTCAAATAACTGAGATTCAGCATCTGTTTTGAATATCCAACTGACGGATGCCTGAGTGGGAACGGACGTATAAAGTCGTCGCTGCCTTGCCCGTCCCGAGGTCATTTGAGTGCGCAAAATAGGGCTGACCGCTTTAAATCCATAACCCTCCATTAAAGGCAGGGGCAAATACGCATGCGGATAGTTAATATCACTCACTATCTTGCCCTCCGTTTGGTGTTCCATCCCGCCCCGATCGCTTTGGACACTTTGCCCTGCCCTTTAGCCAGATCATTAACCATCAGGGCATACCCCTGCTGAACACTCCGCTTAACAGAACTTTCTATCATCTGTAATGTCCGCTGATCGGGGTCGCCGTTAACCTGAATGTTTGCCGAATAATTAAATCCCCCACCAGTGGTTTCACGCTGTTCCTGAATAGCCCCCAGCGTAGCGTCGAGCTTTGCCGAGGTCGCGGCAGTTGTGACACGCTCCCCTTTCTGAAGTAACCAGGTGCCGTCAGCCGGGACGCTATCGATACCATCGTGTGCCATACCCGCTATCGAGGTTGCCGCCATAATACCGATGGAAGCATAACCCACGGCGCGTATTGCCGTTGACATGGGGATACCCATTATCATCCCGCCTTCCGCCAGAGCTTTAGTGGCCGCTACGTTGGTATTGATCACCGCCTGAGCAATGGAGGCGGCCTTGCTGGCAATAAACATCGCTTTATAGGCCGCTGAGCTTTTCCCGACCAAATCACCGAGTAAATCAGCCGCATCCCCGGTCATTGACGAGAACACACCCAATGTTGCTGATGCATAAGCACTCTGAATGTCGCCCAGCCGCTCATTATTTTGCTGGTTGATCCCAGCCACACGATCAGCATAGGTTTGTTCGTTAATCTCCTTGGTAGACAACAGTTCATTTTGCATGTCGATCTGCTTGTCGTACCATTTTTTAAGCTCTTTCTCTGCATCGGCAACCCGACTCAGTTCACTGCCAGCCCCACCCACTGAGGCATCCAGACCGGCATACTTAGGGGCTTTTGTTACGCTGGCTTTTGAGATTTTCTCCAGCGCTTTTTGGTAATCTTCCGTCGCCGGTGCGGCCTCTTTCAGTAACTTGAGGCGGGCGCGGGTTGTTTCCAGCTCTTGCTCTTCCGGGGTGCGTAATTGCTCCAACATGGATTTCAGTTTGACCTGTGTTGCCAGCCGGTCCTGCTCGGCTGCATTACGGGTCAGCGTGAGCTTTTGGGCTTCACTGAGTGCGCTCAGTTCACCGTTCGCCAGCTCATAACTGATCTTGGCCAGCTCGCCCTCTTTCCCGTGCATCGCAATTTGCTGGTTTTGCTGTTGCAGCACTTTGTCATAGGCATCACCGAGTTTTTTTGCCTCGCTGGCCCCTGATTTAATGGATGCCGTCAACTTTTGGGCTGCATCATTATTTACAATGATCTGAGACTGAAGTTGTACCCATTCGCGTACCCCTTCTAACCCCGGAGCGACATCAACCTTCCCACCAGAAGCAACAATCTTCTGTATTTGTGGTGCCAATAACTCAGCTTGTTCCCCCGCAGCAGCATAGGCCCCCCGCAACAGTTCAGCCTCATTTTTAGCCCCTGTTGCCGCCAGTTTTGAGACATCCAGCGCCAGTTTTGCACTGGTTAACTGTTTGGAAAAATCGACATTTAAAGAGGCTACCAGCCCATTATTAGCCGCTGTCGCTTCTTTCGTTACACCGATAATCGCCTGCAATCTTTCCGTGAAGCCCTCGAGCTTTCCCTTACTCTCTACGTAGGCAGTAGCCAGTTCTTGCAAGCCTTGACGCTGCTCATCCGACATGTTTGTCGCTTTTGCGAAGGCATCGAAATTTGACTGCATATAACCTTGCAGGTTTTTAATCCCGCCGGCGCTGCTGTCAACATCGCGCAGTGTTGCAACAAACCGATCTAACGCTTGCTGATTTTCTGCATTGATAACCAGCTCTGTGCCACCAAATGCATTGGATACCAAATCCTTGGGAATTGCCTGAGTGGCATAAATTTTGATGGCTTCAACAGATTTCCTGATCTCTGCATCCGTGTTGGCAATGTCATTTCTCAGGCTGTCGGTAAATGATCGGCGCTGAACCTCCCCCAGCTCCCTGAATTTTTTTGTCAGTTCATCAACCGGCAAGCTCATATCCGCGAGGCTTTTTGAGGCTTCGTTTGAGTTATCACGTAACAGCAGGAATCCGGCAGCGGCGGACACGGCCATCATGGCAAGTCCGGGCAACCCACCGACCGCAGACAACAAACCAGCCCCGATACGTCCGGCAACACTGGTGATGGCATTCAGTCGGGTTTGCGCAACGGCAACACCATTTATCGCCGCTTCTTCAACTTTTCTGGCCTGTACCAGCGCCAGTGTAGCGGCTCGCTGCTTATCGGTACCGGTCGCCACATCTAAAGCCGCCTGCGCTGCACGGCGTTCCAGCGTCGTTTTATATTGCGCGGCTTGTGCAGCTTTAAGCTGAGCATCAGCCAGGCCAATTTGTTCTTTCTGCGCCTTTAATAGCTCCCGCGCAGCACCACCAGCACTGATCCCTACTGAGGTAAGGTATTTTGCAGCACCGCCCGCAGCCAGAGCGGTACCGGCGATAGCCAGCATATCAATGTGATCAGCCAGAAAACTGATCGAGCCGGAAACGGTTTGAGTGACACCGTGCGCTGCGTTAGCATCACCGATATAGGCTTTCCAGTGATTTGACAGTTTGGTGATGGCATCACCGATCGTCGTTGGCATCGCTTCGGCCAGTTCGGCGTTGCGGTCTTTCGCCGCAATAGTGGCTTTTGCAAAGGTATCCATCGATAACTTGCCGCTGGCCGCCAGTTTTTTAACTTCCGTCTCCGTGGTACCTAAATACCGGGCAATATCACCAATAATGGTCGGCATCACCTCCATCACGGTATTCCACTGATCTCCAGCCACTTTGCCCATAACCATCGATTTAGACAGTGCGTTAATGGCGCTTTGGCCTTTTTCAGTGCTGGCCGCATTGGTGGTTAATGAGCTGGAAATCGAATCAATAAAATCAATGGTACTGGCCGTCGAGAATCCCAGTTCCTTCATGGAATTGGCGCTGCGGATAAACAATTCCGACTGCTCATCAATTGATTTATAGGTGCGGTCACTGATTTGCATTAACCGCTGCTGAACATCGATGTACTGCGATTGTGAATCTGTTGCCATCCTGACGCGCGAGGAAAGTTGCCCCCACTCATCAGCAGTTTTTATCAAACTCCCGATCGTAAATACCCCCGCCAGCACACCGGTAGCCTGCGAGGCTATAGCGCGGGTGGATTCTAATTGACCGTTTAAGGCTTTTAACGCTTGCTGACTCTCATTTATGGCCGCGTTATTGCGTCGGGAACCTGACTCCATGGTTTTATGGTAATCACTCCCTAAACGAGTGGCGCGGGCAATCTCAGATTGAAATGAACTCGAGTTAGCCGACAAATTAACGATCAGATCACCCAGTACGGTCATAGCTCCCCCGATAAAAACCCGCCGAAGCGGGTAAGTTACTCAGCCAACTTCCCTAAGAATGCTTCAAGTTCTGATCCAGACTCTCCACTCTCATCTGCTGGCTCATTCCAGCGCAACAAAGCATCCGCGATACTGAGCGGATGCTTGCCACCCTGCGCGTTATAGGTCGCGGCAGTGATCTGTGCAGCATGATAATCACCGCGCTCATCCCCAATTGGGCTGAGACGGTCATACTCAACCCACATCCGCAATTCAGTCATGCTGATCGTTTCACGTAGTTCGCCCAAGGTGCGGCCCAGACGCAGGGCAAGCGTCATTAAGAATCGGGTTTCTGGCTCTCGGACTTTTTTTCAGCGTCTGCCGCCGTGGTTTGTAAATCCAGCGCCTGTCGCAGCAGTCGGGAATGTACCGGCCCATAAAACTCAACAATGGCTTCTGCATCTGCCTGAGTGAAAACAGGCTGGCGGTCCTCATCCAGCAGCACATCAATAAGCATCACCACATCCGCGCGAATGTTCCTTTGTGCTTCTTCTGACAATGACAGTGCGGGGGCTTCAGTCTCCCCATCCCCTTCCCCTGGTTTCATAACGTCACGCCAACGCGCCCAGCCCGCAGGTGAAGGCTCACGCAAAACAACGGTGGCCCCTTCCCATTCGGAAACGGTGATCACTTTCGTTCGAAAACCCGATAAAGGCGCAGTGGCCAGTTCCCTGAGAGATTTTTTCAGTACAGCCATGAGAATGATCCTTTCTTAGACGGTAATTTTTTTTGCAAGTGCAGCGCGGGACTCCGGCACAACCGGCGTTATTTTTACCGGCTTACCGATAATGCGAAGTGTATAAGAGGCCGAAACCACACCTGAGAGGCCAGCACTCCAACTGTTCTGCCGCACTTCAGCAAGATAGGCAAAACCATTGCCAGACGGGAAAACAACCGTGATAGCGCGACGGGTATCGTCTTCATACGCTGCCATCAGTGAACTCTGCGCCGTTTCTTCGGCACTCCAGTTGCGGTTAATGGTCATTTCTGCCGGTGACGACAGCCCGTTCACCATCTCTTTTTCAGTAGAGCAAAGGCTGGTGACGTCGATGTCATCCTTCTGCCCTCCGGTAAAGTTAAGTTCCTTCGTAGAACAAGAGGCAGATAACCATACGGCATCTAACGGATTGGCTTCAGTCGCCACCTCAGCGGAAACACTAAAGACCGTGCCTTGTGTTTTTTCATATTTACTGGTCATATTTTGCTCCAGACATAAAAAAACCCGCTCAGTGGCGGGTATGTGCTATTAGAAAAGGCATTATTTGAAGTACGACAGAGAGTAACTGATATCTGACGAACCCCAGGTGACTGCTTCATCATCACGACGGTAGTCATAGCCTAGCGGGGAGATGCTTTCTACCTGTTCATATAACGGCGGTATATTCCCCATGACAGGATAAATTTTGTTTTCCATCCACTCATCCAGTGCCGAGTCGGGGCTTTTTGCTTTTTAAAAAACCTCCACATGTAAGACTGAACGCCAATGGTCACCGTCGATATACTCCCCTGTAGACTCTGAATCAGTCAGATAAACGGCGACGGCTGGCAAATCTGTTACATCAAGGAATCCCGGTCGGCCATCAAAGAAAGTGACACTCGGATCATCAATGGAAGCTCTCAGTGCATCAAGTACTGCTGTACGTATTGCGGTATGTTTGTTCATCGTTTAATCACCAGTCGTAATTGGTTGCTCAATGCCGCCGCCAGTTCTTTTGGCATGTCACTCATCAGAAGGGCTTTTGTTTCATCATCAAATGCCTGTGTGAGTGGTGCTGCCATTGGGATCTTAATCACTTCAATGGGGTAACGGGCTTTTGACGTTCTGCGCATTACTTGCCAACGTCCATTACTGAGTTGTTGTAAAAATGCGCCTGGAAATGTGAAACGCCCCACTTTCAGCACACTGTCTGCGCCCCCCTTGCTCCCTTTACGACGCGATAACTGCATACGCACTGGGCCAAGATTAATAACGGGTAAATCACCCCGTTTAACGCGGATAGTGGCTATTGGGCGTCCCGGACTGGCCTTTTTTAATTTAGCTCGCCCCCGAACCAGTTTTAACGGCACTTTGGTACCCTTGGAAACTTTTGAACTACTGCGACTTATTGCCCGCCCAGCAACACGGTTCACGGCTTGCGCGGTAGCCCGTGGTACCGCCGTTTTACTGAGCGCGGCAAGATTACTGATCAACTGATCCAAACCTTGAACTGTCATGACATCTCCCGTTACTCCAACCAGATTTGGGGTTTACCATTAAAAGACTGATGGCGGGTAACGATGTAGGATTGACCATCCAAAACCACCTGGTCATTACGATGTGGCACATAGTCAGCGGAGAAAATAACCAATGAAATGCCATCGCCAGTCAGGGGACCCATTTCAGGAATGAGATGACTTTCTACGGAGACAAATTCCACATCGTTAATCAGTACCGACCCCCCCATTCGCGCCACGGTCACCCGGTCCATCCGGGATGTTAGGCGGTCAAAGACGTTAGCCATTGATTTTGACCGCAACAAACGAACTGCCAGTAGGTGCGGCATCCCATGCGCGCCCTGCGGCGACAGCACCCGTCGCACTTAACTGAATCTTGCCGTCTTTTAGCGCCACTTTTTTGCCTGCGGCTATGTCATCAGTTTCCAGCTTGGGCAATAAAAACACCCCAGCAGCAAAACCATCAGCGACAGAACTGGGGAGGATATCCGTGATGGCCACTGCGATTAAATCGCCAACGACCACCGGATCACCGCTTAAAATAGCTGTATCCCCACTATTAGTGATCGAAATGGTCATGCCTTCCTGAACATAATTCTTAGCCATTGTTGTTATCTCCACGGCCCCGAAGGGCCGAATTTCAGGTATAAAAAAAGCCCGTCAGGGCCGAGGAAGTAAAGTACGGGGATTACTCTCCGCTGGATTTCACCAAGCCACGATGATCAACAGGAGCGACACCCGCATCAATACGCACTTTGGTTGTCACGCCGTCCGAGGTGAAACCTTCTTGCTGATCAATGTAAGGCGTATCCATTCCAGACAGATAGGCAACCTCAATCGTATCTGTTCCCTGTGCCGCTGCGAGATACCAAGCCTTGGCGCTGGCATCATCAAGACGAGGCTCGGCAATGACGGTGGCAAAATCTTTAACTGGGTTGATGATACCCGCATTAATGTCTGCACCCTTGACACTGGATGAGCGAATGACCTGGTTAGTCGTAGATTCCAGGCTGGTTGGAACAAGAATAAAGGCCGGGCGAATATTCAGGTGACGCTCGCCTTCTTTTTGCGTGCGCATCATTTGACGGGCTTTATCAAGATTGGCCACGTCAATCCCGCCGCTCGTAAGGTTGCCATGCTTATTATCAAACAGAGGGGTGTTATCGGTTGTCATCTTAGGATTGGTCGTCAGAATAAGGTAAACCAGATCCGCAATGGTGGCTTTCGCTGCCCGCCCCAACTTCATTGGAATATCGGTCAGCATGTTCAAGTCATCATTAATAATAGCCTGACGGGTGATGGAGAATAATTCACCGTAAGTCGCCAGCGCGATGGTGGCCTGTTTGTCACCGGTGGTCACATACTTATATTCCGCACCCTCACGAACCTTGCGCAGCGATTGAAAACCACCCATACCAACACGGTGTGCAGTTTTAAAATCAGACAGTTGCCCTTTGCGTGTCCATTCTTCGAACGTTTCCGGCGCTTCTTCCCAGCCTTGCAGGATAGATTTATTACTCACGTCGATCAGAATATTACCGAAATCAGAGGTGCTGTGAGTAAAGGCCATTCCCACCATTTGCATAGGGTTGTAGGAGGCCACACCAATACCCCGCTCGGTCAGAGACATACGCGCCAATTCACGTAGCGTCATGCTGTTATAAGCGTTGTCTTTCTGGCGTTCTTCATAGCCTGCACGGACCATCAACGCCTGACGAATACCATCGCCAGTGAAGTTACCGTTCCCGGCATAGATGTGCTGACCCGCAGGAGGGGTTTTATTCGATGGCGTGGCATCTTTCCCCATCAATGCCAGCAACTTTTCTCGGGACTGTTCCAGAGTGCAATCAATATCTTCGACACACGCGGATTGCAGTTCCTGATAGCGCCCACCGAACATAGCAAACAGATCTTTAATACCGTTGATCCGCTGTTTTTGCGCCTCACGCTCCTGAGCACGAATGGCATTGTCATCCAGAGATGCTGCAGGTACTGCCGGCGGAGTGGGTGCGACAGGCTGTATCGCGGTCGCTTTGGGTTTTAGAATCATATTTTTCAGAGAGGCTGGCATAGAGTCGAATTCCTCGATACGTTTTGAATTGATGCGGGCCATAGCCTGCATCGACGGGAGTAGTTGATCGGCAAAACCGTGCTCAACACATTCCTGTGCCGTCAGCCAGGTTTCTTCACCGAGCATGACAGCCAGTTCTTCCGGGGTTTTACCGGTTTTCTTGGCATAAGAGGGAATAAGAACCCCCTCCACCTTATCGAGCAGATCGGCATAGTCGCGCATATCATTGGCATCACCACCGGTAATGCCCCAAGGCTTGTGGATCATCATCATCGCGTTTTCCGGCATAATGACGGGGTTGCCGACCATCGCAATCACCGAGGCCATAGAGGCGGCAAGACCGTCGATATAAACCGTTTTACTGGCGGGATGAGTATTCAGTAGGTTGTAAATGGCAATACCTTCAAACACATCACCACCCGGAGAGTGGATACGCAGGTTAATATGGTCAATATCACCCAACGCTTTCAGGCTACTGGCAAACTGGCGGGCGGTTACACCCCAGTAACCGATCTCCTCATAGATATAAATATCTGCGCTTTTTTCCCCACTGGCTTTCATGCGGAACCAGCTTTTATCTCCGCCAGACGCCTGCGGTGCCTTAATCAGTTTCTTTCTGCTGCTCTTGCCCACGGGCATCTCCTTTATCGTTAGCCGGATCAGTATCAAAGGTAAGATCCAGCTCGGTATTTTCGTCAATTTCCGCCTTACGACGGCGTTTTACATCCCCCGGATTAGCACCGCGAGCGCGGATCCAGTCAGCTTCTGTGGCCGCGCCACCCCGAATCAACACGCGCCATGAATTTGCCTCTTTTAACGGGTCAATCCACGGCATAACGGGGCCGCTGTATACCGCATTCAGCAATGTATTTTGGTCAACATCGGGTGGGACGGTGATAATGCCAGCGGCAATAGCCTGTTTCAGCCAGTTGCGGTACATGGGACGGGTGACCGCTGCAATAAAGGTATCCTGCAAGATGCTGTAGCCCTCGAAAGATTCCACCAGCTCCTGTCGCTGGGCACTGTATGTACCGTCATAGTTGCGGGATATACTGGAATAGCTTCCACGACTTCCGGCGGCAACCGCTCTTAGCTGACCGTTACGGAAATTTTCAAGGTTGGGATTGGGCCGGTCTGACTTGATCATGCCAATTTCTTCACCTGGCAACAGGTCATCAAAGATAATGCCAGGTTCAATGTTCAAATCCCGCTTATTGTCTGCAGATGAATCATCATAGGTTTGAGCGTCACCTTTTTTAATGTACATACCCAATGCAGCCGCTATACGTGCAGCAGTTAACTCAGAGTCCTCGTACTCTTTGAGCGCACTCAACCGGATCAGGATGCCAGACAATAAGCTGTTTCCACGAACCTGATGTAAACGACGCATAAACTTCAGGTGTACCATGTCATCAGCCACGATTTCTTTCGTGTTACCCAGCGCAATACCTGTCGTGACCAGGGATTTATAAACAACATATTTAGTGGGGCGTCCCCAGCCATTCAGGTAAATACCCTGACAAATACCTTTTCCATCGTCGTTCATCTCCAACGGAACAAAGTCAGGTTCAAGCGCCTCAATCCAAAAAGGAATGTCGGCTGTTGCCGCTAACCCCTGAGCAGATCCACTGACAAATTGCCCAAAGACTTCACCGTCGCGCAACCAGGTGCGTGCCATGAGGCGTTCGAGTACCGGCCGGGTAAACTGCCCGGTCACATCAGGTGAAACAGACCACTCCGCCCATGCTGCCCTGATTTGTTTCGCCAGATCATCAGCCACTAACCCGGTACGAAGAATAGGCTGTGGATCGACGATGATGCCCTTAGCACCAATGATGCGCTCTTCCAGTTTATCCAGCAGCCCGATCACTAGGTCATGATTGTTGTCCAGCCAGCGAGCCTGTTCCCTCAAAGAACGGCCCGCTACTTGACTGAGCTGGTTAGCGTTACGGTTTTCACGCTTAGCGCGATGGGTCCGGGTGGGTAATACCGCTTCATATGCACGTATAGCCACGCGAGATTTTAAGCGGGCAGCTTTCCAGCCCGGTGAGAGCAAACCAATAGCATCATCAAAAATGCTCATTATGGAAACCTCGCCACTTTATACATAGGACGTCCACGCCGGGTTGCCAGAAGATTAGCGAGGCGGCGCTCCCATACGTCTCGCCCCTTTCGAATCTCACTCAAATTTTCCATCGCCATTGACTGACCGTTAAAGGTGATGGACTTACCTTCCAGCACCGCCATTTCTGCTGCGGCATAACGCTGGATCATGTTTTCAATCTCTGCCTGATTCACACCCAGCCTCCTGAGGTAGATGGTGCCCATGCAGAGGTATTCCCTTCTTGCTGGGCTGATGATTTTTTAGATTTTGTTGACTTGGTACGGGATGTTGGGTAAGTCGATCTTTCAGCGGGAGGTAACAGTGATTTGGCTTCAACAGGTCGTGCCCATGGAGGCGGTTTTTCCCAGTTGATTTTCTCGTAACCCCTCAGTATTACCAGTGCATGGGCATATACCATAAGGTCAAATGCCTCATTTGCGCCCTTACCCGGTTTTGTCCATTTACCGTCAGGGCTTCGTTCCTCGTAGGTCAATTCGTCATAGAACCATTCCCCCAGCCATGCCGGGAAATGCACGTAGTTAGCCCCCGGAGTTTCACGCTGAAGCGCGTTACTGATCCGGTCTTTCAGTTGATTAGTCTGCAAAAGATAAAGAGGTACATCCCCTCGGGCCTCAGCCCGCCGGTTAGGGCGATCTGTATTATCAGGAAGCGTTTTGGTGATCAGCTTGCTGCGCGTCGTGCTATCCCCCTTAAAGAGAAAGACGCGCTTATGCATTCCATCGCGACGGCATTGCCGCCAAAACTCGTAAGCGTTCCCGGTTACGCCATCCTCGCCGCCGGAGTCCACTCCCATTGCAAGTACAGGCAATGAAACGTTGGGGTTGCTATCCAGTGGCCATTCTTTATCCAGTACATCGGAACGCAACAGGTCCCAATCTTCGAGATAACCGGCGGGATCAATTGGCAGACTTTCGCCATTAGGCCCGACACGCATCGACTGCTTGATGTTGTAACGGTCAACTATCCACCGTTCACCGTGGGTACCATAGCCAATAACCTGAACAACGAAACGCCGGTTTTTACCCCCCTGCACATCAACGGTGGCTATGAGGAAATGCACACCGTCCGGCACAGTACGCTTCGTTACGTCCTCCGCCCGAACCATCAGAGTTTCAGATTGTCGCTGCCCTACGCTGGATTGAGGGGTGTAGGGCAATCCCCAGTCAGTGTTAATGACCGCTTTCAATGTCTCCTCGCTCTGATTCGCTTCATAGTCCTTCTGAGCGGAAAGTAACTTATAGACCAACTGAGAAAGCGTCTGATAAGCAGCGGCGGGTCCTTCCATCCAAAATGATGCGATGCGAGATCTGCGCGCCTGACCAGTGATATTTCCATGACAATCTATTTTCTCGCCATCACGCAACCAGATACCTTTCTGATTAAGGTCCCGCTTTTGGTTAGCCGTTATTTTTCCCTGGCAGTGCGGACACTCTATATAAGCGGATTCACTGGCCTCCACGGGGTCTGCAATATTTTGATATCCCTGAACAACATCTTTTGAGGGCTGGAAATACTCGCCACAGTGCGGGCAAGGCCAGTACCAGCGGCGTCGGTCGCCACGGTTATACAGTGAAAGAATGCCCGTAGTTGGCGGGGCTTCGTGGGGTGAGCTTCTCCGCCATTTGGCATCAGTGATAGCGCGGCCAGGGGAGCTTTCAACCAGTGTCATACCTGATGACATAAATGTTGTGGTTCGTTTTGAGGCCAGGGTGAACCCGTCGCCCTCCCCGTCAATATCTTCCGGGAAGCGGTCATAATCCGTCAGCGCCACGAACTTATAATCTGATGATGACATTACGTTGATGGATGGCCAGCCTATTTTAAGGAATGACCCATCACGAAATATTTTATCGTGAACGTTATTATCGTTTCGGCGCGGACTAAGCCTTTTTGCTACTGCAGGGCTACTTCGGAAAGTACGATCAAGACGCTTCTTGCTGTGCTCCCTTGCCTTATCTTCTGTCATTTGAACGATGAGCATGTCGGAAGGATCACAAACAATGGTGTAGACAGCCCAGCCATCAATCAAACCAATTGTTTTACCTGTTCGGGCTGGACCGACAAAAATTACTGCGTCATATTCACGCGATGCAAGCATGTCCATGGGTTCAAGAACATAAGGGGCAACGTTCGGGTCCCAGGGAACCGAATTACCCGCCCCCTTTGGTACTCTCATGTATTTATGTACCGCCGCTGAGACTTTAATCCGGCGCGGCGGCCGTAGGATTAATGAAATATCTCGTCCTATAGTTTCCGCTGACGCATAAGCCATTAATCCTCCTCGACAATCACCTCCCCTTTATCGCTCATAAGATCAATCGCACAAGCTTGATAAGAGCGTTCAGATAGCGTCGTACGTAAATCATCTATTGCAGCCTGAACAACTGTTACTGCTTGAGGCGATAAAGCGCAGTCGCGCTCCAGAATATCTGGAATTGTCTCCAGAACCTGCACTACCGATTTTGTCATTGCTGAATAAACGGCTACGACCTCATTAACAGGAATTAAACTGCGTTGTTCTTTTTCTAATTTGATGCGCTCGTTTTCCGATTGAAACCAATCCTTACGTTCTTTCGGGATCATGTGCGAGGGATCATGTGAGATATCTTCACCCGCCTCACGGACAACGGCGAATAATGCAGGGGCCACATCTTTAAGGGCATAAGTCGGATTGCCACGGAAGGTGCCTGTGGCCTGAATATTATTCTCCACAAGCCGCTTTCTAATCGTTGCCCTATCCACAGAAAAAGCCTCAGATATCTTGGATATACTCCAATTAAAAGCATCAGCCAGGTCGCCAATATTTCCCATCACCACCTCTCGCCACCAGCTCAACCTCTTATATATCAATTAAAAACAAATAGTTAACCTCATATAACCTGATGAATATGATTTTGAATTTCATCAGGTCAATTTTAATATTTTAATTTAAAATCATATGGATAGGACACCTGCTGATGATGCGATCAAAATCCAAAAACTAGCCGTTTTCCGCGAGTCCCACTCCCCGTGGTGGGGACCCCCTCCGGGAGTACCTTTACAAATGATATCCATTCTCATTTCATGACCTTGAATGGTATTGATTGTCATTTCAATTTTAATTTTTCAATCAATTCTGTAGGGTCACTCGAAATGATCTGTTGCAACTCGGAGTAGACCAATACAACCGCAAGGTAAGCTTCACCGTTTGGATAGTCACAGATTGCCTTTCGGATGATACCAATGCAGTCCTTAGCATTTTTTTGTTGCTCCTCCGTCAGTGATGCAATCAGCCCTTTTAACATCAGTATTGCCTGCTCTTCCTCCGTCATTTCATTTCTCCTATGTAGCCATTATCAATGGTACTTAATGAATGCCACCCTTAGCTTTTTCATGGCTGCTTCCAAATAGAAAAGCCACCGGCTTATAAGACCAGTGGCTCCAGGTACGCGTTATCATGTTTACCCAACAAGCCATTACTCGAATAGAGACAGTGCTTCTACTGCGTTCTGAATTGCCTTAGATGTCTTCGCTACAACGCCCTGTTCTGTATAAACCGCTGCAAACTGATGGGCGAACATCTCATACTTCAACTCACTATCACCAACGAATGCAATGGCCTCTCGAGCCGCAGCAGTATCATTTGTGACCAGCTTTAATACTCTCAGTTTCAATGCCTGCGAAGGGGTGATAGCAGCGACTTCTACGTTTAACTCTGTCATTTCATTTCTCCTATGTAGCCATTATCGATGGCACTCAATGAATGCCACCCTTGGCTCTTTCATGGCTGATTCCAAATAGAAAAACCACCGGCTTATAAGGCCAGTGGCTTGGTGCGTGCGTTTTAGATGACGGTGGTCAGTGTAGTATACTATACAGGCTAGGGAGGTGGGCTAAACCTCTACAATAAGAAAGAGTTCCGAACTTTTCCCCTATATTAAAATTAAAGGTCGATAACCACTGCAATAGATATACAACACTAATTTTACTTTTATCTATTGGAGAATAACCATGGCCTCAACAAGTGTATTTATAGTAGAAATGAAAGAACCAATAACTGTAATTTCGTTAATTATCTATCACTTAATTAAATACTATTTCCCGCTTTCCTCTAACCGCTTGACCCGCTGATATAGAAGCATCACCATTTCTGGGTAACTAAAGCCACCGAGTTCATACAACCGTTCAAGTGATTGGCGGGTGCCAAATTGAGCGCGATATTCTTTGTAAGCTTCTTCCGCATACTCAGCGCGAATAGTGGGGTTAACTGATTTCTGAACGGGTACCTTCACTGCTTTCTCTCCGCGTTCTGTCGCCAGCTAATAACCTCATCAAGCCGCCCCTTACAGATCCGCAGCTCACGCTTGAGGGCTAGCGCATAAAGCCCGCTATCGCCCCAAGTGGTACCGACGAACTCCGGTACCTCGCATTGAGTTAATGCTGATTCAGGGGGCCATAACTGGATTAATTCGGCTGACTTATGCTGTGGGCTATTCTTGCAGGATGACAATGCTAGCGTCAGGCAGAGGCTTGATAGAACAATCATCACTCGCCGCCGAAGCTTTGAAACGCCGGAGTCGCTCGTCACTTTCATTGCGTAACTTCCTCTCGTTCTCTAACTGCCGGTCTGTAGCTGCTCGGTTGGCGGCATCATTAGCACTGTAGGCATCGATAATGTTACCCAGTGCAACGTTAGTGTTTCGCTCGGCTCTCAGGTCTTTTTCCGTATTCTCGACCTTATTTGAGAGGCGGTAACTGTTAAAGAGCAGAGCCGACACAATGACAACCAGCAAAGCAATAATCCCACCGGCTATTTTGTTAGGCATAGCGCCCGTTCCTTATCGCGGCGCGTCACCAGCCCCGGCAATTTCTTACCACCGCCATATACCCAGCGCGGGAACTGTTCGCAAGCTGCCGTCACATTGCCAGCACGGAAATACTGGAACATGGTGGATTTCTGCATCGATGGGCAACCAGCGTTAAAGGTGATAGACGTAGCAGCATCAAAAGCACCTGGCGGTAATTTATTGCCGTTCGCATAACGAATAACGCAGCGCTCAGCATCAATGATGTTTTTTTCCCAATCAGCCACTATCTGTGCATCAGTCTTTCTGGTGCCAGGTATGACGCTGTGAGTGTTTCCCACCCCATCTGTGATAATACCTGCGGGGCAAACATACGGATCACGGCGGCATGACTCAGCATTGCCTATCAGCTCTAATCCCCGTTCGCTTGTTCTGACGTTGCCATTGGATACAACGAGAGCAATGATTGCTGCCACAGAACACAAGCCACCGGCCTTACTTAGCTTGTTCATATAGTTCCTCGTTACGCTTTATTGCTTCTGCAACAATCTCCACAGCCGCTGAGCGATCCGCTATCGGGCGGGTGGTCGCGTCATTGAGGAACTCCCGCAGTATTTCTGTACGCTTTTGCTCTTCAATTAACCGGGCTTTCTCTTCACGCCGTTTGGCGTAATACGTTTTTATCGTGAAGAAAGCAGAGATAATTGCACCCAGGATAAAGATGTACTCCTGTAGGGATAGTAATGAGAAAACGCCAAGCGCTAATGACCACCAATAAGGCAGGTTTTGAGAGGTAACTGGTTCCATTCGCATAGTCTCCCCCTCCCGGCCTGCGGGTTGGGCGTGTGTTTAAGGAATTTAGCCCACCAGTGAAGCCACTCATCTGTTAATAGTGTGTGTGGAGTTGATTGGGTGACTGATGGGCTAAAACGAAAAAGCCCCAGCGGTTAAGCTAGGGCTAAAATTTGGTACGCCATCGCGGACTTGAACCACGCACCGTCAGCTTAGAAAGCTGGCGCTCTATCCTGATGAGCTAATGGCGTAATATGTTAATATATAAACAAAAAAATGCCCCTACGAAGCGGGCAAAATCCTCTAAAGTCACATACAACAGGGGTAAATCGTTGTGAGTTCAACCCTACGCCTAAATGAGTAGGAAGCAATGAGAATCTCGGACAATATTATGAAAATCGTGCAATTAAATGAAGATAATTCTAATTAATTTTAAATTAACAGGATATTTGACATGAAAAAACCAAAGATGCTTACCGAAAAATCTAATTTCTATTGATAACTAATCTACAGAAAGCATTCCAATAGCTAAACTCAAATAAAATTTACGTTCTTCATTTTGCTCTTGTAAAAATTCAGACTTGAAATGTTGTACTAAATTATTCAAGTCGATATTTTCTCCACTTACGCGAAATTTAATAACTGCTTCGCCGATTAACCTACTTACGTAATCGCATGTAGCATTTAAGCTATCTCCCTTAGGGATCATAAAAACCTCAAAGTTAAGATGCCCCATTAAGTGTAGGTTATTTATTGTACAGATTATCTTGCTTACCAATAAACCACTGAATGTGCTTGATTGTCTCAAATTATTACAGTTATGGTTACATTTCAGGAGCAATACAAAGCAATGTGCTGGCTGTAACCCTTAAAATACAAAAGGCCCACCGAAGTGAGCCTTAAACTTGATTACTGAATTATTTAGCAAATTTCTCAGCTTCTTCGCGAGTAGTGATGAAGCTTTCGCCAAGGCCAATCGCAATCAATATTCCTACGATATAACCCGCTAGCTTACTGTTTAAAATCTTCTTGAACATAAAACCTCCAATTTAGAGGAGTAATCATTCTATGCCCTTTTAATCATTTGTAAAATGTCGTGTATTCACCACATTCGGCTGAGAGCCCAAACTTTGCTAATGGATTTCAAGAGCGGTAGAGCCTAAACGAAAGATTTCATCTGTGGCTTTGGGTCTACAGCAAAAATAATAAGCCCGATAATTAGGGCGTTAATGCATAGAATGAATAAAAAAGCTTAAAGAAACCTTCAGTATGGCCGTTTAAACATTAGGATCATCAGAGAATAAGGATTAACAATGAAGCTTTATCACGGAACATCACATTCAGCATCTTTACTTATAGAGTCAAGCGGGTACATCGCGTGCAACATAGCGAGAACCTATGGATATAACAGCGTTCTTCCAACTACGAATGGATTTGTATATCTAACTAACCACCCTGGTTATGCGGCCTACATGGCAAACAAAGTTGCCTACGAGAAAAATGACGATTTTTTCGTAGTGTATGAAATTGATATCGAAGAAGAACATCTTGTTGCTGATGTGGATGAATTAATTTACGTTTGCGGACTCCCAGAGGAAAAAGCTATGAGTTTAAGCCTGCAAGAGTCTCTTGAATTATCAGGATGCTGCAGAACGCCTAACAATCTTCATGTAGGTAAATCGGTATTAAAAGAAGTTACCCTACCATGCACGAGAAATCGTAATCACCCTGATTTAAGCAAGTCACGCGAAGTGATCATCCTACGCAGAGTAGGTCAGTCTTCTGGTGCTTTAAAAATCCTTGATTCACAAGAATGGACTTCATTCTGACTCAAATAAGAAAGTCCTGACAATGAATACTCGATTGTCGGGGCTTCTCGATTTTAGGGTGCATAAAATGCAAAACCCCGCACGATGGCGAGGTCTTTTTAATTGTGTAAGCTACGTGACAAAGTAACCACTCTTAGCAGAGTAATAGGTAAAATTCGTAACGAATAGTTTTTTATACGTTTTTTTATTAGTTCATACTTACTGTTACACCCATTGAACTCTGGGCCAATCAGATCTGACAGCCAGCTCGGTGCCAATACCGGACATTCAACGCACTAAAACATACTAATACAGCGAGGCAACACTTACTTGTCAGAAGATAACGCCCCAGATAAATCGTGTGATTAACTACAGGAAGTAGCACTGATTTAAGATTTGGTATTATGAATATTGGTTTCCTGACTTTTCATATTCTTCCTGGCAAATTACACTCCTGAATTAGCTTTTCAAAATATTCTCAATCTGGGAGACAACCTCATGACTCTGGAGCCGGCAATCGCTAGGCTTGTTGACGACTTTATCGCAGCAGGTCGCCCGTCATCTCGTAATCAGACATTTGAAGAACGTCGTGCCACGTATGTTGCAAGCACAGCTCTGTCCGGTGATATTGAGCAGCGCGTAAATGTTGAAGATATGGTTATTCAAGGGATTTCGTTGCGTATCGTATCGCCCTTAAATGAGGGGGGGTTTTTGCCTGCGATTGTCTATTATCATGGTGGTTGTTTTGTGAGTGGCGGTTTTTTAACACATGATAATCAGCTGCGACAACTTGCCTTCCTGAGTGGTTGTAGAGTCGTTGCGGTACAATATCGTTTAGCTCCAGAACATACTTATCCAGCTGCACATGATGATGCGGAACATGCTGCGAACATTGTTTGGCAACACGCACAAGCGTTGGGCATTGATCGAAACCATATAACATTAATGGGGGATAGCGCGGGAGGCCATCTTGCCCTGATAACAGCACTTCGATTGAGAAACACCAAACAATGGCTGCCCCAGCAGTTGGTACTTATTTACCCCATGCTGGATGCAACTGCATCATTTGAAAGCCACAAGCTAAATGGTAACGATTATGTGCTAACAAGCGACACGCTACTTAGCGGTTTCGAAGCCTATTTTCCTCATACTGAATTTACTCATCCTGAAGTCAGCCCGTTACTGCATGGTGATTTATCTGCGTTGCCACCAGTGCATATCGTTACAGCGGAATACGACCCGTTGCGCGATGAAGGTGAAGCGCTATTTGTCCGCCTTACTCAGCAAGGGGTAAATTGCACAGCACAACGCTATTTCGGCGTCATTCACGGTTTCTTTCAGCTTGGGGGGATAAGCCCGACAGCACGGAATCTAATGCGGGACATTTGCGCGCTTATTCGTTCATTGGTTAAGCCGTAATATCCCGCATTTTCCAGGCCATCATCCATCTGTTCATATCGCTTGATAAGAAATGGAGTTGTTGAATGATAGTTTGCTGACATAAAGTCTGCATTTCGTTCATAGCGGTACCTTTGGTGCTGAAGTGGGCAGTTTCGTGCTAGAAAGCAGACGTTACAAACAGTTAATTGTGTTAATCAAGCGGGAGCAGATCAACTCCAAGTAAAGGGGGGCTTTTATTTGACTAGGGCGACGCTAAGTTGATCTGCTTCCCAATGAATAGCTCAGTTAGCGTCCACTTCTCGCCCTTAACCGACGCTAATATTTATCCAATCCTTGCTACAGAGCATTGTCAGAACAGGTCTGATACAGTTTTGTACTATCAGATTTATGCGTCCACTCATCCATTTCTAACTTAGCCCCTGCCATAATCAAACAGGCATCTACAAAAGTTTCAGCCAGCATGAGTTTTAACCGAATCTTACCCTCTGAGCATTTATGCTTCCTGGCAATCGCTGACTTTGATATACCCTTTTTATAATGCTGCTCTATCAGATTATACTCTTCGCTGCGTCCTGCCTTTTTTAGCCTGCCTATAGCAGCATCGACTAACAACCCATCATTATCACAGCACGACAACCGTGATTTTGTGGTACTGGGTAACAGACCTTTAAATCCTGCTGCAATGGGGGAGTAACCTACGCCACTATCTTCATTTGCTGCCCAACCGCCCCAGCGTTCTAATACCAATTGAATATCACGCATATTATGGATACCCCTCTGAATCCCTGGACGTTACCCAATAAAAAAGCGAGCCGTATTTAATATACGACTCACTATTTATATTGATTAGCTATGTAGATATATTACCATAAATCGTAACGATAAATGAGTAAATAACGGTAATATCTTCCACAATGACAGCACGTTAGGCGACGTTAATTGATTTATTTAACAAAGTCGTTTATTACAGGTGCATTCATCACCAGATCCCCGTCTATTCCAATGCTTCTGCTTTTGCATCCCCTATACGCACTCATGCACTCCTATCAAATTCAGATATACCGCATCATTATCTGATCCTGAAAAACTCTGATGTCGCTCACTTTGCAAATACCATTTCAATACATCCAGTGCCTCTCGTTGATGGCGAGGGCGGATGATTTCAAGCTTCTTATCAAGATAGGTTTCACGGTCAGATATAGGCCCCTCACAATCATAACCATATCCACCAGGGTCCATTTCTTTGCAAGCAGCATTACGAACCGTATATAACCATTGCCAATATTGAAACTCCCTTACGACATCAGAGAGCGTATGAGGCTCTGGTAAAACCCCAGCGAAACCCTTTGACGCTTCCGCTCGCAGGTCCCATACATCAGTAACTCGCTTACCCTCAATGCATCCCTTCTTTTTTTCCTCAGGTGTCCAGCCAAAATCATTATCATAAATATCACCACAGACCATCTCCATGAGTTGTTCAGCTTTGGTAGGTTCCAATGCAGCCTCATAGCTGCCAAATGTCCCCCTGACCTCTGCTGCACGAGTAAATTGGGTTCTGGCCCTGTCTATATAATGCTGCGGGTCGCCCATCATTAGTGTGGAAAAGCTGGCAGTCCATCCCGCACCATTCGCTTCCAAATAACGTGTGTAATTATCACGAGCATCTTTGGGGGATATAGTCAGTTTGTGTAAAGCTTCCTCTGCCGCCACAATATGTCCCGGTTCGCCGGTATTGATAACCTCCAACACCCACAAATAGGCGTCGGTCTGCTTATCTCCCGTAATACGCCGCTGCACTGGTAAGGGTTTGGGCACTATAAGTGCAGTGCTGTATTGCTTCTCTGGTATCTCAAACATCGCTGTATGCTCGGGATTATCAGCAAATAACCCCGACCGCTTACAGGCGCTTTTGACCGTGCTCAAATTCAAATTAGTCATATCGGCTATCCGTTTATAACCGATGCCTGATTGTTTAAGCCGAAATACCTCAGCACGTAATTCTTTTGTCATTCTCATGATATGCATACCCTGTATTCTTTTACTCTCTGTCAGGGCATTGGTGTAATCCCCCACCAGAGAGAATGATTTATCCGATTCAGGTCAGTTCAAATGGAGGCGATCCGCTTATTCCTCCAAATCATCAGGCATCATGAGCACCACAAAACGGGGTTGCTTACCGTCAATTCTGAGCGTTTTCTTGGTGATCCCCTTGCTCGGTTTATCCAACATACCGGCATCTGCCAGAACCTGAGCAAAAGCCACTGCATTAGCACCTACGGCTATCTCATCGCGAAACACCGACGGGAAGGTATGGAATACCAATGTGTCGAGTCCCTGCTTTTTCTCCCGATACCCCGCTAAATCCTTTATTGGTAAATCTCGCGGATCTGTTTCAGGGTGTGGTAAATAACGGCTATAACCGAAGCGTTGCAAGAAAGACTCAGCCTGTTCCGCCCATGCTTTTGATTCACGGTTACCCATACCAAAATCATTAACCCATGCATTAAAGCCATGTTGTAAAGCGTCACGGCACTCTTGCTCACTCCAACTGGTAAGGTGTTTGGAAAGCAGCAAAGCGGCTTCCAGTATGGCGAACCTCGATGCAACACGGCGTACCTGCTCACTGGCTTCATCGGGTAATAATGCTATCCACCGACGTTCCGCATCCCTGACAGCTTGCGCTGCTACTTCTTTCTGACTGGCTAGACATTTTATCCATGCCCGCCCTACCGCACCGTAGTGGTCTTTACAGGCATCTCGCATAGCATCTGCATGGGCTTTACCGTCCTTGAAACCGTGGTATACAGTTGCTTTGGTGATGGGCACATTTAATAACCTCACCAGTTGACCAGCGTTTACTTTGCCACCATCAGCTCGGATATAACTTTCGAGATCGATTTCACCGGTACTGAATGCCATTGCGCGCCAGCGTTTCACATCCCGATTACCGCCCTCCTTGGCCCCCTGAATTTTGCCAACCCCGTTAAATAAGGCGTAAGCAGCATCAGCAACTGCGCGTTTATTGCTGCCTTGCCCTATCTCATCCAGTGGCATAAAACCGTCATTGTGCGCCGCAGCCTCATTTACCAAGCCCAATGCTGTTGAGTACCACGTCAGTTTCAGCGCTTCGGGTTCACCATAAACAGTGGTAGCCGCGTTACCCGTCGTGGTTTTACCCGCGGAGGAGCCACCGAATAAATGAACACCAAAACCATCCGCACCAGCCAGACCAATGAGCGGAGCAGCAAAAGCACAGGCAATACCCAGCATCATGGAGGGGTTTCCTCGAGCAAGTTTTGCAACATTGCTGCGCCAACTCTCTGGCGTGCCTTTAGTGGTATAGCCTTTTGCCGCCGATGAACGGCCATTAAAGAGTACAGGGGTTGCAGGCGACCCAATCACCGAACCATCGGGCATAATGTATGCACCACATTGCCAGCCAGTAGCATTGGCAACCGTCCAAAGCTGCCGTTCTCCACTGCGTTGCAGATAGTCCGCCAGTATTGCCCGTAATCCACTCTTGGCTGTGATAGATAAACCACCAGCCCGCAGCCGCGACCAGCCTTCCCGCTCGCCAATGTCACGCATGGGTAAAGCTTCTGAACGTTCGGTACTGTTACCCTCCGGCGTCCAGGAGAGGATCAGATACCGCTCGTTATCGTCTTCACCTATCCCCGCAACTGATATCGGGTCACTCAGCCAGCTTTCTCTTTCCGTAATATTGCCGTTACTTTTATCCAGTTTGGGTTCAACCCAATACATGCCACCTTTACGCTCATCGACATATGGACGTCTGACATCCTGAGGCTCCGCTACCGGAGGCTCCTCTTCAAGTAAGCTATGTGGTTGATAAAGGGAATCTGCGAACGCGGTAATACTCGCATCCAGTCCATACTGCTGACGATAATCATCCCAGTCGGCTTTATGGTCTGTCGGTGGTAAGGCAACCCAGCCATTCACCGCGGTAGCCGCTTTCTCAGCAGATTCTTTCCCGACATTCTTTTCACCGGGTTTAAGGTCATTATCAGCAGCAATGATAATTTTCGCATCAGGCCAACGTTCCCGGCTGGTTTTCGCTATATGGATCAGATTCCCTTCATCAATAGCGGCCAGCACAACCCCATCACTCAATAACGAGACTGTAACGCCGGTTGCGTTACCCTCCGCAATTAATACTGTTACAACCGGCTCATCATTCAGTGCAGTTGGAAGTCTCACAGGAATGAATGAACCTTTCTTGACGGTGCCGGATATCAGTCGTTTGGTGCCATCAGGCTTAATCACCTGCGCACCCGTTACTACACCCTCCATTGTTTGCAGTACCAGCAGTAAAGAACCGTCACTCAATAGGGCTTGAGGGGGGCTTGGAAGCCCCTTATTAAGTAGGTACTGAGATTGGCCAGGTACCGTTTTCGCCACCAGCTCCGCAACCTTATCCGCTATCGGGATACCGGGTTGTACCAGCTGTTTTACAGATTTAGCAGGTACCGTCGCAGACACTCGCGAGTCGGGATCCATTCCCAGTGCGTCTGCTACCATGACCGCCGCCTCAGTGGAGGTGCATTGCTTAACTTTCTGTACCAGCTCAAGCCCATCACCGGCACCACACTGATTACAGAAATGGGTCCCACGTCCATCCTGATCATCAAATCGGAATCTGTCTTTGCCACCACATGCCGGACAAGCAGAATGGTCGCGAGGCCGTTCCGGTACATCAATACCGAGATAACCAAGAATATCGCGCCAACGATTGGTGGCCTGAGCCGTAACTTCACGGATCATGTCGATGGATGGCTTCATGCTGCACCGTCCTGACTGAATACCAGTCCATGCCGGTTATCGTGAGGATTAGCCAAAGTCTCTACGACTGTAGCCTTCATGACTTCCGTCATTGTCTCGACGCCGTGCGGTGTCAATTTACTGTTATCTTTACTCAGCATCTGAGTGTAGGTTTCCACAAGAATCCGCGAGCCGTCATCACGCCCGAATTCCTGAAAACAAAGCACTTCCAAAGAATGAATAAGGCAATTACAAACTGCGGACTCGGTTAAATTCTCAAGAACGACAATCTTTTTAGAATTAATAATGACATTGGCAATGGATTCGCCTCTATTTCGTTTCTGACAATAAGCGATAAATGCCACTGCAATATGTTTACGATTTAATTCGATTGAATGATTCAGGTTCGTCATAAATATATCCTTTCCTTTCATCAGGCCGAGCGAGTCCCCAGCCTGATGGCTGTTATTTTTGAAATGTTGGAATGCTAACTAATTAAATACAGGGCATTTAGCTATTGGCTTTATCAAGGCGCTCCATTTTGTCCGGCCTCCCGCTCAAGCAAATGAACCGCAACTGGCCCGGCGAGATCCAGTGCTAGACCTAGTAATTCCTTTTCGTCAGTAGTATCTAATTCAACATTGGATTCAAACATCAACAGCAAGAGAGCATTTAATTGACCAGCCTTATGCGTGGCAATATCCAGAGGTACTGATTCATTGGCTTTCATAGTTATGCTCTCCCGATAAAGGTAAATTCAGCGACGAACCGTGCCAGTGGCATAATGCAGGGCGATGAATATCCGTCACGGCTAAAAGTAACGCGATTAAAGGCAACATTATCGACAGTGACCAATGAGCCATGACTGTCTTTGTAACGATCATTGGGCAGCGGTTCGCGCATAATTCACCCCCTCGATATTTTTCGCCGCTTTTTCAGCGCGATCCATAGCAATCCAAAGAAGTTCGTAACCCGTGTCGTTACCATCCTCACTAGCAATCAGCATTGAACTGACTTTTAAAATTGAAGCAATTTGACTGAGAAGATCGGAAACTTCGCAGGGCGCTAATTTATCCATGAGTCACCCCCATAACATCGGACAGATTTATGTTATGTACTGCCAACCATGCTTCGCGGGGCCATGATTTTACAGAGCCATACTGTGGATCAGGCACCATCTCCGGTTTAAAGCCATTTTCAAGACACCATTTGCGCAATGGACGCCATTCAAACTTCTGATGAGTCACATTTTCTACAGCTTTCACCGTGGCATGCTTTGTACTTTCCCCTAGCCGTTCTTCCAGTACACGACATTTGCGAGTCGCGGCACTTAGTTTGCCGAGGGCGCTGGCTTCACGTTTACGGCTAATCTGGCCTTTGGTACGAATAGCTTTGTCGGCGCGTTGCTTTTCAGCTAAACGGCCTTGCTCGGAGTCGATAGCTAACTGAAGAATTTCCAGACGACTGAGGTCGGGAATGGTTGCAGGTGCTGGCAATGCATCACGTCGGGAGAAGTAAAACTCAGTGAGGTCGTTGTAGTAGTCCCACGCCTGATCGGTTTCCAGCATTTTTGAATGGTTCGCCGCACCGCGTTCTGTCCATAAAGTAAGGCTGCGAGTTTTCGAAGAAATTTGTGCGTCGCTAAAAGATACGCGCAAATCATCAAGTTCTTTACCTTCAATCTGGAAGTAGTGTTTACCCTCAACAAACCGAGACTTATTACGATTAAAGTTCTGACGGATGCGATCAACGGTGGCACCATATCCGGCTGCCATTTGCTCGGTGGTCAAAACACGCTGACCTCGATATTCGATAATCTGTAGATTTTGGGCCTCAACGAGTACCAGTTCAGTTTTTTTAGACATTGCACACCCCCTGCTCATTTTTCGCGTCATGCTCTTCAAACCGTACGATGTTATGTACCGCCTCAGTCCACCAATACACTTGCAACCGTTGCTGCTCGTTCTCAATCAGAGGAATAACAATTGTCAGCAAATGAAGCAGACCTTCTTTAACGCGAAGTAACCGAGTGCGGGATACATTCTCGCTGGTATCAGGGATTGGCTTACCACGGCTACCCATCAGTTCAGTAATCAGGGCTTGAGTTTCTTTGTATGAAGGTGGATAGATATCATCCTCATCAAGGAGCCGCATGATGCTGGTGATCTGAACGTTGCTTAACCGGCGCTCTGTAGCCCCCAAGAGAACAGTGACAGATGCTTTATCAAGGCTTTCAGCTTCACCACACCATGACAGTTTGAGAGCACCACCAGCAGCGTCTAATGCGCTAAATTCAACACGGTATTTTTTAAGCATTGCATACCCCCTGTGCAGGAATACGACCAGCAAAGGAAAGTACGAACTGACCAGCCAGAAAGCGGCGGGCATCTTGTTCAGAATGGGCAGTGACTGATTCACGGTGCGGCGTTGCGTTCAGGTCAGAACGGCACACTGCGAGAAAGAGATACTGAAATTTAGGGCGAGTTTGGGTACTATGTTGTAATGCCATAGTGTAAGCCTCATTTACATTGTGGTTAGACGCCTCAGAAGTGTTCCCGCACTCTGGGGCGTTGCTATTTTCACACCATGATGAAGGTAAGGTGTAAGACACAATATAGTTACAAGGTGTCTTACACGTCAAGTCTTTAAATAGAATATTTACCGTGTATACTGTCTTACACCAAAATACATGGGAGCAGCATATGGCGACGGGTTCAAAAAATGCAAAGTCACAATCCTTAACAGCTCGCATACCACATGAAATAATTGAAGGTATGGAGTTAGTAAAAGAAAAAGGCGAAAGTACTGGGCAGTTCATCACAGCGTCAATGTTAGGTGAGATCAAACGCCGCCAGCGCAAGAAGTCCAAATCAGAACCATCTGAGTAATCCCAAAGGGTAGCATTTACAGTGCTACCCTTTTCTTTGCCTGAACCCGAATACTGTTCGTGTTTGGTTTCCCGACTTATGCCAATGGCGTTCTTCGAAAGAATCAATGGGTTGAGTGATGTTTGTAAGTAACTGAAAGTCATCCGCAAAATTTTTTGCAACTGACTCGAAATTAACGGGTTAGTATCCGACTCGCTCAAAGATAGTCGGTTCAGAGTGCCAGCCGAGGGAAATGCCTTTTTCTGGCTGGCTACTGGAGTTGTAAGCATCATGCCACCACCTCCACACGCAGACCTTTAGCTGTGTAGCCCTGAACCTGCTTACCATTCACACGAACCCGCTTTTTAGTCAGTAAACGGATGTGGTCACCGTATACATGAAGTAATTCCCCATCTAAAGCGACCTCGTTATAACCATATCGAGGCTTATGTGACACCTGCACAAATGGGCTGCAATCCTTGCTATTAGCGGGAACTGGTGCGACAACCCCCTTATCTTTTCCGGTTACTCGATACAACCAGAAACGCCCGTCTTTCCCTATCAGCTTTCGCGTACGAACCGGCACATAGCCAGCTTTGCGCATGGCTACACTGAACGCTGAATCATCGGGGTAATACTGGCGACGAATATTGGCAGGTACTGAAATAGCGAAACTTTGTTTAGTCCAATACTCTGTCCATTGATCAACAAACTCGATAGGCAAACCATTAACTTTAATACCGCTGAGTACGATTTTAGGCTGAGTTTGGGTACTGCCAATTAAGGCATTTAATTTTTTCATGTTTAATTACTCTTCGTTAAATCGCTTGATAGTTGTAGCGATGGAAATCAAATGCTGGATTAAGTCGAACGCAAACACACGCAACAAATGAACACCCTATATGCATAATCAGGCGACTTCCTTGCGGGATTCAGCAATGCGCTGATTGATCCATTCGTCAATTTCGCTTTCAATGAAGGCAATAGAACGGGTACCGATTTTAATCGATTGGGGAAAACGATTCTGGCTGATGAGACGGTAAAGCCAAGCCTTACTGTAACCAGTGCGGCGTTGGACTTCTGATAGGCGGATAAGTGATTGTGCTGCTTGTGGCATGTTGTCCCCTGTTTCTATTTAACGTTGTCATTGGACGTTGGTAGATTACAGGTTTTATTAAATCATCAAAAAAAATCAACTGTGGAAATTGCCGTAAAATTGATAGAACTTCAATTTGAAATGGGCTTTGGAAGCCCATTTGGAAATGACTTAGTAAATATGCTAACTCTAAATTTTTGGTGCATAATCAGTCAGTGCTTTATTCATAAGATTTGTGAGTTGGCGTTCAGTTATATCGAATTCAATTCCTTGCTCTGTTATTCTTAATATTGCTTCTTTCGCAATTGAAGTTCGATTTATTTTAGTTCCATTTCTAAATTTTGGGGATGACTTGTGTAAAGCAAGAACCATTCCAGCAATAAATTTCAAAGAAGTTTCTTTACTTGAAAACTCAGTCCACTCCAATATTTCACTTTGAATTTCCTCAGTACTAATATCAGCAACAGTTAATAAATCTGAATTTAATTCATTGTTTTTTTCAGGGGAATACTCAACACCACACATAAGATGATTGATTATATCCAAGTCTGTTTTATACAAAACTAAATCACCAATAGTGAATTCTGGATAAAAATAAAAAACTGGCGATTCTGGGTCTGAGGTTTGTGTTCCTTCCTGCACCTCTATCATGATACGGAAATCACCTTCAAAATCATAAGGAGATGCGGAAAAGCTATCCATGATTCTTCCACCACGGCGAAGCGATTGAATAAACGCATCGCAAGGCCGCCAGAAATCATGAGCATAACCATTTACCCTATAAACCTGACATAAATGATCATATGAAAGCCGATTGCCCACAAAAGCACTTATATTGTCAATATATGAAAACTCATTATTTGCAGAGGCCATTACATCATATTCAATATGATCATCTCCCCAATATTCAGTTTTATATTCTATAGTTTTGTTGTCGATCGATAAAACTGTGGCTCGATGCTCCAAAAGCTTCAAGGAAAGGGAAATTTTTTTCGTTTCATACCAGTGAAAAAAATCTTCCATTTCACATCCAAAAAACTTTGCAGCCCTTTCTAAAGAACAATATTCAAATGGTATAATTTTGAGTTCCATACGCCACCTCGCATCCTCTAAATATTGGGGACTATGCCAGCCAGTAGAGGTGTACTGGTTTTCGGGGATCAGCCTAGGCATAGCCTTATTTTCTTGAGGTCTACTATAAATCACCACTGTATACTCGTCCAGCATTCCCCCTTGCCAATTCACGACATTACTTCACATTTTCACATCAAATTCGGGTGAGCAATTTTAGCTTATCGATTACTGATTTAGGGTTATTTAGCTGAGAAAAAGCCAGGTTTTCGGGAGATAACGCGATTAGGGTCGGTTCAAATGGCCTAAAGTCGGTTCAGGGTCGGTTCAAAAAATGAATTAATTAACTTATAAATCAACAAACTAAAATATTGAACCGACTGAACCTACTGAACCGACCCTTTTTTATTCCTCACGGAAGAATTTTATCCAAAACTAATCTTTTGACTGACGTTCCAGGCTATCCATATAGTCGGCATACCACTGAAGCATTTCTCGACGACCATCCAGATACTGGGCGTGATTGTAGGTGCCACGAATGCTGTTTTTATCCACGTGTGCCAGCTGTGTTTCTATCCACGCAGTATTAAACCCCTGCTCATGCAAAATGGTACTCATAGTGTGACGGAAACCATGACCAGTGGCTTTACCATGATAACCAATACGTTTTATGACCTGATTAATACTGGCTTCGCTCATTGGCTTTAAGCTGTCATTACGACCGGGGAATACCAGTTTAAATCGCCCAGTAATCTCATGTAATTGACGCAGTAATGCCAAAACTTGCTCTGATAAGGGAACCAAGTGAGGACGACGCATTTTCATTCTGGCGGTGGGAACTTCCCAGACGGCTTTGTCCAAGTCAAATTCTAGCCACTCAGCAGCCCGTAGTTCAGTTGTACGAACACCGGTAAGCATAAGGAGCCGTGTTGCTATTCGAGTGACTGTACTGCCGCTATAGGCGTTGAGAGCGTTAAGGTATGCGGGAAGCTCGTTAGCTAAGAGGTGGGGGTAATGCGTATGCTTCTGAACAGCCAGAGCGCCAGCTAGTTCACTTGCTGGATTGTTCTCTGCTCTGCCAGTTACGATTGCATAACGGAAAGTTTGGCTGCATGCCTGACGGATCTTACGCATTTTATCGAGGACGCCACGCTTTTCTAACTTGCGTAGGGTTTCGAGAATTTCTAGAGGTTTGATTTCGGCAATTGGACGTTTGCCAACGTAAGGGAATATGTCTTTTTCGAACGACTCCATTAAATCATCAGCATAACCTTTGGACCAATTGGGCCTTTTGTAGGCATGCCATTCTCTGGCTAGAGCTTCAAACGTGTTATCAATGCTGACTTTTCTGGTTTGTTTTTCTACTTTCTTTTCTTCACCAGGGTCGCCGCCCACTGCAAGTATACGCTTTGCCTCATCTCTTTTTGCTCTGGCTTCAGCAAGAGTGATATCAGGATAGACCCCAAATGCTAGCAATTTTTCTTTACCGGCGATCCGATACTTCAGCCGCCAACAACGTGAACCAGTAGTTTTTACTAACAAAAATAATCCACCTCCATCAGATAGCTTATAGGGCTTCTCTTTTGGCTTTGCAGTATCGACCTGTCGGGCGTTCAGTTTCATGTGGGGGTATCTCACTTCATTGAACCTAGACATACCCCCAATAGTACCCCCACTTTGTTGTTGATTGCAGTGGATGTAGGTAGACGTTGGGATGCTAGGAATTGTCAGAGAGGCTGATTATATAAGGGATTAGTAGACTTAGATAGACGTTAGAAGAGGTATAGATGGTACGCCCTACAGGGCTCGAACCTGTGACCTACGGCTTAGAAGAACGTCGTAGTATATATAACTCATTGTAAATACTGGCCTAATTTGCATTCACAAGCGACATTATGGCTAACAGTGACATACCAGTGACACTTCTTCGACACTATAGATGCGTCACTAATATGTCACCCCACCTCAATAGGCATCCCTGCCCACTCATCACTCCGGCGATACAGGCCACTCGATATCCGGCGCTAGAGAAGTATCAATATCATCCAGAGCTATCCGATATGCTTTCCATAACTTTAACTCCGCGTCCCGATCTTGCCCTGCTTCGATTCTATCTTTTAACGTCGATATTTTATTACTGGCTACCGAAATTAGTATTGTCTTAGTTTGTTCGGCACTCTTAATCGCTTCTTCTTTTTGATCTGGGGATAGTCCCATCACCCATTTACCCGCTGAATTAGCGTAACACTTATCGTTAGGGCGTTCCCCGTCTACCATTACTACCCAACCGTCGGGGATAGGATTGGGAAGCTCAAGAGGTAACCACATGCCATTTGTCCCAATAAATCCCAACACAATACTCATAATTAATCCTTAGTTGATACAACAAGCCTAAAAGGCGCTGTAGGTGTAGTTGCAGTAGTATTATGGGGATTGCCAGACTGATTTGACCGAAGCGATGCGGCATAGCTACCCGATTGAACAATAATATTTCCCGTCCCATTTATCTGGCTGGCACTTAGTCCCGTACCAGCACTCTCCGCACTGGCATATGCCCACCCAGTTTTACCCCAGATACCATTTATAAGAACCTGTGCTTCCACGCATATTGCTCTACCCGGGAACGGGTTTACATATTCTTTTCTAGTATTTACGGGGTATACATATGGGGCGGCTTGTGTTCCGTCTGGGTACAAAACAATATATTGGTTATGCGCCTCTAATGTTGTGACTCGAGTGGCCAACAATGTTATTTCAGTTGCTAACTCCAATGCATTTATTTGCCCTTCATTGATGGCCGCATCCAACTGTTGCTTAGTGACTGCTCCTTTCGGGTCAGTGGCGTCATTGGCTAGTATGACCGGCCCTGTAAATGTGCCGCCAGTGGTATGCATAAGTAAATCAGGATTGACGCTTGCGGCAAATTGTTCCGCTTCATCTCTGGCAGTAACTGCCCCATCTTTGCTTTGCGTAGCTATTGTTGCAGCCTCAGATGCAATCGATGCCGAATCTGTCGCCGCCGCAGCAGCATCGCTGGCTGTCGTAGCGGAACCAGAAGCCGATGTTGCAGAACCTTCCGCTGCCGTTTCTGCTGACTGGGCCGCTGTCTTTGCCGTTTCCGCCCCAGCCACCGCCTCTCCGGCGTTATCTATCAGCTCCCTGTTATCATCAAACCACGTTTTCGAGTCATTAACCCATGCAGTCAGATCGCTCAAAGATGGAATAACCACAGCGGAACCATCTGGCGCAATAATGGTGACATCGCCTGTACCAGTGGTTATATCCTGCCAGTCTTCTAATAACTTCTGATATAAAGCCAATTGCACGGCTGTTCTACGCGCCAAGTCAGACATTGAGTTTGATACAGTCGTAACAATTGCATATTCGGAGTTATCAATTGGTGATGCTATATTTCGGGTTATGCGGATTTTAGTATCGCTATCGACAGAAAGTATTTCATATATAACAACCTGCCCCGCACCGGGGACAAAAATCATTTGTCCCGAAGCAATGCCAAATATTGGATTATTCCATAGCGTACCTGTTCCGGTAATCACATTTGTCCCAGCTACGGACGTGACTGTACCTGACCTGTACCAAGCCATAATATTTTCCTAAATCAGTTTAAAAGTAAGAGTTGGCGTCTAAAACCGGCAGCCTTATAGGGCATATTCCGCTGGGCGCATCAATTGTGTTAGAGCTGTTTACATACGCTCCAGCGCCAGCGGTTATGCTTGAACCAGACATCCTCATTGCGGACCTGTACCACGCCCTGTAATTTCCACTCTGCACATTGCCCGCAGGAAGTCCGCCAGCGCTGGGCAGTGGTATCATTGGGCGAGCTATTCCGGTATAGCTTGAACCATCAGGTAGTCGAACGGTAACATCTGCGTCAACAGTTAAAAGTTGTTGCCAGTTTTGCTTATCAAGAATAAACCCACGCATTAAATATTGAACATCAATATTTAACTGAGCAGAAATCTCCATAATCATTTGAGCAGGGAAAGGTCGCCATGGCAGTCCTGCCATAGTTGGGCCGTCAAAGTTTCGTATCATTTTTATTTCAGTATTAGAAACAATTGAAATGACCGTAACTGTATAAACAACTTCTTGAATTTTAAACGTAAGTAAATCACCGATAATAACATCGGTTGTAAAAGTGGTTCCTGTACCTAATAATACGTCGGAACCATTTGTAACTGCTACTGTGCCGTTAGCCATGAGAGACTCCTGTTAAGCGGCCATCTGCTAAATGGCCGCTTATCCTATATTAATTAGTTGCACCAGAACCGATACAGTTTTTACCTGGCTGCTGGTCCACAGCATCTAACTGATAACAGAAAGTGGGTTTACATACATAACTATTACATTCTTTTTGAGCACATCCTGAAACAACGATTGCGATTAGAGCTATTAAAATATATTTCATATTATACCTTACTTGCTATAACAATGATTGCAGACAAATAACCAGAGTTCGAAGCACCAGAAAGGTTAGCACTAGCTCTGTAGTCTATTGTAGTAGTTTGACCTGCTGGTATTGTCTGTAAATGTGACGTAGCTCGATACTCTGTTGCAGAGCCATTCGATGATTGTGTTGTCCAGTTATATTTAAGAGCTCCGTTTACATATAAAGTAATTACAGAATTTGCACTATTGGACGTTTGGGTAGATGTTGAACTTGCCCATGATGCAATTATTGGAATTGCTAATGTTCTTGTAAACGGTTGTGCTGAAATAGTTAAAACTGAATTTGCCGCTACTGCATATGTTTTAGAAACATCACCTTGTAATCTTTCTACATAAACATCACCTTTAAAATATCCATCATTACTTTCTATTCTACCACTAAAAGTGCCCGCGGTGGCATAAACGGTACCGCGGACAGTGACGTCATTAAATTCAGCATTACCATCTTTATCTATTTTCCAACCCAGCATTCCCATAACATAATCATTGGACATAATATATTGTCCAATTTTTAAATTAGTCACTGAGCCGTCTTGAATAAAGGCATCATTAATAAATGTTTGTCCATTAACCACAGCCCATGGAGAGAATTTATTTCCCTCTGGTCCGCTTAATAAAATGAAACTATCAGCATTAAATCCAATTGAGGCTTTAGCTACTCCATTAATAAACTCGGCACCAATTACCATTCCAGCGCTGACAAACTGGCCGTTATAATTCAATCCCGCCCTTAAGCTGTATGTTGCACTTGCGCCATCAGCATCGACTACTGATGTCATTTTTTGGTCAATAGCTGCTGTCTGTCCTTCAAACGTTGCGGTAACTAATAGCTGATACTCAGCAAATGCTCTGGCTGCATCGGCCTGAGTGGTCCACAACTCGACAATCCCCGCTTTATTCTCTCCATATTGCGCCCATTGCTGGCGAATGCTGGAGTTATTAGCGTTTGCCGTTTCAAGAATACCTTCGGCGTTCATGAAATCATTGTTGAGCAGTTGCTGTCCTGCCATGGTGTTATTAATGAAATCATCGCCAATGAAGCCAATAAGTGACCCGACATCTGATGATGCCTTTCCTGAAACCTCAATAAAATCAGAAGCACCAAATGCGTTGCGCGTCCTGACATAAGCGTAATAAGTTGCATCAACCTTGAGTCCGTTCAGCGTCCATTGAGTTGATCGCCCTAAAAATTGAGCTTCATTCTCAATGTTTGCCAGGCTAGATGCTGGTATTTCTCCTGCCCACCAAAACTCAAATGTGGTGTCTGTTGTTGCTGTAATGTTCATTACTGGCACGACATCCGCAGAGAATATGCCTGGCGTCCATCGAACTGATGACGGCATTGGTGGAGCGCCAATGAGCAAGCTAACCTGTGTTTCAGCCCCCTTCATGCCGTTATCATTACGCCCACGAACCCCAAGAGAATACATCCCTGCCGGAATGCCAAAGAAGTCATAGCGGAACTGATCTGTTTCGTACTGCGCGAAAACTTTTCCATCCAGGGTATAAACCAACAACTCAAACACAAGCTTTCTGGTTGTAGTGGCTGTCTCCCACGAAGCGCTTACTTGAACAGTTTCACTGTTTGTATTGATTATCCGAAGGTTCTCGATATTTGGAACGCGATAGCCATTTAGTGTATCGGAAGGGACATCAAAAACGGCTCCTTCGTCAACGATGGCTTGCTTGTTGGGGTTATGCAACGTTGCAGATATGCTGTAGATAGAGCTATTTTCATCTTCAGAAACACCCATTATGCGAAACAACCGCGTAGATACTTCACTGGTTGAAATTGCAAACGTAGTGCCATCTCTAACCCATGCTGGAGCTACTTTCAGCGTGATAGCTGAACCATTAACTGAGGAAATTTCATACTTAGTGAATTTCGCGTTAGCGCCCATGATAGACATGGAGTCACCATTTCCGGCCAATGCCGACACATCTGCGTCAACATTGATCACCACACCGCTGTGGCTAACGATTCGACCGCCGAGCCTGGTTGCTGCTCTGTTGTTATCCATTAACTCAATGATGTCGCCTGGGATGAAACCGATAGCATCCCGCGCCATACGAAACGTTACTTTGTCCTTTTCAAGCTTGGCGCTTTCAACTAGCCATCTTGCCGTCCTACGGGCCTGACCGCGTGATGTACAGCCAAAGGCTTCAATTGTGGTCTCGTTGTATGCCCCACTGCTGCTGATCATCTCATCATCAGAGTAGTATTCCTTCACTTGCTCCCAGCCGTTATTTGGGTCAGTCCATGACACGACAACCGCGTTGTAACGCTCTGACCGCTTCATTGCGCTATAAGTGAATAGCCCATCAACGACGCTGGCATTCGTTACAACGGCTACCGGATCTTGTGGTCGGTCTATCATGATGGAAAAGCGCATGCCATCCCATAAGGCGATGCCGCGGAACATGCCTGCAATATCATCAAGTAGCTCACGCGCACTTTTCTGCTCGGTGATATATGCGTTCAAGGTAAAACGCGGTTCTTCGCCACCGAAACCATCTTCAACTTTTTGATCACAAAATTGGGATAATACATACAGACTGCCGTCATCAGCATCGATGTACCCAGCGCGACGAGCCAGCCCATAGCGCGTATTTTTAACCAACATACGGAATATCCACGCAGGGTTATTGGTCCATGCTGATTTGAAACCACCTAACCAAAGCCCGGTATATGTGCGGGTTATCGGGTCGTAATTGTCGGGGACATCAACAATTATGCCTCTTAAATGAGAAGTTCGATTTGGTGTGTCGGTGTACTGATCTCGGTCGATTACGGCGCCACAAACAGCGGTGTATGGGTAAGAAAGATTATCATCAATGATTTCAGTGTAGCTATTCCACATCGTGCCATTATTTAGAAGGTCACTTGTGCTATCTGGAGTAACGCGGCGCACGCGGATATCAAATGGCTTGGTCTCTGGGGCATCAATAACATGAGCTTCTAGATATTCGCCTGAAATCTTACCCGTTATTGTTACCGTTCTTGCCGGAGTAAATGCACCATTGCCAATCCTTGTCTCAATAATCATCGTTACTGAGGTGTTTTTTTGATTACCCTGCGTATCCTGTTCCACCAAAGCATTAACGCCCACATTAAGCCGGACGCGAGTCACGTTATTGTCAGTCACCGTGCGCACTAGTGGGGTAGCCTGTGTCACGTCTGTATTAACGATAGTGGTGGACTCAATAGCTGAAAAGCCATTGATAGGAAGTTGTGTCGCTGATCCAGGTCGCCAAGCAACACTCACCCCAGGAACGCTGACTACACCGGTGTTATTGGTAATTGGCGTTTTATTTAGTCTGAAGGAGGAAAGGTGCTCTTGATCCACCGGACCGTAAATCGGCCCCTCAGAAATAATATCCAGAACGCGATAGAACTGCTTTGACGTGAGGTTGTCATTAACTAGTGTTGGCGTACTTCCGCCACCGCCGCCTGAACTCATATTTTCACCTTAGCTAATAGAGATGTTCCAGTCTTTGTTATTGCTGGTATCAATGCCGAGCGAACCAACGTTCGACCCAACAACCATTTCGCCCAACAGCAATGGAACAGGCCGCCCCTGTCCAACTTTGTTCTCAGCGCTGGTGAATGAGTTATTCGTTATCGTGCCGTTTTGTGCAGACTCGGCAGACGTCTTGGTTTTCATGTTCGAAGTCATATAGAGCGAATAGGCCACAGAGGCCACGGTAACAGCGACCATGATCCACGCAGCAGCCACGGCTGTTATTGCCCCCTCAACAACAGGGACAAACAAGACTGTCGCGCCATCCCTTAAGTGCCGATCCATGTGAAAATTAAGCGTGTCATTGGAAACGTCATTGCCGTCAACCCGCATTCGAATTTTTGATTTATAGAAGTCACGTTTGAATTCAGGGCATTGGGCAAGAAGAAGGCGTAATCCCTGCGAGGGGGTATCAACCTTTAAAGTGATCTGACGGAAATGTCGTCGAAGATTCCCCGCAAATCTAAAGATGAGCATTGTTCATGTCTCCAGATTGAATGAGTAAGGCGCAGATAAGCTGGTCGTAGCTGTTCTCGACGGCTTAGGCGTCCGATATTTTCATGATGAAGGATGGTGTTATCACCGAGGTAAATCATGGCGTGGCAAGGGTCGGTTTCAGGAAATGCGCGACGGATAAGCACATCACCCGGCTGAATGTATTGCATCTCAATCGGATGAAATCTATTGGCCGGCATGTTTTTCAAGTAAAGGTTTTCGCCTCTAAGCCACCAACCGTTAGTACGTTCAAAATCAGGTAAGTCGATGCCGCACAGGTGATAGGCGTCACGAAATAGCGTGTAGCAATCCACGACCCCATGAATAAAAGTCCGTCCCAGCAAATGCGCCACTGGCCTAAATTTCCGTATCTTCCCACCGCTCGCTAGCCACCAATCGATACCGGTTGCCAGTTGGCCGGTTCGGTCTGCGCCAGACAGCACAAGTTTTAGCTCTGGGTGAGAATGAAAAACGGCGGTGATCTCTCCCGCCGCCTCAGCATTCAACCAATCATCATCGCTTATCCTGAAATGTCGCTCAGGTGTCGGATGGCTATTCCTACACCTAACCAGACTCCTTCCATCAACTATCAGGCCGCAAACCTCATCACCAGACGAGGCCGCGAACTCAAGGCATTCATTCTCAAGCATCATGACACCTTAGCTGATCCGGGGAAGCAGCCTATTGGTAGCGGTGAAGGTTTTGGATGGCGAAAACGGCACCCCGATGGATGTTTGGAGCACTTATCTTTTGATGGGTCAGATGTAGGATTATCTTTATCATCAGCAACAGGCGGCCCAGAGTATCCACAGCCATCACCGCGATATATCCACTGGCAAACGTCAGCCAGAATGGTTCGCGCGGGTATAATGGCATTATCGCAGTCAACCGGAGTGGCAAGGTTGTAAGTCACTGTCTCGAAAGTTTCCTCAACCATTTCTTCAATCACGTAGCGGGAAACAGCTTCCATTGTGGTGTCCGCATCTGGATTGCCACCAGGGAAATTAACCGCATCGAGATTTTTAACCAGAACCTGCCGCCGCGTTACGACCGCACCCAGTGCATCATCAAAGTCGCTGTTAATACCGGTGATTAGGCCTGTGATGTTGGCAACCTTCATTGTTGGCCGCGAGTAAGTCCCTTCTGACTTAACTTCAAACCCTTCAACCGCTATTGGATAAGCCGAATATTGCTGCCCTTTCCAGATAACATCACCGTAATAACCGTTGGTTCCAGAGTGAAAACGGATAACATCACCGCCAAATGACTGCAAATCAACCTCGAACAGGTCAATCATTGCGCCAACGCCAGCATCAACGCTCGCAATAATGAGTTCTGCTGGTATATCTCTCATATTTCACCTATAAAAAAGCCCACTAAATGTGGGCATTGGCGTGTTTATTGATCAACTCAATGGCGATTACCGGCTGATCTTCTATTGTGTAAGGTCAGCCCACCCTAGCCATGCGCGGCTTGAGTGTTATCTATCGGAGGAATGGCTGATTTACTCTGGGATAAGGATAAAAATGGAAAAGCCAAATAGTATTGTCGTGCAGTTAAGTGCCTTGGAGTCAGTTATTCGCTCACTGCTAGCTACTACAAATGAAAGTCAACTCAAGGAATTTCATTCCTATTTAACAAAGCTTTGGGATGATATTGAAAATTCGAATACTCACCCTCACATATCTGAGCAACTAAAACTATCTAAAGAAATGGCTATCAAGATGTCAGAGGCTGCATTAAGAGTGCATTCTCAATAATATTTGATGCGGCCTGAGATATGGCCGCGTTTTCTCGACGCTCAGACCGATAAAGTAAACCACCAGGACGGCACTGCTTTTTAATATTCTCCGTGATTGTTTTATTCATCATCTCCACGATATCTTTACGACCTTTCTGCTGATTTTTAATTTGTTCCAGTTCTGCTTCTACTACTGCTAAACGCTGTTCTAAAGTCATAACTCACTCCTGCCTTTCGGCGTTAATTAACGTGGTACTTGCTCAAACGTGCATGACAATTCAAATACTGGGCCGGTCTTTTTCATTGACCACGAACGGCAAACATAAAGCGCCCGGACTCCGGTATCTAATGGTGTCCAATAGAACGATTCAACCGCCATTTTCGCCTTAATGAATGCTTCTGCTTGCTTTGCTACATTCGGTTTATTGCATCGCCCGTCAGTTCCCATAAACGTCAGGGAATAGCTATCCATCAGCGGGTTAATACCTTTGATCTGCCGTTGTTCGTAACCATCGCCAAGTTTAACGACTGCTACATTTGGCGCGCGGGAAGTCGTGAAGCCTTTTTGTGGGCTCCATGTGAATGTTTCTGGCATGGGGTATTCCTACTTGCGAAGAAGCCCGTTAGGGCGCTGCTGGTCTTTAATGGTGTTAAGGCTAACTGTCTTCATCATTGCAGCCATTTTCTGCATTGTGGCGTCATCAATGCCGTTTGTAGTTTGAATGTTGAAATGAACTTCCTGCTGGACAACTGTACCAGCCCCACCACTCCCTCCCTGCATATCCTTATTGCTGATGACCTTTCCATTATCGCCGGGGATCATGTATTGCTTGCCGGTTCCAGCCTGGTATATCTCAGGTGCACCGCCCTCACCGACTCGATACATTGAACCTGCTGATACCGGGCCGCCGTTCTTACGAGCACCTCCGAAAAGCCCAATCATTGCCGGTATTGCCGCGGTCATCGCCGCCAATCCGAAGGTTGCAGCCGTTCCCATTGTCGCCACGCTTGTAGCTGCCGCCGCTGGGGCCATTGATGCGGTTATACTGGCACCTGTTGCTGCCGCACTTGTCACAGCGGTAGTGTTAGCAACTTGTCCCATAGCCATGTTTTTGACCTGCTGCATCCCCATTTGGACTAATGCACTAACGCCCTCTTGAATTATTGTTGCAGCAAGGTTCTTCATAGCCTCTTCTGCTGACTGAGTACCAGTCAGTAGCCCGGTCAGCATATTGGTTGTGCGCTGGCCTAAAGCATCGACGGAGCTGGCTAAATATTGGTTAGATTGGCTTTGGTTCCTCCAGATTTCCCATTGAGCATCCAGACGAGCTTGTTCGTATTGGGTGTTGGCGGCATTCATTAACGCCAATCCGTTAGCTGTTATCACTCCCTTTTGCGTTTCAAATTGTTGAATTAGCGCCAACTTCTGGGCATGCTCATTCGCCAGTGCTTGAATAGGATCAATTTTGGCTAAATTTTCCTGCTGTGGTGTTACTACTGATTTAGCGTTTACCTCTGCTATCTTGCTCGCGTAAGCGCCATTAATCTCTAGCCGCCTCTGCTGATACATATTCTCGTCTATCAGCTTAAGGTCTAACTGGCGCTTGGCTTGAGCTAAGTCCTCATCGCGAATTCTAGTAAGGTTAGTGTTGGTTTCTAGTGCAAGAGCGGCACTCCTGTCTTTCTTCTGCCGCTCTATTTCAAAGATTTGTCCTGCTTGTTTTCTTGCTGCCTCAACTTGTTTCGGTGATGCGCCAGCACCCAACTCTTGCACTGCTGCTAACTGAGCCGCTTCCTTGCTTAACCCCTTAGCCTGCAATTCAGCAACTGCCATTTCATTGCTTAAATCTTGCAATGATTTAACCCGGCGTTTCTCTGCTGCTTCGGCGGCGGTTTCTTCCTTTGTGGCAGCAGCCGTTTCCTTTTTCAGCGCAGCCTGTGCAGCTTGCTTATCATAGGCAACTCCAGCCTGTTCGCGGCCAATTCTGATAGTATTATCATCAGCATTAATGGCTCGAAGTTCTTGCTCTGTTTTGAGTTGGGCGCGCTTACGTAAGTCTGTTTCAGCAAGTAATTCATTTTGCTGATACAGGTCATCTAAAACTTTCTGTGCTTTTGGGTCTCGTTGAATAGATAGGCTAGTTGAGTTAAATCTCTCTTTGGCCCCGCTTGCGACGTTAATTGCTTGGCCTAGCTTATTCATCATGCCAGCGACAACGCCAGCCTCCTGTCCATCTCTCTTTAAGAGATCAATGCCTTGAAGCAAGGTTCCGTTTAATGTTGCATGCCCAATATTTACAGCACTTTGTGTTTTATCTACTCTATTTTGTGAAATTGAAAGTTCATTAGCTGCAATCGCAAGCCTATCTTGAGCACTAGTTAATGCTTCAGCAGCTTGTCGTCCCGTTGTTGTATTTAACCCGTAATCTTTTATTACTTTAGTGTAATTACTGACGCTATAAGCAGCGTTGTCATAGGCTTCTTGGGCCTCTGCCAATGATTTATTTAATATTGGCATTGATGAATTGAGTTTTGCTATTTCAGCACCAAGCTGAACGTTACTCATCTCTTTCATTTTTCCGACTAAAGCAGATACTCCGTCAGCAAGTTCATTAGCCTCTTTCTTGGCTTCCTGTGCTTTTTGGTAGAAATAGAATATTGCCCCGGCCGCTAATGTAGCCGCTCCGACAGGACCACCGACTAACGACAAAGCACCACGCAACAAGCCACCAGATATAGATGCCGCAGAGGCTGCTGCTGCCGCTTGTTTTTGAGCCAAGACATTAGCAGCAAGCGCCCGATTATAGTTACCAGTAGCAGTTGCTGCCTCAAGGCGAGCAGCCGATAACCTTACTTCTGCTGCTGTCGAGTTTGTAGCGTTGAATGCACTCGCCTTTTGCATCTGCGCGAGTGTTATCTCCTCAATTGCTCTGGCTTTCGCTGACTGAGCCGCAATAAGGTTAGCTGCTGACTGATTGGCTGCGGCCTGCGCTGAAAGGTTGTCAGCCAATGCTGCTTGACGCGCTGAAGATGCTTTTTGCACCTGAGCCGCTGATGCTAATGTTAGCGCTCCGACGTAGCGAGACCCAACCACCGTTGCAACAATCCCGATAATTAATGACATGGCGTCTAAATTTTCACTCAGACTAACAACTACTCCATTGAATGCAGAGACGGATGATTTAACGGTAGTTGAACTACCTACGAACTGAGTAATGTTGTTGCTTGCAATAGTCATAGACTGACTCATTGTCATCATCGTATTAGCGAATTCTTTCTCGACAGTTGGGGCCATGTCGCGGAAGGCTTTAAGTAATACATCGGTAGTTAACTTGCCTTCAGCCGCCATTGCGCGTAATTGCCCAATACTGACACCGAGAGAATCCGATAATCCCTTCATTAATGCCGGGGCTTGCTCACTCATTGAGTTGAATTCTTGCCCACGTAAAACACCAGAAGCTAATGCCTGCGATAGCTGAACCAATGCGCCCTCTGACTCGGCGGCTGTTGCTCCAGAGATAGTCATTGCTTTAGAGATAGTGGTGGTTATTTGTCCCAGTTCTTTGCCGCTAACTCCGGCATCACGCATAGCCCTTTCCATACGTGAATATAAAGTTGCTATCCCATCAAGGCTAGAGCGGCTTTCCTGCGCAATATCGAATACCCGCTGGTTTACATCAGCCAGTGTTTCGCCTGTTTTAATGGAGTTCACTAATTTGTTATTAAGTACAGTCCATGCCTCTGCATAGGATGCGACTTGCTGGACTGATAAAGCAGTGGTTAATGCTCCTGCAACCTTGCTTAATGAAAACATGGACTTTTCAGCGCGATCAACAGATTTAGTAGTGGAGTCGAACTTCCCCTCCATCTGATCAAGGCGGCTATTTACTTGCTGCTGAGATGTAATCAGCTTGCCAAGTTCCATCTCTACCTGATAAACAATATTCCCTAGCTGTTGTTCACCCGCCATTTTTCGGTAACCTCGCCTTTTCTTGAGCAATTAAACGTTCCTGGATGCGATCATCTGCATCCATGATTTCATCGTATTCTTCGCGGGTGAATCCTTTATCTTCTGGGTATTTAGCCTTGAGCAGCAACTGAAACTCGGTCATTGTTAACTGTTCGGCTTCGTCGCGGGTCATATTGAAATGAATTCTTGCCGAGTTGATGTAATCCATTGCGTTAAATTCGGAACTGTATTCGTTCTTTCCTTCATTTTTTTGCAGCTTCCTTACTTTTGCTTTACCGATAACTCCGTGTTCAATTAATTCTCTAGCAATAGTAATAACGACTTCTTTTGATACTTTACCTGGGCGATAAACAATGCAATTTCGCCACCCTTTAAACTCACCTATAAGCTCCGTTACTGGCCTATCACAGCAAGCCTCGATAACCCTTATAGCGGCAGAAAGAATGTGATCAGAGCATTGCTTGATAGCCTTACGTGGTATTAACGATGCTGGCAGGTTGGCATTTATTGCCGGAGTCAAAACCTGATTTAATTCAGAACCGTTCAACACTGCGTATGTTTCGACAATCTCAGTCGCTGCACCTATTTTTGTCATGTTCTTTAATGATGGACGGAAGAAATAATCCTGCCGCCGCTCTGTGTCAGACAGGAGCATTTCGCCAATATCAAGCATCGGTGTCATAGTTAATCTCGAGATTTAGGCAATAAAAAACCCCGCATTAGCGAGGCTTATAAAGTACGTTTCAACAACATGCGCTTATTGGCAGAGTTCCGCCCATTTAGCATTAAATGATGAAGAACTATCATCTATAAATGCCACCCCATCAATAGAAACATACCGCTTATTCCCAGCAAAAGCCCCTAGGCTATTCTTAGCGTTAACTAACCCACAAACAGATCTGTCCTTTCCAATTCTATCATCAGAAAATTTTGCTGATGATGAATCTTTAAGTTGTGATTTAACAGTATTCTGAGAATTATATACGCTTAGTACCCTTTCGTTTTCTTTCTTTTGTTCATACTTTTTTGCTCTATCTATTAATTCTTTATTTTCTTTTGCAGCATCATATTCCTCACCGAAGATCGGTGTAACTGAGTTAACCCATAAAATACTAAATACGCAGACCAATATGACGCCCACGCATGAAATGGACACTCCAATTTTCTCTAGCCCAGATAAGCAAAGTAAACTTAGTGGGATAATCCACAATAAAGATATTGGCTCTCGAATAGCAAAGTAACATGCCACAAAAAAGACAATTATAGTTACTACTACCAATGCTCTATTCACATCCCTACCCCATCCATAACAGTTCGTTACATGATAGCAGGGGGATGGTGCAAGGCAACGCAAAATGGTGGGGCTAGAATGCAAAAACCCGCCGGAGCGGGTCTAATTTATAACTGATAATTACTTTGTCACCAAAGCTATCAACAAAGGAACCAGGATAGATGAAACTAATAGCCCGACCAGCCATTTCTGGTTTTCGTCCATTTTATCGATAATACGCCTTTCAATGCCGCCTACATTTTGATTTAGGCTTTTAAGTTCAGACTTTATTTCACTAAAGGTCTGTGTATTTCTTTCATCAATCGCCTCAAGGCGTGCAACCCTCTCTCTCATATCACCTCCAGATCCACCGCCACCATATCTTGGTAAGGCAACGACATTCAAAAAGTCATCCTTGTAATCATTGTTCACTTTTTTCACCCTCAAGCCATTGCAATACGGGCCAAACAGCCAAGTGGCTAGTGAAACCACAATTCTTACAAATTAAACGGTATTGGTAATGCATTAGCGATAGAGGTGGGCCGCCTGCATCAACTTTTATGAAGTCGACGTATGTAGCCGAGGACCTACCATCAGGCCCACTCTGCAATAACTGAGTTTGAGGTATAACAATATCTTCGCTACTGCATAGCAAACACTTTACAACAGGGACTCCTCGCTTATAGAGAAACTCAGATAAAAGTTCTGCGGTTACTTTTTCAAGCCTTCTCTGAAATCTGATCCGTAGCTCAGCTTGCCGACTTTCTTCATCTTGCATGATAGAAATCCATATATCGTTTTTCTAAATTTACCATGCAAAAATTAATGATTGTTACTGATCATTTGATCATCACACCTAATAGCCATCATCAAGAGCACCAGTAAGATGCTCTTTGTGATAATTACGCCGTGATAGTGATATTACTCGTTCCGGTTTTAGCGCCATCATTCGTGGTGAATGTGATTGTCGCAGTACCGACTGCAACGCGGGTAACCAGTCCAGTTGAGCTAACCGTTGCTTTGGTCGCATCAGAGCTTGTCCATACGCCAGTTTTATCAGTAGCGTCCGCAGGCAGGACAGTAGCGGTAAGTTGAACCGTTGCAGCGACCGCGCCGGTACTGGTTGCCGGAGCTACAGTTACACTAGCAACCGGGATCGCCGAGCCATCAACGAAAGTGACAGAATCGGCATCAGCAACTTTCCATTCACCGGAGTAAGTGGCGAAGTCAGATGAACCGAAGTCTGAACTCCATGATGTGGTATTAAAGTAGCCCATGATGTAAGTACCATCATCCACACCAAGAAAATCGAAGCGAACCCATAAGCCCGGCTGACGCCCAGCCTGCACTTCATCGAAAATGTATTTCGACATTTTAACCGGGCCAACTTCAGTTGATTTTGCTCGTTTACGCCATTCACCCTCGCCTGAAATGGTCAAGTCCATGTTAGTGACCAGGTTCTCTACCAGCCCCTTTGCGTCATCCGCGTCGGAAGAAATGGTATTCATCGAGTAGTCGAGGCCCTTTGTCGTCAACGCGCCCATGCGTTGCCAATCAGCCACTTCTGGTACTGTTTCAGGACAGCCAAAGGCCATCCGTAAAACGGCGACGCGACCAACCAGCTTGCCGTAATCATTTTGGCAACCTTGCATATTTTTTTACCTCTGTTAGTTCGGCTTAGTCGCCGTATTTAATTGCGAATTGAAGTCTGTAGACCAAGCGGCCTTCATTGGTTGTTACGGGTGATGGGATACTGCCGAGGTTTTCAATATAGCCAATGCAGTCATTCGGATTTGGATTGGCCTGAACGTGCGTGATTATTGCCTGTGCTGCGTTATCCGCCGCTTCATCCTCGTTAACTGCACCAATCACATCAACCAAGACATAAAACTCACTGCCAAGGTCATTGCGAATTGAGCTACCCCCATTAGGCCGGAAAACAATGAATTGTTCAGTCAACTTGCCAGTGTCACGCCATTTGAGCATTTGAGTAGTAAAGCTAGTAGTTAACCCAGACTCGACAAAGTAATCCCTGACGCGCCTGTGCATTGATGGAGTCATAGTTTCATTTCCTCCATAATTACCTTTTCAATGGCTTGCTTACTATCCGCGAAACCTTTGGTGAGAAACTCTTTCTCAGCCGTTGCCCTGCGGAACGTTTGTTTAACATTCGGGTCGTGGACATATATGGCGTAATTTGCCGAGTAGCCCACGCGCCCGGTCAGCCTAGAGCCATTCACGTTGATGTCACGAAACTGAGAATTGATAAGAGTTGATGTATCGATGGGGGTATAGAGCGCGGCTTGTGACGAGCCAATGATTAACGCCTTGGTGATTGCTCTGACAGCTTTCCGGCCTTGAATATCGCCTATCAGCCTGTCCAGATTGACCTTTGCCGCCCTGATGCCTTTAACCTTCGCGCCCATATCAGACTCCCGTGATAATTGCGAAGTCGTCCGCAATGCGCTCGAATGTGTCAGCGTAACGAATGATATGCTTCACCTCATCCGCGCCATCCACCTTGGTCGGGTCAGCCGCTACCGAATCGCCAATCAGGATGTAGTCACCCCGCTCAGCTTTGGCGTACTCAGTCCAGTGCGTGTTTTTGATAACGAACTCTAAACCGAGTCCACCCAACTTTGCGGTCGCATCACCGCCATAATCACACATGATCTGAATGGGAGGCAGCCAAGCCTGTTTACCATAATCATCTGGCGGCCCGTTCTTTTTCCATAACGTAGCGGTTGCCGTATAACTCCAGTTTGCGGCACTACTCATGATAGGTAATCCTCGTACTGATCTGGGCAACTGGGGTAATCAGGACATTTCTCACAATCAGGTTTTTCTTCCTGCTCTTCCTTTCCCATCAATTTCCCCTTACCGTCATAAATAGCCCAACAGGATTACCAACAGTAATTGGAAGCCCGCTAGTGCATCCAGACACATCCATAGCCGTTAATGAATCACGAAGCTGAGTCAGCCCTGCTTCTCCATATTCAAATGAACGTGAAGCTCCTGATGGCGCTGATTGTGACTTGATCTTTCTGGCACCAGACGAGGCAGCCATTAGCGCTATCGCATACAGCTTAATTAGCTGCTGAATACAATCGTCATAGCCTGCCTCGTCTAAGCAAGTATCGATTTTATCCACCTGGCAGATGATCAGATTCAGCACAACGTCCGGGATGGCATAGCCCAGTTCTGTCAGAAGTGATTTAACATCTGCGGGAGTGATCTGGGCTGCCATTGTTATTTCCCTTTTGTAGTTGCTGCTTTCAACGCGGCTTCGGCGGTATTTGCCCGATCGGTTTCGCTAGCCAGTTCATCGTCCTTTGCTTTCAACGCGGCTTCGGCAGCAACAAGTGCCGCTTTCAACTCGTCAATTTCAGGAGATGGCGTGGCAACCTCAAATTCGCGATTATCAGTGAATAAACGAACGTGAGAAACCAAAGAGGGATGTAGTTTTTGTAGTTCAACCACATCCCCCTCTTTTTGCCCGTCAATCCACGGTCGGGTAATAATGTACTTTTTCATTCCTTCTCCTTTAGCTCAGGTTGGCTGCGTAGAACACACCACCGCGACCATTAACATCGGCCTTGATTTGAATCCCCATCAATGCCCAGATCATGAAGTCGTAGTTTGCGTTTGGCATCAGACGCGGCACTGCAACAGTGGATACCGGTGCACCAACCAACGGGCTGATGTATTCGCGATTCTTCACGTAACCGAAGAATTCGTTACCCTTCATTTTGAATGTGGATCGGAAAGCTTTAATGCGGGAGAAGCGTAGAATTTCCTCACGCAGAGTGCCTTCTTTATAGTTACCAGATTGAGATAATGGCGCATCCAGACGGCGGCGAATCTCTGGGGAAATCCACAACACATCAACAGCATCGATGTAGTTGTCATCCAGAATTTTTGCGAAGTCCTGATTAAAGAACGCAATGATCTGGTCATTAGTTGCGGTAACCAGATTGATGTTGGCACCTGAAGCACCTAAATCGATTTTCTTGGTGTTACGGTGGTTACGAATACCCTGACCAACATAGCCGCCAGCCTTGGCACGTGAAGAGCCATCCAGCATATAGTCGGCAATATGACTGAATACCTTCACCATCTTGCGCGCCTGAGACTCAACAACTAAATCGATGTTTTCAGACTTGAGTCCAGTCCAGTGACGCCAGTTCACACCGAAACCAGCAGTAAAGGCAGGAACCGGATCGCCATCAGTGTCAAAATCGATATGGTCTTTGTACACAGGCGGCTGGGCATCCATAGAGATGGTTACTTCATCAGAGATATCCTGACCAACGGTGTACAGTTTCGCAGTTTTGCCAGGGTTAATCGGCGTTCCGATTGATTGCAGGTCAGTTAAGAACTCGCGGCCCTGGTCATTGTCGCGGATCTGGATGATTTGGTTATCCACTTCCTGCCAGAAGTCACGCGTCAGAATGCCCGCGGCATTTTTAACGTAAGCTTCGCTGTTCTGCATGCCGCCTTGGATCAGACCTTCAGTAATGTTGGCCTGTGCGTTTGCAGCAATGCGGCGTTCTTCTTGCAGCGCTCGGTACTGCGCCATATATGCGGCATTGTTGAAATGCCCATCTGCGTGGTTAAAAACTAACATTCATATCTCCTTAAGCAGCGCGAACGATGACGAGTTCAGCGGAAGCGCCAACGGTAAACTTCTCTTTCGAGTAAGCTACAATGTGATCGGTACCCACTACGCCGATACGCAGAACGCCAGTGGCGTCAACAGATAAAGGAGTATCGACATTCAGAGCGGCTGCTGCTTTCACCAGCATTGCAAACGATCGGCCAGTCTCGAAATAGTTGCCCACTCCAATATCACCAATCGCTACAGTTTCGGTCACTCGCTTACCTTGCAGATAATCAACGCCGATAGCATAAAGCTGGACACCCTCACCCGCGCCAGTAGTGACAAACTTGTCGAACTTGTCATCTGAACCGATAAAAGCCAGGCTGCCCGGCAATACTGCAACCTTCATTTGGCGGTTTTCTGTTTCTGCCGCGCCATCAATGTTAATGCGGTTATATCGAGCCATTTACGCCACCTTCCCCGGAATGTAATCAGCCATATCGTCCTGTGCGTCACCGTGGTTAAACGCACCATTTAGCCCAATAGTTGATTGTGTTTGAGCAAATAAACCATCCAGCGCTTCACCCGCTAGCGTATTAACTGCAGCATCTTCAAGCTTGAATTTAGCCTTCACTGCTGCTCGCTTGGTCGCCAGTTCTTTATCAGCATTGGCTGCTAACTGAGTTTTTAACCCGGAAAGCTCGTCGCTCAAGGGCTTTACTGCTGCATTTACTGCGGCAGTAATGGCATCAGTGTTGACAGTGGTGTCAGCAGGTTTAGCCATCAGTTGGTTGTAGGCATCCAGCAGCTCGGCCTCAGTTTTGCCGTCAGTCGGCTTTCCAGCAGCTTTCAGCGCATTGGTAATCATGTCTTTCATTGGATTTAATTCTCCGTTGGTTTTAACTTCGTCGTACTCGACTTTTTTAATGACTTCGGTTGGTTCGCCAACGAGTTGCGCTGTCTGCGACTCATCGATTAGGTAGGATTGTTTAAACTTCTTGGGACCGTCTTCGTAGATAAAATAATTGGGATAAATTGACTCAATCCAGCGACGAATATCGAATTCACGGCCAGCATTCAGCACATTGCTAATAGCTTCATAGATTTCACTGTGGGACAGTTGCGAGTTAGTACTGAAGTGAAACAGAACCTTGTTAAACCATCCTTCGCGGGTGCAATCGGTAGAATCAGCCAGGCTCACCGTTTCAATCTGAAGTTCTTCACCGGCAGCATTAACAAAAATCCCCACCCCCTCCCGCGGCGTTCCGGCTGGCGTCTCATGCAATAGAATTGCGCAGTGGTCATAGGCATGGTTACGGGCAATCCAGTTGTATTTTTTACCCTTCGATACTCCCTTTCCTGCAGAACGATTCAGATTCAGCCCGGTTGATACGCCGACTGGCTCAACCTCTTTTCCCGCTTTCATGTCGTCTAGTCGGTTAACGACCTCTTTACCCTTATCCGTAGCTTCGGCATAACGGCGGTTAACGCACATATCCATCAGTACGCGATCGCCGTCTTTACGAACGTTGCGAGCAAAAGCACCGATGTGATATTCGTTCACAGCCCGCACGTTACTCGCGCTGACGTATTGGCCCTCAATTTTCGGGTGCCCATACGGCATGGGTTTACCTTCAAGGCTCTGGTAGCCTTTGGAAATCTCGTCTGCCGGGTACAGTCCGCCATTGAGCACGATATCGTCGATAACCGGACAGACGTCCTTCACAACGATGTGCTCAACGCCATCAATGATTTCTGAGGTGATGTTTGAAGCGGAGTTGATGACCGACAGCACGTTTACGCAGATGCGTGACATGCTGAGTCCTCTTTATGGTTTAATCGGTGGTAGTGCTATGTCGTAATGCCTTCCGTTTCTTGCCACTGCTTACGCTCAACAACAAGTCGCTCAATTAAGTTGGGGTTAAGAAGCTTGCCGTTGTCATCGACAATCACTGGTATCTGGCTGCAATAGCACCGGTATTTGTTGCCATCAATGCTGTACCACTCCCGCACGTCAGCCACAGTCCGCAACCGACCATGCCAATATGCATGGTTCATTCGCGTTGTTGGTTTCAGCGCCGACAGATGCAGCAACATGGTATTCAGTCCAAGACGCTCTTTAGCCCACTCTGTTTCCGCCCATTGAGCCTGACGCAATGCGCCAACTTGCTCAGTCTGAGCAATGTTATCAGCCTTACTCATCGATACATCAAGACGCTTGCTGATTATGCTGGCAGTCTCTCGCGGGTTAATTCCTCGGCCTATAGCGTCAGCCAGAACGTTAGCTAAATCAGCGCGAGTGGTATCTGATAACCCTTTCCAGTCGCTATACACTGGTACGTAGGCCATCTGTATCTGATTAAGGTAAGGTGCGCTAAACAGCAATTGCGATAACGTGGTTTGCGCAGCATATACGGGTGACTGCGCCGCAAGGTTTGTGTAGGCATTTAATGTGCCGCGTTCAAATTCAGACGAGACATATGACATGGCCCAAATATTTTGACTATTCCCCTCAAGCAGATAATCGTCGAGTATCGTCTGCACAATCTCCAGCAGCGCTGCCAATCGCCTTGCGTCCATGTCGTAGATAAACTCTCCGGCATTGACGTAATAAAGCGATGGCAGCTCATCTGCTTCGTTATTGCAGATAATGGCGCTTGATTGAGAGTTATTGGTTTGAATGGTACCGGTTAGATAAATATCGAATTGCTGTCTGAGCGCTACTTTGATGTCGTAATACCGCTGGGCGATATCACTGCGCATCTTATTTACCTGGCGGCTGCTTTGAGTTGGGTCCGCCTTGTTTCGTGGTATCACCGGCAGGCCCGGACGTTTGTTTATCATCGGTCAACGGGTCTCCTATTGGTAGCGGTGGTAGCTCTATCTCGTACTCTGGCAAAGTTGGTAACTCAGCGGCGGCCCGGATTTCGTTCTCTTTAATAGCTGAACGCCCAAATGCGTTTTGTGTCTTAACCGCTACATCAGCCATCTTGTCAGCATCAGCAATTTTCTCTGCCTTGCTGGGCGCGAGTAAGTCAGACCATGAGATTGTAATCTCACCAGATGGTGGCTCATCAATAATGCCGACAGTCCAGAAACGAGCAAGAACAGTTTCAATCAGATCGGACAGGAAGCCATTACGGCGTGACATACGAGTTTTGGCCCAATCCTTCGCATCTTCAGACGATGCTCGCTCGCCCGTTTGCATACCCATTAGAACCTTGAAAGGCATTGGGATGGTTGAGCAAAATTCATTAACGAGAGTTCGCCACGTAGGTTCAGGATCGCCAGGCGTAACCGATAATACAGTCGCTTTACCTGACTGCATGAACGCGGCACTATCAGTGCTGTTATTTAGTCGCTTAACCTGCTCATCCAGACCATCAGCTAAACTATCAGGGGGGACGCCTAACGCTGCTGCTAGCGTCTTAAAGTTGGTATCTTTATCGAACTCGTAATTTAGTTGTCGGCTGGCGTTCTTCAGGAAGCCCTCAGCAGCCCCGCCAGATGTCTTTTCGATATCAAGCAGCTTATTGAAACCAGCTCTTAGTAGTGGAACTCCAGAGGTTAGCGTCCCATCCTCGGAACCTTCAGCCAGGATGATAACGCGATCAGGGTGAATATTGACTTGTCGAGATGGTGCTCCGCTATGCTGCCCTTCAACCGGTAATTCGGTGTAGGAATACATTTTAGGCTGCCCATAATTCTCGCTAAGCGGGTCAGTATCCCAGTCAGAAACATCAAGCTGCGACTCCCATACGGGAATTAGCCTAACGAGTGCTTTCTCCTTGAGTGATCCGATGGTGGTTGCCACTATCGGATCAGACCATTGAGCGTTATCGCGTAGCTGAATCAACAGGGCCGAATAGCGCCCAACAAGATTACGCCGGTCAGCATCTTTAATTTGCTTCCAGCAGCGTTTGAGTAGCTTCTTAGTTGCTTTATCCCATGGTGTTTCCCCCTTGGAATCTTGCGATTTTTCACCATCAAACACTTCGGGGTAATCTTCCCAGCAGCCTTCAACCATCCTCTTTATTGCTGCCCCAGCCACTGCATTACGCTCATAGGCGTTGTAATACTCATCAAAAGTCAGGTTCTCTGGATACCCAAACTCCTGATATATCCGAGTTCGCTTAGTATTTCCTGACTTACCGAAACTGAGGTTCATCATTCGGGCGCGTTCAATCGCTAGGCTGTTTACCGCCATGGACAACGCTTTAATATCAATATTATTGCTCACGTCATCCTCCGTCAGCGCTTACGCACCAACATGCCTTGAATGGATAATTTGTTTTTCGTTGCCACAGCAAAATAACGGAAACCGTCACCGGCATGTGATGTATGGTCATGAAGTGGCTTATCTTTCCAGCAGCCGCGCTTGTCATCCCACTCTTTACGGTAGCCTTCCAGATGAGTAATGCCTTCAGCACATTTCTCTTCATCGAAAACGCAAAGTGGCAATATTTCGCGAGCAGACTCAATGCCCGAATCAATGCTCAACTTCGGTACAACATTGAATTCGATACTGTAGGTTTCACCATCTACCTCATATCCTTCCGACGCTAACTGCCGGCGGGTCTTGCCATCACCAGAAAACTCACGGTTATCGATATCATGCGGTGCCCAGTGTTCACCGTATTCATAACCCCGCTCTTTCAGTACCTTCATGTAATGCCTAAGCCCTTCGCCGCTATTCTCGTAGTAGTCAATGATGTGATATTCACTACCAACCTCACGGACAAACCAAATTACCGTCGAATCACCCACACCTAAATCCCAGAACGTATGAACCGGCAGGTGTGAGTTATCAGGTAATTTGCAGATCCGCTTATTGGTATAGAGCCAGCGGAATTGTTTGGCGTAGTAAGCGCCTTCGACTGATTGCTGGAATGCTTCGGCGGGGATAGTTGGATATTCCCGCTTCATGTCATCGCCGAGCGTCTTTTCTTTGGCGTAGTACCAGGCTTTCTGGCGCTCGTTAAGATGAACGCAGTGCTTAGCTTCCATCTCAGCAAAGTAATCAACAAGGCGTTGCGGTAAAGCCTCAACCGGGTCGATTGCGTACTGCGGATTCTTCCACCATGAGAAGAAGAAAAACTTCCAGTCCAGCGGGGATAATTTCTTACCCTGCAACTGAGCTTTCTCAGCCGTCTGGCAGTAATCGAAAAAGTAACCAGCACGGCCTTCAGCAGTGCTTTCTATCGTAGCAAAGCAACCAGTCGATACTGCCTCAAACGCACCAGTGACAATCTCACGCGCTTTATCAGGATACTTGGCGCATATCTTGCCGAACTCTGAAACGTGCAGGTAACGCAGCGTGCCGCCACGGAATGAGGTGCTGACGTAGAGTGACCCGCCTTTGTTAAATACCAACTCGCCCGCGGAATCATTACTTGCCGGATTGGCTGCTTTGATTTCATCGGGCAACTTGTCGTAGGCGTATTTTACCTTTTCGCGAAACAGCCGCCTGGCGTCATTCAGTGTGTGGGCAATCAAGGCGCATTTAGCAGACTCAAACAGCGCGGCGTCCAACTGAATGATGCAAACCTCGGTCGTGAAGCCAAGTTGACGAGCTTTAAGAATAATATTTCGAGTGTGGATACTTTCGAAGTATTCGCGTTGCTCAGGAGTCATCCTGAAGCGGATTGGCTTGCCTTCTTTGTCGGTGATCCAGTAAAGGTTATTCAGCCGCCAGTCTTTATCTGCCAACAGCTTGAGGTGCTCAGGTTTCATTAAGCCCCCTGAGACAATGAATCCATTAGGTCGGAGAGTTTACTAACAACGTTGTCGCCTTTGTCGTCGCCGATATCGTAGGCTTGGCGCTCAAGGCCAATAAGGTTCTTCATAGCGTCGCTGAGTGCCTTAACTGCTTTGACTCGTTCAGGTAATGCGATTATCGACTGATAAACTTCATTCAGGCGGTCACGCCCATTCTCATCTGGCTGGAGCATTAATTCGCCTAATTTGCGAAGAGCCTCAATGTCTGCGCACTCAGCACCCAGCTCATCAAATAGGGCGTTGGTTATCTCTCTGGCTCGCCGGATGTCACCACGATGCTCCATACGGACGTTAGCAATGACCTCGGCGTTTGCCTCAATCAGTATCCGCTCAGATAAAGCCTTTCCGGTGGATACCTGCGTGGATACCTCGCGTTTGGATACCAGCGCATCAGCCTTGGCTTTTATCTTTGCCTTGAGGTCTCGCTCCCATCCGTCACGCTTTGCTCGCTTGTTAATAGCGCCGTGAGTAATGCCGTGTTGTGATGCTATTTCTCGGATAGACATCAAGCCAGCTCGGTACGCCGATTCGATGGCCTCCCAATCTGGTTTGGTCATTTGCTATTCCTTCGGCTGTTGAGCCTCTATATGGTTCATCATGAAGTTATTCACTTGCTTAGATAGCCAACCTGCCAGATAAGCGAGAGGCTCTTGATTATCTACTGATACGGTGATACCAACGAGCTCAAGCACTCTCCATGCGGCATGTACGCACTCATGGGTTAATGTCTCGCTGCAATAATCATCAAGTGTTCTGAAGGTTATAGCGATGTAGTCAATACCTTTTGAGCACTGAAGCACGCTTACCATGGCTGAGTAGTTAGTCGATATGCTTTCATAGCCGAGGAACTTATCGCCCGCTTCCTTTGTTGAGAAGATGATGACCCGCACGTCGTATAGTGGCACCTTCAGTTCTTTCGTCGCTTTCAGTGCCATAGTTCACCCTAATGATTGAGAGCCGTTGTGAAAGTGGCTCTCAATTTGTCTTTATTATCAACGGGCTCATTTTTGAGCCGGTCATGCGGCCTGATTATTCAACTGCCAAGATGCCCACAGTCCAGCTATCCACTGAATACCCTTCGTTGTGAATTTAGCCTGGGTAAATGCATGCCCGTTGTTAAGGTTTTCACCAGTCTTTACAGTGAATCGGCCTGCATCAATATGCGGAGCGCGAGGTGTCATCTTTCCACCAAGAACATACATAACATTCGAAGCAATCAGGAACGCCCTGAACTCTGGCTCTTTCGCCTTCAGTAGCTTGCAAGCCTCACGGAAGCCAAATGAACCGGATGCATTGACGTAGTTATCAACGAAATCAATCTTTGGAGCGGCAATAGCCAACTTGTTTTCTAGCTGAGCTTTCTGTTCGGCAAGGTCAGCAGCTAAGCGCAATGCTTCAGGTAGGGATTGAGGTATGCGAATGGGTTGATTTACAGCCTTTTCCAATTCTTGCCAGCGGTCTACTAGCTTGGCGGTAAATTCTGGTGATAGTTGGGCGACAATAATAATACTGTCTCGCTTCCCCTGCTCACCTTCAAAAACGTAAATAGACAATGGGCGTCCTGCTGTGGGCTTTTCCTCAAAATGAGGAGAAGCTATCACGCCCTTTTCAATCAGCGTTTCGATAGTTCGTTTAACATTGTCATGTCGCTTTTCTACCATCTCAGCGATTTCAATGCTGGTCATAGACATTACTTGATCATTAACTGGATATTGCATGGCGATTACCTTTTTAGAGATGAAGCCTGCCGAAATGGATAGCAGCCCGAAGAGACTCGCCAGTCATGCTGGGATCCACAGGCTTCATTCCTAAACAGGTTCTTCGGTGGGTTATTGCGCTTTCGGTGCGCGGGGTATTGCGGGTGTAAAAAAGGCCCAGTCGTTAAACTGAGCCTGATTTTTAGGATTTTGATAACTTACAACTAACTGTTTTATATAGTTTATTATTTACGACTCACTATTGGGAACAATCTCGTCTCGCTATGTGAGGAATAAACTATGATTATCATCGAAATTGGAATGAAAATTCCTGTAGTAGTCGGTATCGCTCTTTGGTGTTTAGGGCAAAACCACAAACCCATATATCACTTGATTCAATACTTCTTTCCACTCTGATTCGCGGCTTTGCCACTCCTCTCGGCGTTGCTACACCACTTACGGCTTACCCGTCAGCAAGATAATGATCAACCTCCAGTGGGGTTAAACAATTCTATTCTCTGGCACTTGTCGCCATTTCAACCAAATCTGTGAAGTCCAAGCACATGTCCAATCGGTGACCATGATCATCGACAAAGTTATAGCTCTTGAAGTGTTCAATTATCTCTTTGGCGCTTTTGCCACTTAAAGGAGATTTATCAATTGATTCGTCAACCTGTTTCATCTTCAAACCTTCATTCAGTTGGTTACGATAGTGCAAGTTCCACTTTGGAAATTGCTTTTCTAGGAGGTGGCGTCTATCAATATTCGAAAGTCCCTGCCTCCGTTCACACGTCATTAATGAACGCTCCGTCTAAGGGACAGTATTTTGATGTGAACATCAAAAAAGCTGGCTACCCTTACCGCAAAGTTGGGTGATTAATTCAGCGGGGCTGCTGTCCCCGCTTTTCTTCAATTTGCCGAATGCTCGCCTTATCTGCGTTGCACTGCTCTATCACCGTCAACAAGGTGTCATTCAGTAATAGGCTGTTACCCCAAGTTAATACCTCTTGGATTTTTGGAGGGGTGCAGTCAGAAAGTAAGCTTGCTGGTATCGGTACCTGTGGCACCTGAACGTATTTGATTTGCGTGTTTCCGCAAGAGGTCAGCAGCGGCAGCAGGAACAGGCTTATTAGTGCAATCGTCGCCTTTAATCGCTTCTCGAATGTAAACAACGCGAGCCTCACCCGCTTGAGCAATTTTCTGTTTGTCATTCTCGTTGGCCTTGGCGATATCGTTGATGATGTTAACCATGCGTACCTGGTTGCTGAGAATAAACCGGGCCTCGTCGCGTTCTTTAGCGGCCGCATCTGCCTTGTCGTGCCATTCATCAGCCTGGTTGTAATAGTGAAGTGATAAGCCAGCCAGAATGATGAGCAGTAGCGCAGGCAAGTAGGTGAATATGTTCTTTATCCCGCTAAACATAATTCCCTCTCTATCTCGCGTCGGTTCTGCAATCCCTTCCACGGTTTGCCACCGGCATATGTCCAGCGGCGTAACTCATCGCAAGCGCCTTTGATATCGCCAGTGTTGAGTTTTTTAAGTAGAGTGGATTTAGTGAATGCGCTCTGGCCAACGTTATAGGTGAATGAGTAGAGAGCGGCTTTCTGATATTTGCTCAGCGGGACTTTTACCGCGGCATCTACAGTACGTTGCGCTGGTGCCAGGTCTTTCTGCAATAAAGCGTCGCACTCAGCATCTGAATACTTTTTGTTGAGGATAATGTCTTTACCGGTGTGCCCATCGCATACCGTTAAAACATTTACGACATCGTAGTAAGCCACATGGTTGCGGCCCTCTAAACCATCGTCACCACCCAACAAAGCTCCGGCAATCGCCAGCGCCCCGGCAGCCGATACGCCAATTATCTTATTACGAAGAGCTGGACTCATTAGCCTTCTCCCGCAACTGGAATTCTTTACGCTTGTAATGCCAATTCACACCAAATGTGCCGACAGTACAGATAATGCCGATTAAAACAGCCCACTCATTTAATGACAGCGCGCCAAGCATCGTGGTTATACCGCCGAACCAGTAGGATGAGCCGCTTGAATATTTGTCCATTCTCATTTGTCTCCCCCTGCCAGTTGGCCTGGGCGTGTATATGCTGTTTTGGGGATAGCTCGCCGCCGTTTCCACTTTTCGCTAGAGGGTGTTTGCGGTTGATTGGTGTAGGCGGGAGCTAAATAAAAAAGGCCACCAAATTGGCAGCCTTAAAATAAGTTAACGCATTCGGCTGGATACTGTTTCACAACGATTGGATTAACCAATCCAGTACCCATGCGAATGTAGAAATGAAAAGGGGCTTTGAAGCAACGCAACCGGCAAGAAGCACGCTTCAAAGCACCTCCACCACAGCCATACAAAGAAGCCCCGGCGATTAACCGAGGCTTCTTTGTACTTGCGGCACCGACTTAAGACAGATACGGCACCTTACCTACTTATCATTGCTCATTTGCTCAAACGTGTCAACACTTTCTAAGCAACTTTCTGAATTTTACCTACACGTTTACGACTGTTCATCGCAGATAGCAGCGGTTGGTAAATCATAAAGACACTGGCCTCCAGTATTTCTTTAACTTCTCTGCGGCAGGTTGATAGCGATGGGCGCTTAAGTCGATTACCTCCACGTGTGGTTATCTTGCGGGGATTTGCACTCTTGTAGCTGTAGACTGATATTGCGTATTCAGTTGAATTGTTCACGTAGTAGCTCATCAATATCCCGAAGGCCTTTGCATCAATGTACATGACAGAATCTACGACCTGAGAAATCAACATTCCGTCATCGTCATTACACATCGGCCTATCTGGATATTTCTGTGGTTCTACTGTCGCCATGTACTGAGCTATAACGCTGCTCATGCGCTTCTCTAATCTTCCTGAGTAAACCCATGCGCCCCATAACTCAAGCCAGCCATTAATCCAGTCATGCTGAGGTTTTGTTAGTTTTAACTGAGTTACATTCAC